GCTGGTTTAAGATTAGTAGGTGATTATAGTGGCACGACTACTCCACTAGTAGATGTTGGATCTTATATTGGAGGAGCAGTTTCTCACGCTAACTGGAAAAGTTCATTAAAAGTTTTAAATAACTCTCAAGTTTCAATTGGTGGAGTAACCCCTCTTTCTCTTCTCGCAATTGGTGGAGCGGGTTCAACGACTGCTGCAAGCGGTATTACATTTGGCAATGATGCTCAAGCAAATCTTTATCGCGCCGCCGAAGATACCATTAAAACAGATGGATCTCTTAACGTCGCAGGATTAATTTATAATTCTAACTCTGCTTATTATTCTTCAGTCACTAAGACTGCTGCTGCTAACTGGGGCCAATACTCTATAATATTAGGAAATTCTAGTTATACATCTCAAACAGTCAAAGTTTTAGTAAATGGTGGAAATATTAGTTGGGCGGGATCATTTCTAGTTAGTTCTAATATATCTTATAGGCCAAATGAAATATGGTGTTCTGCAAAATTGCAAGAATTTGCTGTTTATGGTTGCAGCCCTGATGATGTCACATTATTAGTTTTATCTGATAATCCTGTTACTGGTTTTGGAGGCGTATCTTTAGTTTTAAAAACTAATGGTGCTGTAAATAATGGTCTCGGTACTGGTCTTGCTAATACTATTACAGTAACAGTAAATGGCCCTTCTCCTAGTGCGGTATCATTATCAAATTTCTGGGTTCAACCTTACACTTATCAAATCGCCACTTCCGCAAATACAAAACAGATATTTACAAATGAAGCGGGGAGAGTAGGAATTGGTACAGCTTTCCCAGTTCAAAAATTCCAAATCGATGGAACTGTTGGTAATCCTGCTTCTATTGCCGCAACTCAAAGTGGAATTTTCAGAATAAGCAATACTACAGACAACGCTGTCCTAGATTTTGGCATTAGAGCAGCAGGAAATGGTGCTTGGATTCAATCAACAGATGAAACTGCATTAAATTTTAATTATCCACTTTTATTAAATCCAAATGGTGCTAACGTAGGAATTGGCACCACTATTCCTTCTGGAGGTTTGCATATTAATAATGCTCAGGGAGCTTTTTCTGAAGTAGTAAGACTTCAAAGAAATGGTGGTGTTTTTTATTCTGTTGGTCTTGATACTAACTTTTTAAATATAGCTTATAATGGAAATGTAAATGCTAACAATGTCCTTGTACTTACAAATGGTGGTTATCTTGGAGTAGGAAATTTACAAAATGCTCTTTTTAATTTAGATATAGCTTCTACTCAAGGCAAAGGTATTCAATTAAGATTCGATACTGGCACTGGTTATCGCGCTCAAATTACTCCTTATTGGAATAGCAACACAGATACAAGAATTGATTTTGCTATAAATAGAGTAGCTAATGTTGCCGCTACTGTAATGATGTCAGTAGGTTATGACAATAATGTTGGAATAGGAACTACTGCTCCGGGGGCAAAATTAGACGTAGTTGGTACGATTAGACCTAGTTCTAATATCCTCTCTCACAAAACAGCTTCTTATACCACTTCTTATCCGGGTATTAGTTCTTTTGGCGCAGACGCTACTGATTCAGGCATAACTTATTATGATACTGGTAAGCTTGTCGCAAATACTCAATTTAGAGGCATTGTTTGGACTGGCAAGCATTATATTTTTACTGATCAAGCGAATTATCGTGCGTATTTTTATGATAATAATTTTGTTCAAATAACTAATGCTTATGGTTATTATTTCGTAACATTACCTCTTCCATCTGGATATGGCGCTCCTCATGGTGCTGCTTGGGATGGTAGATATTTATGGTGCGTAGTTTATACAGGTTCCGCAAGTAAAATAGTAGGTTATGATTTAGACACTACAACTCAAACAGCTACAATAATTGCGGAATCAGCGACTCTTGCTATTAATGCTACTTACGATGTTGAATATGCAGATGGTCATTTATATTTAATTTATTCTGGAACATTGTATATTTATAAATGGAATGGCTCTTCTATTGATTTAGTTTCAACGTATGTAGGGGCGGCGGGGACTATATCTGCGCAAGCTATTACTTATGATGGTTCTTATTTATGGGCAACACAAAATGGTGCAAATATTTATAAAGTAGGATTAGATGGAACTCCGCTTGCTACTATAACTACTTTCCCGCCAAATATTACTGGTTGGGCTTGGAATGGAAGCAATATAGTCTGTTTTGATTTCAGTAATAGAAATATTTTTATAATCAATACTACCCGTCTAAGAATTGATACACAAAAGTTGGCATTGATGGGTGGCAATGTTGGAATAGGAGTAACAAATGCTTCATCTTTACTTAATGTAAGCGGTCCGGGAACATTAGGTTCAGTCTTTCAAGAAAAAATAACTAATGGGACAACTACTTTAGCATTAGGCACTAATGCGACAGCAGCCGAAGTTCAAAGCCAAGGAAGTGTACCTCTTTATTTAAATTATGGTGGAAATGATGTTTGTGTTGTACCAGTTGGTAATGGTAATGTTGGTATAGGTATAACAAATCCCGGAGACAAATTCCAAGTTAACTTAAATAGCGGCGAAAATATATTAGCTAATATTAGAAGCAATGGAGTTTCTGCTAATAATAAAGTAGGTTTTAAATTGAGTGAATTAGGGGTTGCTTTGGGAGAATTTTCTGCTGTAAGAGATGGAACTAGCTATCAAGTTAAATTACAAACTTTAAATAACCAACCTCTTTCTTTTGGTACAAGTGGTACTACAAGGATGGTTATTGATGGATCATTTGTCGGTATAGGTTCAACTACTCCTACTGCGCTATTGAATGTCCGCGCTTCTATTCCAGCGGGAATCGGCACTACTCCAGCAGGAACAAATGTGTTACTTGATTCTAATGCAAGTAATTACATAACATTCAGAAATTCTGCTGATAATGGAACATATGCAGGTTTAGTTTTCTTAGATAATAATGTTGGTGGATATGTCGCATTTGGAAATGCAGGAGCGGCTGTAGGTTCAGATAGTATGATATATGGTGCTTATCAAGATCATATATTTCAAAATAATTATGTAAATGAAAATCTTTATAACCGCCCCGAAACCATGCGTATTAAACAAAATGGTAGAGTCGGTATTGGTACAAATACCCCAACTACTTTATTATCTGTTGGTGGTTTAGGTTCTACAACGGCAGCTAGTGGTATAACATTTGGTGGAGACACTGAAGTGAATCTTTACCGTATTGGTGAAAATATTTTAAAAACAGATGGCAATTTCCAAATAGTTGGATCTCTAGAATTACGCGATATTCTTTATCACTATAGTAATATTAGATTCTTAAATAAAGCAGGGAGCAATTGGCTAACTTGGTTTACAAGAGATACTTCTGAGTCTGAAGCGGTAGCACGATTAGATTATATTAGATCTATTAATACTACTACCGCAGGAAATCTTGGAATAGGTACGACATTGCCTAGTGGTAAACTTCATGTCGTTTCTTCTGTTTCAAATGATACTGTATTTAGAGCGGATGGAACAAATGGTACGTTGTTTAGTGTTGTAGATGATTTGAGCGACTCTTTGATGTCCGTTAATAACTCTGCTGGTTTACCAGTGCTTGAAGTATTCGCAGACGATAGAATAGTAATGGGTCAATATGGCAGCGGCGACTTAGTAGTAAAAAATAACGAAGTAGGAATTGGCACAAATAATCCTATTAATAAATTATCTGTTATTGGTAACGCAAGTATAGGTTCAAATACTTATAATGTCGCTGCTCCTGCGAATGGATTAATCGTTGAGGGAAATTTAGGTATTGGCACAACTAATCCAGCTTCTAAATTACAAGTTAACGGTGAGATTCGTATCGCATCAAGTTCTTCTTTTTTCACTCATTTGAATTATTTAGATGGCGGTTCTAACATTATATCCTCTACTAATGGTGGATCAACATCTTTTAGAGGAAGCTCTAATAATCTTACTTCAATGGTTGTTTATGGTGATGGAACTGTAAGCACAAACTATAATACATATTTAGCTGTTACAAATGGCAACGTAGGCATAGGCGCGACAGCCGCTGCTCAAAAATTAGATGTTAGAGGATTCGTGGTATCTGATGCTAATAGTAATGCGGTAGCAGGAGGATTTTTCGTTGGAGGTTCGTCTCATGGAATGAGAAGAGAGGCTGGTTCAAATGACGTTCGTCTCCATACAAATGGCGGAGATCTAATATTTGGTGCTGCTGGATCTGGTTCTCAACAAGTTACATTAAAAAATGGTGGAAATTTTGGTATAAATATAACTACTCCCACCAGTAGATTACATGTTGTAGAAACTACTCCTACAGGTTCAAGAATACAATTAGGTTCAATTAGCACCAGTGCGTTAATGAATGCTAATTTGGTTAATGACTTCTTAATATTAACTGCTCCATTTAACGCTGTTCCAGCGTCTAATTCAAATAATAATGCAAAATGGGGTATAAAGATGGGTGGCGGCAGCGTTGATGCGCCAAATGCTCTTGAAAAATCTGCTTGTATATATGCTGTTTCAGAAGAAGACATCGGCGCTGGTGGAGCAGGAGCAGGTTATAATAGAAAAGTCGGTCTTGCATTGCATACTTCTCCATTTGATCTTCCTAACGTAGAAAGAGTTAGAATTAATAATTTAGGCAATGTTGGTATTGGTTTAACAAATCCAGCTTATAGATTGCAAGTCTCTGGTGGTGATGTTAGCATTGCTTCTGCAAACATTCTAAGATTTGGAACAGTCGCGGTATTAAACACTGCCTCTAGCGCTAACGATATATACGCAAACATAAGAGTTCTTAGAAATGAATCTACGGTCAATACAGATGGTATGTTCATTAATTATAACAGCAATGGTGCAACTGCGGCTCACTTAAGATTCTATGCTAATGGTACATCAGAAAGAATGCGCATTGACGCAAGCAATGGTTACGTTGGTGTTGGAACTACAGTTCCTGATACAAAGTTTGATGTTTATGATGATGTAAACGGAGGGAATATTTCTGCCGTTAGAAATGCTAATACAGGATCAAATGCTTTTGCTGCGTTAGTATTCCGTAGAAATAGTAACCTTAATGGATTGGTGATGTTCACTAATTCTTCTAATAGATCAACAGACGGCGGATTAGGAAACTCTACAATTAGGACAGACAATGGAAAACTCCTTTTGGGCGCTGGAGCAAGCACTTATCACTCATTAGAAACTAATGGTAACGTTGGAATTGGTTTAACTAATCCAGCCGCAGCAAGGCTTCATATTAAAGGCGATGGTACTGCTCCAGTTCTTAGAGTTGAAACTGCTCAACTTGTAGGAGCAGCAGGAGGTACGGCTGGTAAAACATTTGTTGGATGGATGCCAATTCAAACTGGCGCGGCCAATCCCGGAGATACAGTATTTATACCACTATACAAATAAAATTTTATGGAAGAAATTGAATACAAAATATACAAATACGAGTTATGCCCAGTTGATAGTCCTGACAGAATTATTGTTGGGTTTTTATTAACTGACACAACTAATAATAAGTCTTTAAACATAGAAGAGGTGGCTACTTTATTGGAATGCACAGGAAAAGACCAAGAAGAGGTGTGCCAATTAGTTTATGAAAAAGTTAAAGACCGAATTGAAGTCCTAAAACAAAAACTATTGAGTAAAAGAGATTCAGTAGTAGGTAAAGTATTCTTACCCTCAAATTAACAATATAATAATAGTGTAAAACTTATTATGTCCGTTCAACACGCCAACAGAGGAATAGTAAAAAAAGATTTACAGTTGTACTATAACCGAGAATTTTTAAAGAGTTTTCGTGGTGAGCCTACAACTAATTTAATTTTTGCTGATTATGACTCTTTTGAAAACGCTGTAAGTACTTATTATCCAGCAAATGCTACAGCAGCTAGATCTACTGCATTTTCTTATTTTGGAGATTACTCTTTAAGAGCGTCTAGAAATAGTACTGGCGCTGATGCAATGTTAGACATGGAATCAATCATTCCTGTTAGAGGTTCAACTGTATATACTTATAGTTGTTATGTATATGTAGAGAGTATGCCTGCTGGAGTTTCTTTAGATGTATTACGACCCGTGCAATATGGGTCTGATATTGGATATATAACAGAAAATGGTGGCGGAGCGATAACTCAAGCAGATGTTGGAAAATGGAAAAGAGTTACTCATACTTTTACAACACAGTCTAATACTTTTTTCGTTGTTTGTAGAATAAATTTTGCAGGAATTAATACTGTAGGTACTACTTATTATATTGATGGTAGGCAATTGGAGCAGAAATCTTATGCTACTCCATTTGTAAGAAGTTATCAACTTAAAAATAACGACATTGTTCCTCGTAGAGAAAAAGATATTAATTGGTTTAAATCATATGGAACATCTGGCGAAGGATCTGGCGCGAACAATAACGTAACGTTTGCTATTAATGGAACTGGAACGTTTACAAGACTTGGTTATAATCAAATATTTGGAGATTACATAATAAAACAAAATGACATCGTTTATAGGTACGACTTGGGAACAAATGGTTGTCATTATCATGGAAATACTGTCAATATAAAATCTGGAGAATATGCCGTTTTCTCATGCGATTATTTTATTAGTTCAGATGCTGTTGATCCCGGAGTAAATGGAAATAATGCTACTCTTTTAGTGCTTGAAAATTATGGAGGAAATGCACCGGCAGGTACTTTAAGTGTTCCTGACTTGACTAAAGGGGTTTGGAGAACTGTAACTCTAACCAGTGCTGTTGCAGGAGCAGGAGGCGGAACATTGGCAGTGTTTTTATATCCCGGATTTTGTAATCCAAGTAGATTTGCTACAAGCGGATACCTGTTAATGAAAAATCCGACATTAACAATAAATACATTAAAAAAACCAGCCGCTTTTAAATACCCCGGTAATTCATTTACTGCAAATTTAGCAAACGTAACTCAATCTGTTTCTGGAGAATCAAGATTTACAAAAAATACAGCAGGAAATAGCTGGGTAAATGCTAGAATTTATAGCACAGAATCATATACAACTCCATGCTATGTAAGTTTCTATGCAAGCCAAACAAATTTGGCGGCGATGATATCTTTAAACACAAACCCAGTAATTAAAGGTATTCAATATACAACATTAGATTATGCTTGGTATATAACAGACACTGCCACGGCAGTTGTGTTTGAAAGCGGTACTGGTATTGGTGCTTCAATAGCTTACACTTCTTCAACACTTTTTGAGATCATATACGATGGAATAAACGTTAGTTATTTTGTAGATGGAGTTCTAACAAGGTCAGTCAGAAGAACTTCAACTAGTCCTTTGTATCTTGATAGTAGTTTTTATCATAACAACGTACAAGTTTACAATTTAGCATTTGGACCATACGAAACAGGAACTGCTTCTGGTGGAGCAGGAATAGTAGATTTAAGTGGAAATAATAACAATTCAAATATATCAAATATACTTTATAGTTCTAGCGGTTATACTTTTACTCCTGCAAATAAGAGTTTTATAAATACAAATATAATCACATTACCTAGCAATACACAATTAACAATTGATGTATGGACAAAACCAAATAGTACAACAACGCAAACTAGTTTGGTATCTAAATGGGGGTCTAGTGCTGATTTTAACTTTTGTTTCTTATTATTTTTTAATTGGTTTGCTCAAGGAAGTATTTATTTCTTGGTGGGCAGCGCAAATGGTGATGGTTATAGTACACATTCTATACCTCATAGCCTTTCAACTTCATCATATATCAATTATACAGTTGTATATGATAATGGTAATGTTTCTTGGTATAGAAATGGAGTCTTTATTCAAACAGACACTAATGGCAACAAGCCTCTACGCTCAGTAACAACACCAATTGCGATAGGCGCAGATTTTGATGGGGCTGCTGGTGGAGTTTTAACAAGAAGTTACGATGGAGAAATTCCTAATGTAAAAATATATAGCCGATCATTGACCTCTTCAGAAGTATTACAAAATTTCAATGCAACCCGTGCAACATATGGATTATAAAATATGAGTACAGTAAATAATGGACCGCAAATAGTTAGAAATGGATTGGTTTTAGATTTAGATGCTTCTTATATGAGAAGTTATAGTCCAAATGTAATGCCAAATCCAACTGATATTTTTGCATGGGCTGGAGTTAATGCTGCAAATGCGGCAACTCTTTCTAGAGATACAACGATGACTAGGCAGTATGGATCTATTCCAATGAAAATGGCAGTTACGGGAAACGATCCATTCACCAATACAATTAACTATGGTCCCGGCGCGTTATCTACTTGGAATTTAGCTCCAGCAGCCAATGGTCAAACTTGGACAATAAGTGTTTATGTAAAAGCTAGTGTAGCTACTACTGGAGAATTATTTCTAATACCCGCAGATTCTAATGGAGTGGCTATCACTAGTTATTATGGAGCAATATCAATATCTACTTCATGGACAAGGGTTTCATTTACCGCTACAATATCAGCGGCAACAACAGCTTTCATCCAAGGTCGATTGGATGGACCAAATTCAGGTGGTGCAGGTATTAATATTTGGTGGGATGGAATGCAAGTAGAAAGAGCTTCTAGTGCTACGACTTTTAATCCTTATTATATTGGTAATACTATTTGGAGAGATGTAAGCGGTAACAATAGATCTGGAACATTAACTAATGGTCCATTATTAAATGCTTCTAATTATGGAAGTATTGCGTTTGATGGTTCGGATGATTATATAACTAGTGTTGGTTCTTCTATAGTTCCTACATCAACTGCTCCCTATACAGTAAGTGTATGGTGTTATCGAAATTCTAATAATTTAAGTTATAGAGAATTATTATCTCAATGGACAAATGCAAATTCTGGTAATTCTTTTTATTTTGGATTTGAGAATAGTAATGTAAGATTTACTGATAATTGGACTCCTGTTACAGTGGCTGGCGCAGGTAATACAAACGTTTGGATGAATTTAGTTGGAGTATACACTGTATCAAATGCTTATATTTATTTAAATGGAGTATTAGTCGCTACAAAAGGATCTGGCTTCACTTATACAGGAACTGGTCCGCTTATCATTGGTAGACAAGGAGAATTAAATGGAGAATATTTTGATGGTAGGATAGCTAATGTATTAATATATAATACTGCATTATCCGCACAACAAATTATGCAAAATTTCCAAGCAGATAAATCAAGATTCGGATTATAATTTAAAACTATATGGCATTACAATATTCTCCTCGCCTAATAACAGATGGTTTAGTGATGTGTTTAGATTCATCACAAAATAAATCATATCCAACTACAGATTTGCCTGTAAAAAATGGATTACTGCTTTGGCTTGATGCTTCAGATGATTCAACTTTTAGTTATAGTTCTGGAACAGAAGTAAGTCAATGGCGTGATAAAAGTGGAAACAATTTTCACGCAAATCAGTCAAATTCTTCATATCAACCTTCAAGAAGTTCAATAATTAATAGCAGAAAAGGTGTGAATTTTAATGCAGGTAATCTTGATAATTTAATTATATCATCAGGAATATCTCTCCCAACTGATGCAAGTATTTTTATAATTTATAAACCGGCAACACAAGTTTATAATTATGCAGTTTTAATTGATAATTATCATGGTGGTGGAACCGCAGGTTTTGTAATACAAAGAGTTAATAATTTAAGTCAATTTTATTATGCAAATGGAAACGGATCTTCTTTCGTAGATGCTTCTGCTAGTCCTTGGACTTATACTGATAATGTTATCCAATTATTATCATTAAATAAATCTGGTGCGAATGCAACTCCTTATATAAGCGGGACTGCGCAGACTACAAGAACTGTTTATGCTAATACTGCACAGGTTACTACTGCTTTAGCTATAGGATATTGGGGCCACGGTGGTGGAAGATATTATAACGGCGATATGTGCGAGATACTTATTTTCAATAGAGCATTAAACTCTACTGAGATGAAACAAGTCCACACATATCTTGGGCAAAAATGGGGTATTTTTAATACAGATAGATGCGTATTTGATTTGAGTGGTAATGGTTTTGATTTTGTTTTTAATGGGGCAAATCCAAGATATAACGCTAAAGCATTTGTTTCTAATTTTAATACTAGCACTCCTTATGCTATAAGTTCATTTGGTGGTCAAAATTTAACAAGTACAATTTTAAATTTAATATACAGAGACCACACAGTAGAAGTAGCAGTAAATCCAAAAGGTTTTCGAAGCGTTTATACTTATGATAATGCATTAACAACACAAACAGTACAAGCAATAGTTTTATGGACAGGACAACATAGCGGATTATACTTTGCTGGAACAGATTTATGGTATGTTTATTGGAATAGCGCATCTACTGTTGTAGGCATATCTTGCAATGTTGCAAGTTATCAAGATAAAATTATGCACATTACTGCTACTAGATCAGGAGATGTATTAAGTCTTTATATAAATGGAAATTTAGTTGCTGGTCCTACAACTGTAGCCGCGACAACTGCTCAAGTTGCTTATGCTCAAATGAATATTGGATCTGCTTATGTTGGAAATCCAACTACGCAAGGATATATCTGGCCTGCTCAACATGAATATTACTTAGTCAGAATGTATCAAAGGGCTTTAAGTCAATCAGAAGTAGTGTCTAATTATCAATCTTTTAAAGCTAGATTTGATAACAACATAGCAAGAGAAAATTTAGTATTAGATTTAGACGCTGGCAATACGGATAGTTATGCTGGATCGGGAGCAACTTGGTATGATGTTAGTGGAAATGGATACAATGGTACTTTGATAGGATCTCCAGTTTATACTTCTAATAATAATGGTGGAATTATATTTGATTCAAATGCTAAGTATGGCACATTGCCTACAAGTGGACTTGCATTTGGAACTGGACAATTTGCAATTGAAGTTTGGGTATATTCTACAGCAGCAGTAACAAATAATATTATTTACGCTTCACAGTCATCAAATGTTGCTGGATTTATTGCTTTATATTATCCAAATGGATCTGGATTTGCTTTAACTGATTTTAACGCGGTAGGAGTAAGAACAACTACAACGCATCAAACTGCTGTATCGCAAAATGTTTGGTATCATGTCGTGGGAGTAAGAAATGCATCAAATCAATATATAGTCTATGTAAACGGAGTGGCATCTACTACTAATGCTACATCCAGTGCGACATTATCTGCTTCTGCCCCTCAAATAGCATCTAATCCAGCGACTACAGGAGAAAGATTTACTGGCACTATCGCAAGTTTAAGATTATATACAAAACAATTAACAGCCGCTCAAGTCTTGCAAAATTACAACGCTACAAAAGGAAGATTCGGATTATAAAGTGTAAAAAATATTAGAATAAATTAATTTTAGATTAAAATAAGAAAATGAATACAATATTTATCCCCGTTTACCCAAAGCCATCTGGCGCAAATGTGACGCAGCTTTGCGTTGACTTTAATGCATTTGATCCTCATGAAGGAGTGAAATTCTCTGTTGTGATGAAAAATCCAGCAGATCTAGTATTAGATAGGACTTATACTAATCTTGCAGGAGATGACTGGCAGGATTGGCCACCTGAGCAAACCGCTCAGGCTGATTATGATTATGTAAAAAATGTAGTATTAGAAAATTTAGGATACACTGAAGCTGTTGCTCCGTTTATTACTTCTCAACCAGTAGATCAAAAGGTTCTAGATGGACAAGCTGCTGAATTTTCCGTAGTGGCAAGTGGTGATTCTCCATTAACTTACCAGTGGACTAAAAATAATTTAGATGTTGAAGGAGCGAATTCTTCAATTTATTCTATAGCAAGCGTCGGAACTGGAGACTTGGGTTCTTATAATGTTAAGATTAATAATCCAGCAGGTTCAACTGTTAGCTCTAGTGTTTACTTGAGTTTGTTTCAGGCTCCAGTAATCACATCTCAACCTCAAAATCTTAATTTGAATGTTAGCGGATTTGGTTACTTGAACGTAGGAGTCATGGGTGATCAGCCTTTGTCTTTCCAATGGGATAAAGATGGTGAAATTATTCTAGCCGCCACTGGAAGTGCTTTCCAAATTGCTAACGCTCAAATCTCTGATTCAGGAAACTATTCTGTAACAGTTAGTAACGTTGCTGGATCTGTAAAGAGTGATGTGGCTATTGTAACTGTAAATGAGCCAACTCCTCCACCTCCTCCTCCACCAGTCCCAACTGGAGATAATGCTTAATTTTTAAAATATCTCTTCTCAAGCCCCGAAAGGGGCTTTTTTTGTGTAATAATGTGTATGAATTTAACAGGTACACAAGGAAACTCTTTTTATAAGAGACTTGTTGCCCGTGACTCTGATGGAGTTGTAATGAACTTATCGGGCTTCACGGCTTCTGGCTATGTAAGGGCAAGTTATGGGGCAGGGTATACAAACGACAATGTGTATGTACCAAGCTCTGGTATTTTATTAGACTTAAAGCCACAAATCATATCAGGAGCCGCAGGAGAAAGTTTTGTCAGCGGATATATCGATATCAGCATAGGTAGAACAGGAATGGCGGCTTTACCATCTAGTTACTTATTATACGATGTTCAAGTTTTCTCGGGAGAAGATTATGCTCGTACTGTTGAAGGTGGCTATTTTGTAATTAATCCAGAAATAACATACTAATATGAAAATCGTAGACATGGCTCAAGAACTCTATTTCGAATTAGGTCAACCAAGTGATCTATCAGTACCAGCCATTAGTTATTGGCTTAGGAGCAATATAGGTATTCTTAATAATAAACTGAACAAAGACATTATTATAGACGACGCTTCTTTGGAGCTTGTGCCCAATTTGGGAGAAACAGAGAAGTCTATTTATAAAAAGATCTATGAATGTTATTTCTACGATCTAAAAGTCAAGCAAACTTTAAATGCAATAAATGGAGATAGCTTGTTGGAAGTTACAGATGGCGGTGGAACTGTTCGCAGAATCAACCGAAACGAAACCAGTAAAATATACTTAGAAGCAAAGAAAAATTCACTTAATGAATTAACTGCGATGGTTAATGATTACAATATTAACGACGTTGGTCCTCTACAAGTTGCTGGCGACGATACCGTAGCTGGGTCTTATATTACCGATAAGTATTATTCAATCAGACCATTCAATAGAATTTAATTATGGCATCTTTACTAACAGACGCACAAAGACTTAGCTTTGGATCAAATTACAATGATCTTTTTGATACATTGTCTAGGGATATTGTCGTTTACAAAGAGCCTATTAAAAATATAACTTCTGTTAATGAAACTCCTGTCTTTGGTTATCCTACAGATCAATTGCCTGATAGTGTAACTTATACACCAGTCTCTGGAGTTTATAAAGCTAGAATATTTTATGGTAGTCCAGATGAAGACATTGTGTCTTTAAATTCTGAGATTAAAAATCCTAATACTACTGCAAGAATAAGAGTTCGCTTAGAAGCTAAAGATTACATTGAAAATGGTAAAACAGAAAGAATAACTTTCGACAATAAGTCTTGGAATGTGCAATATGGTTTTGTAGTTAAAAGGTATATTGATGAACCTTATTACGAGTACATGATGAAGGAAATAATGTAATGGCTACAATAAATAAGACAATTTTAAATAGAGAAGTCAAAAAACTTCTTTTCAGTAAAGATATTCAGAATTTAGCCTACCAAAGAGCCGAAAAAGAATTTCAAAGACTTAAAAATCAAACAATAAAAGAATTTGATCAGCACCCAGTTACTGTCGAATTAGAAATGGGAGCCGAAGGAAAGAATATCTCAAAAACTTTACCCGGAACAAAACCTGACTCTAATTTATTTTCATTTATTGGATTTGATCAAGACTCTCAGCCTACGCAGCAGGTAAGGCAAGCTTTAGAAGAAGAAATCCTACTAAATAGAACTCCCAAAACAAGAACTACAGAAACAGGTGTTCAATTCGAATTCCCTGTTTCAGTTCCTACATTAAAGTCAATAGAACAAAAAACTCCATTACCTTGGGAAGCTGGAAGAAGCTGGGTTAGAGGAATTGAAAGAGGTATTTCTGGATTGGGGTATTACTTGTCTGGAAAATTTAAATCTCCTGAGCCTAGCCGATCTGGCGGCGGTATTCAGGCAGATGACAAAGTTAGATCAGGCTCTTTCTCTACTGTAAAATACTTGAGTACAATACTAAAAAATCTAAAGGATAAACTCAAACAATGAAACCGCAATTTGACAATCAAATATCTTCATCATTTTTAATGTGGTTTGATCACACTCTATTATCCAAGGGTGAGGCTTACTATAATGTAACTACTACATTTCCCGCCAATTCTTCTTATGTGAATGGTTTTTATGCTTATAACGGACCTTATAAAGGATTAGTATATGACTCTTCAATTGCTGGAGCAACAGTAATGACGGGAGTTAGCATAAATGGCGCAAATTACAATTTAGGTCAAAGCCCTCTAAGTGGTATAAACTATTCAGAGGGGCAGATTTATTTAAGTTCTGGATCTCTTAATGTTTCTGGAACTTATTCGGTTAAAGAGTTTAACGTGTTGATGACATCTCAACCAGAAGAGGTGCTGCTATTTGAAACTCAATACGTTAGAAGAAATAAAACCCCTGCTGGATCTTTAAAGGATTCTTTAAAAGAAAATACAATAACTTACCCTGTAATTTTCATCAAAAATAATGGAAGCACAAATGATCCTTGGGCTTTCGGCGGAACAGACGAAACGAGAGTAGACTTTAGAGCCATTGTTATTGCTGATTCACAATATACATTAGATGCAGTTTGTTCATTATTTAGAGATAGAAATTACGACAACGTTCCTCTAATTGATCCAACATACAATCCATTTAATGTTTTAGGCAGCTTTAAGAGCGGGGTAGTTTTTAATTATAATAACATTACAAGCGGCAAAGACTACTGCATGATAGATAGGGTTTCCGTCTCAAAGGTCGCAGGTGTAAGAGATAGAGAGAACAATATTAATCCCGGTTCTTATTATGGACTAATTGATTTTGAATTAGTTAAATTTAGAGAGCCAAGACAAACATAAAATTATGGCGAAAACTAGAGTAATTTACCAAAACGAAGCATTATACGTTGGCCCTTCGCCAGCCATATCTGGTCACTATAAGTTCGTAACAGGAAGTAACGTAAACGTTCCTACTCAAAAATTAAATCAATTAGATCCTCTTGCTACAAGAACTTTAACTTCTGGAGCAGGTACTACCACAACTAATCTTGCTACTATGCAAGCAGGTTTGCTTCCAAATTTAGCTAATTTGGATCGTATACAAAGTATTAATTATAACTTTAATGTTGGCAGAAGAGATGTAAATCAATTTGGAAATTTGGCCGCAATAGACAAAATCATTATAGAGCAACCAGTAATAAATATTGATTTTAATTACTATCAAAACGGTCTTAAGAACGAAAAAGAATTAGGTTTCACTACAACTTCTTTGAAGAGAAGTGCTGCTGTAAATTTAACAGTTACTGTTTCTGGGCAATCCGAATTTGGAATTACTGAGGTTTCTATTGCCGATGGGGGTCAAGGCTATTTAAATTCGTTTACTTTAACATTACCTCAAGTAGGAGCGAATGTACCTCCCGTCCTTTCTTTTAATGTGGCGACTGGAGGTGTCTATGCAGGTCAAGCTACTGGCGTTTCAATAACTAATGGTGGATCAGGTGTTATTTATATTAATTCTTCTCAAGTAGCTTTTACAAATTCTTATACTAATGTTCCTGTCAATGTTGGTATTGGAGGAACAAGTAATGCTTCTACTTTCTCTCCAACTCTTGCAAATAACTATCCAGAAGGTACTTCTAGCATTATAGACGTAACTTGTTTAAGTGGAATACTCACAAAAGCAAGCGATGAAAGAAACTTGTTTGTAAGGACAGTCCCTCAAGGTAATGACGTAAGCGTTGCGACTACTGGGACATTAGATCAAGCTATTATTGCTTTTGGAAATTCAGTTATTACAAATTATGCCGTAAATGCAGCAGTAGGAGATATTCCAAACGTAGCGATTAGTAACGAAGCTAGAAACTTTTCTATCGTTACTGGAGCAAATGACTTTAAATCTAGTGCCGCTGGCAAACGTTATCCTTTGCCTTCAATAGACGAAGGCGGCACAAGAGTAAATGGAACTTATTCTCTTCCTGATTTCAATAGCAGATCAGATCTATCACAAAATATATCTGCATTTAGACCCGGAAGTATTGTACTTGATTTAAGTCCTTTTTATGCTTCTGGAGGATTAGGAATTGACACAAGATCTTCTTCTTTAAACGCTCAAAATTTCACTTTATCAATTGGTTTATCTAGAGAGTCTCTAAATAAACTTGGAAATACTTTTAATTTTGCTAAAGAAATAACTTTCCCAATTAATTACTCTTTTTCTGTAAATGTTTTAGTTTCAGAATTAGCAACTGGTAATTTAGTTGATGTAGTTTCTAGTAAAGATATCAAATTCAATACTTCAGTATCTTTTATTAAACCCGGAACTGAAGTTTCAAGTTATGGTAAGATAACTGGTGTAAGATATTTAATTAAATCAGCGCAGTTAGAATCTTTAGACTTTAGTTCCTCAATTGGAGCTAACAAAACAGCTACTTTAACCTTTGGAGGTCAAATGAGTTCTCCTCAAGATTCCACTAAAGGTGTATTTATGCAGGGAGATTATTGGATGCAAAGACAAGAAATCATATAATAATTTCTCAAAACAGAATAAAAAATGTAATAATAAAAAGAAATTTAAAGGATTAAAAATATGCCAAGAAATCGTGTAATTTACCAATCAGAAGCACTATTCAACACAAAAGACATTGTTGACGTAGCGGCTTCTACACCACCACAAACTGGAAATTTATATATTAACCAGTTTTCTCGCGTCCAATCTTGTAATTATAATTTCAATATTGCAAGAAGAGACGTTAACCAATTCGGCGATCTAGCTGCTATTGATCGTATTATTCTAGAGCAACCCACTGTAGGAGTTGATTTTACTTACTTGCTAACAGACATGGCTAATGAAAAAAATCTTGGCTTCTCAGTTATTGACGCTGGAATCACTGGCATCGTTAATATAACTAGTGCTGCTGCTACTCAATCTTGCTTGTCTGGAATTCTTACTAGTGGATTTGTCAATACTAAAAATTATTTTATCAGAACAGTTTCTGAAGGTAATGATGCTTCCTCTTTTGCTGGTGATACTGCTGCTAACCAAACAGTAGGAAGTACAATTGGATTAGGAAATGGTTTCTTAACTAATTATTCGATTAATGCCGCCGTAGGAGATTTCCCAACTACTTCTGTTAGTTTGGAGTGCTTAAACATGAATTTCAGCAATGGAAATTCAGGCGCAGCCCCCGGAGTCACTTCTGCTGGAAACGTTGCTGGAGGTGCTTTTATTCTACCTCAAGCTACAGGCAATCCTAATGGTGAAAATGCTTTAGGAAAAGTTGCTGCTCTTAGACACGGAGATATTTCCTTCTCTCTAACAAAGACTCAAGGTCAGTCTTATGGTGGTACAGATTTAACTACCTCTGCTGCTATTCAAAACTTCTCTATCTCAATGGGTCTAAACAGAACTCCATTGCAAAAGATCGGAAGCAGATACGCTTATTCAAGAGAAATTGATTTCCCAGTTACCGTAACTCTTTCTGTCACAGCTTTAGTACAAGATCTTACTACTGGTAACTTGGTTGATCTAGTAAATACAGACGGTCTTTATGACGCTGTTATTACTCTCGCTGCTCCTGCTACTGCTAATACAGATCTAATCGCCAGCGAGGGAGTTGGTTACGTTCTAAAGAGACTTAACTTGGATTCACAAGACTTCTCTTCTTCAATCGGAGCCAACAAGCAGGTTACATTGAACTTCTCTACTCAAGTCGGTTCTCCTCAACAAAATGATAGAGGACTATTCATGCTTGAGACCTTGCCTCTCCACTAATTAAATAAATATCAACTTCAAAGCCCCAGCCTAAAAACTGGGGCTTTTTTGTTTTTATGCGTGTAAAGATTATTAGGTAAAGGCATTTCAAAGGTATTATGGCTATGGATATAAAAATGAAAGAGTTTATTCTCTTTCAAAATCGGCGTAAAGTTATTAATCTATATAAAAACTTTTTAATCTTACTTGAAGATTTAAAAGAAGATGGTTATAATATCTCTGAAGATAAGTATCAAAGGCTAAGAAAAAAAGTTCTTGATTCTGGCAATGATACCATCAGACAGTTCGAAGAAGAACTAAATAATATAGATTTATAATGAAAACGATATACGAATTTGCAATAAATAAAGAAGGTGTTGTAAAAGAAACAGAAGAGTCTGTAAACGAGGCTGGTCAAAAAGTCACGATTACTAAAGACGTAACTACTCAGATTCCTCATAACTATTTTATCAAAAAGCCTACTAGAGCTTTGTTTGACGAAGCTGAATTGTTTTATGGCGTTAAGCTTTCTGAAGGAGTAAAAGCTGGTCTTCTTACTCGTACTCTACTAAATAAGAGATATGTTGATGATGGTGGAATTTTAGCAGATAGAACTAAAAACGCAGAAGCAGATGCTTATAAGGATTTGTATGATGCTCAAAACGAGTTGCAAAGACTTCTTGCTTTAGAAGAGAAAGATCGACCAGATTATTTTACAGCTAAAAAAGAAGAGCTAGAAACCAAGATTACTGTAATTAAAAACTCTCTAACAGAACTAGAGGTACAAAAAGAGTCGTTGTTTGACAATACCGCAGAAACAAGGGCGCGTAATAAAGTAATTACTTGGTGGATATTATTTTTGTCATACTATGAGAAAAACGGGGAGAAACAACCATTCTTTGGTGAAGGAGATTATGAAGCCCGAATGAACAGGTATGACGAAATCTTTGAATCAGAAGATCCTCATCTAGTAAAAGTAGCTAACGCTTTCATTTACTTTATTAGTTTCTGGTACGTCGGTAGAGCAAATTCGAAGGAGGACTTCGATGTGCTAAAGTTAGAACAAAAAATCTTTTAATTTCTTGCGTTAATTAATCCTAGCCCCTGCGAGAGCGGGGGCTTTTTAGTATATGGATCTAGAAGCTTTTAATAAAAATCTAAAATCTCTTTATTGGGATATAGTAACTGGGTCTTCTTCATTTAAATTAAATGGTAAGACTTACTATGTTAAGCATATGTCTCCAAAAGACGCAGGAACAATTGAAGTTCAAGAAAATTACTATTATAACAAAGCTAAATCCCAAGGTATTCCAACAAACGAAGAAAAGATAAAAGAGCTAATTAAAGAAAATATATACAACGAAAAAGACGATAAAAAGATAGAAAATAATAGACTTACTCTTGCGAATTTAATGAAAACTCGCCGCAAATTATACTTAACTAGAGACTTGGAGAATATTGATAGGCAGATGAAAGAGATAACTGAAGAAACTAATCGGTTACAGCAAAAGAAAGACGATCTCCTAGAAAACACTTGCGAGACTTATTCGGGCAAAAGAATGAATGAGTTTTATATTTATTATTCTGTATACCTTGATGAAAAATGCGAAAAACAGGCTTTTACATTAGAAGAATTTGAAGATATAGATCAAGTTGAGTTATTTAATTTAGTCGGTGCTTATTCTAAATGCGCCCAAAAGTTCAATAACCATAATATAAAAAGAATAGGAGTTAGCGGCTTTTTCCTTAATTATTTTTACTTAGCAGACGATAATCCATTCTTTTTCTTTGGTAAACCAGTTACTCATTTGACATTCTATCAGGTTGAATTGTTTGGATACGCTAGATACTTCAAAGACTTGATGAGCAAGTCTAGCGTCAAGCATCCTGATGAATATAATGATGATGTAGATAAGATTATTGATTGGTATGAGTCTAGTAGTAATCTTGAAAAACTGCATGAAGATAAAAATGCGGCTTCAGGCAAAGAAACCGCTGTCCAAGCCGTTTCTGTGATGGGAGCTACCAAGGAAGACCTAAAGAAATTAAAGCAAGACAATACTGGAGCCATCTCTCTAGATGAAGCCGCAAAGAAAAAAGGCGGCTCATTAAGTTTTGAAGATTTAATCAAATTACACGGCGTTTAAGTGTAATTATTCTTAGGTTTAAGGATATATGGCTACATCAGCAGGAAATATTCCCATTTCAGCGACATTTGCTGCCGCGCAACTTGAAAAAGATGTGTTGTCGGCGTTGAACCGTATCCAGAGCAAGAGTAATCTTTCTCTAAATACAAGAAATTTTTCTCAACCACTGGGTAAAATTACTGGTTTAGCTAATGAATTCCAAAAGTCTTTGGAAGCTTCAAATGCCCGTGTAGTCGCATTCGGAGCTTCTGCTGGTCTTATTTTTGCAGTTCAAAAGTCATTTTCCTCTTTAGTAAATACTACTATCGAAGTAGAAAAGTCTCTTACTGATATCAATGTAGTATTAAATACATCTTCTAAGGGTATCAAGCAATTTGGAGATCAGTTATTTAGTGTAGCAAAAAATACTGGATCGGCTTTTAAAGATGTAGCCAGTGCTGCAACAGAATTTTCAAGACAAGGTTTGGGATTAGAAGAGACATTAAAGAGAACAAGAGATGCTCTTATCTTAACTCGTCTTTCTGGTCTTGATGTCGTTTCTAGTACTGAGGCTCTTACTGCTGCTGTAAACTCATTTACAAAAGAAGCTCTCACTACAACTGATGTAGTAAATAAGTTAGCCGCCGTTGACGCTAAATTCGCAGTTAGTTCTAGAGACTTGTCCGAAGCTATTCAGCGTGTAGGTTCTTCAGCCAGCGAAGCTGGAGTTAGTTTTGATGAATTGTTAGGTATTGTTACTTCTGTTCAGCAAACAACTGCCCGTGGTGGTGCTGTAATCGGTAACGCTTTAAAGACTATTTTTACAAGAATAGAAAGACCTCAAGTTATCAGTGATTTGAAAGACTTTGGTATTGCTGTTACTGATATTTCAGGAAATGCTTTGCCAACGATTAAAGTTATTGAAAACTTGGCTCAGTCATTTCAAAATTTAAATCCTGTTATTAAATCTCAAGTTGCTGAACTTGTTGGTGGTGTTTATCAAATTAACATTTTAAAAGCGGCATTAGCAGACGTATCAAAACAAAATTCTGCATTCGCAGAAGCTACAAGAACTTCCTCTAAGGCAGCAGACGAAGCTATATTAAAGAATAAAGCATTAAACGAAAGCCTTTCTGCTTTACTTAATGAGACAACTATTAATTTCACAAAATTTGCTACCTCAATTGGAGAAGCAAGCGTTGGACCCGGAATTAGAAAAGTTTTAGGCTATATTAATTCAAGCTTAGAGTCTTACAATGAAAAAGACGCAGAGGGAGTTGGCGAAAAAATTGCGACTGGTGTATTAAGTGGCGTTACTAATTTTATAACTGGTCCCGGTTTAGGTATTGGAGCTTTTGCAATTGGAAAACTATTAGCTAACTTTACTAAATTCGCTGGAGATGCGACTAAAAATCTTTTGGGGCTAAATACTCTTGGAAGGCAACAAGCTGTTTTACAATCAGAAATTGGTAAAATTCTTTCTGATAATCCTGATCTAATTAAAGACATTATCTCTGGATCTAGAACCCGCTTGCAAGTAGAGCAGCAAATAAAACAAACTCTTATAGAGCAAGCTGCTTTATCGGAACAAATTAAAAATTCTTCTATTGATATAGGCGGTAGATTTTTAGCTTCAGGCTTAAGAGTTTCTGAAAAGAATACTATTGTTGGAAGAAGAAGCGCAGAAGGGTATATTCCAGCTAAACAGCAAGCCGCAGAGATGGTTGGAGCTATGCAAGGTGGTTATACTCCCGGTAGAGTAGTTGCTGCTCCAAAGTCAATTGGCGGAATAATGAATACTGCCGAAACAGTTAAATATATTCCCGGTTTCGCTCAACCTTATATTCTTCCTCCTCAAGGATCTCGCGCAGCAACTCAATTAGCTTCAAAATCCATGGCTAAAAATGGAATTAATCCTTACATGGCTAAAGGATTCATTCCTAATTTTGCTCCAAAACCTTTAACCAATCCTTCTTATGGAGATAATGATTGGTGGCTTGGGTCTGGTCTATCTGCTCCCGTTTCTCTTTCTCAAATTACAACTGGAACATCGGCAGCTTGGAGTCAAGATAAAGGTTTTTATAAAACTGATGGTTCTGCTTTTACTGCAAATGATTTAAATACATTTGTTAGAAGAGGAGCCACTTATGGAGATATTAGAAAATATGTTCCAGATAGTATTTTAAAAGATGATCCAAGATGGAAATCTGGAGCTATATCAGATTTAAATACCATAAGACGCGACTTTGCCCCCGGAAAGAAAATAGCAGGTCAAGAAAATATTAAAGAAGGAATTAGACAAGTTTACGAGCCTTACGTTCCTCCTGCTTCAATGCTTGTATTTGATTTAGATGCAAAAAATAAGGAACTATTTGCAGATGAAAAGACCGAAGAAATATTAACTAAGAGAAAAGAAGACGGAAGAGCTTTTAAGATTAAATCTTATGCTTTAAATTCGTCTTCTCAAAACGAAGAAAAAACTAATCTAATTACACAAACAGCAGATTTCTCTCGCAGAACAACAAAACAAATTGCTAATTATATTAGACCCGGAGAATATTCGGATGCTTCTGTTGATGAATTTTTTAATAAGGCAGGTAAAAATTATTCTGTTCTTGCTGGTACTATTTTTGAAGCTTCTACTAATTTAGCCGCTAATTACACAAGAGATCAATCTGGTGGTGGTGTTGGAGATTTTGACGTAATTGGGGGAAATATTGGAAATGTAAGACAGTTTTTCCCCGGATTTGGAGATCAATATGGAGATTATAAATTAAGAAATAATGATGATGCTGTAAGATCGTTTATTGGTAAAGTTAAGAAGAAATTCGGCCTACAAATGGCAGAGCATTTTAAGGCTCAAGAAAAAAAGGTAAGTCAGCTTAGTACTGGATTTTCAAAAGGTTTTATACCAAATTTTGCTCAAAAAGACTTTCAAACAGTAAATACCGCTAGACTAATGGGAATTAATTTAGCACAAATGGATATTAATCCCGAAACAGTATTTAGAGAGTCTTTGCAAAACGCTGTCGCTCACGGTCAATCAGGACAAGAAAAGGGAGTTTTCATTGGAGTAAGCGGATATGGAAAGCCAAATGAGTTTGCAATTAGTGATGTTGGTACTGGAATGTCTCCAGAAGATGTATTCACTAAATTTTTACCATATGCTCAAACAGGAAATGAAGGAGGTAATAAAGGATTATCTGGATTTGGAATGGGAAAAGCTTCTATTTTCATGGGTTCCAAGAAGTTCCTTCTTGATACTATAAAAGAAATAAATGGTAGAAAGATAAGAACAATTGTTTCTGGAACCCCAGAAGGATGGAATAATTTCATACAAAAGGGCAAAATAAGTTTAGATGAAACTCTTTTTAATCAACCAAGAGGTGATTTAAATTTTGATGGGTTAAAAATGTTTTGGAGAGAAGTCAATCCAGAAAAAAAGAATACTCCAATAATGGGAACCACTTTCGCTGCTTCTCCTTCTAAAGAGGGTTATATATCTTATGGAAGTTATTTAGAGAATAGAGCAGGAAAAGTAGCAGAACTTCCATTTAAATTTACTACTGCTTCTTCTGGTTTATTGAGGCAAACAATTAATACTAGAAATGAAGATCCTAGCTATAGAAAATATTATTTTTCTAAATTTGATCCTAGTAAATCTTCAGTACAAAGAACTTTAACGGCAGAAGGTGGAGAAGTAGATATATTGTTTGATCCTCAAGGAGATCCTCAAAAAACTTATGGATACGCTCAGATTCCCATGCTGTCAGAGGGAATGAAGTATGCTAACTATAAAGTAGAAGGAGTAGACTATATTCCTAAAAGTTTAATGTTTAATGTTAGGAGTAATGTTGGTGCAGGTGATCCAAATTATCCTTGGAATACTGACAGAACTGAGTTAAGAGGGCCATTAGGCAAAATGGCAAAATCTGCCGTACAGGATTTAGCTGCACAATTAAAACGCGCTCAAGAAGATAGCGTTAGGAATGTCCCTTCTTATCAAATGGGTTCTGGTCTTGAGCTTCTTGATGTTTCTTCTTCTTTGCCTAAAGGAACAATGGAGAGTATTGCTGGAAATCCTAAATTCCAAAATTTTGGTGCTGCTTTAAAAAGCGTTTTTGAACAAACAATTGGACAGGCTTCTGAGATTTTTGATCCAAGAATGGCTAATGCTTCGTTTAGAGGTTTAGCTGTTGGAGCTAATTGGATGGGTTTAAATACTGCTTCATCAAAAGAAGCAGGTACGAAATCTATAGTTGAACCATTTGCTCATGTAGAGACAGTTATAGATAGAATTAGAAAGATTTCTCAAGAAAAAGCTAAACAAGGAAAGAAAATAAAATCAGTTGGTAAATTTAGAGACATCTATTCTAGAGAAATATTAGATACTGTTTTTCATGAAGCCGCTCACCAAGTTAATAGAACAGAAGGAGAAGCTCATGCTAAATCAATGGCAAGCGTTTGGGCAGCTAACGCAGAGCAAGTAGGCTCTTATTTAAAAGAAATTCAAGGTTCACTAACTCCCGAGTTGATGAACTTCATTATCTCTACTTATAAGCAAAACAAATCTATAATTGATCAAGGCAAAGCTTCAAAGTTTAGAGATTTCGTATCTAATTATTCATCGGGTCATATTCCTAACTTTGCTAGAATGCAATTAGGAAAACCCGGATTTTTTGGAACATTTTCTGCATTAAGAGGAAATCTAGGAGTAAAACAATTCCCAGATAACAAATCATCTACAAAATCTAATGTAGCAAATGAATACTTAGCTTCACAAGAGCTTGGCCAGATGATTGGTGCAGAACAATTAAACCCAATTTTTGAAACTCCTAAGATTTATGGAGCATTGTCAAAAGCTATACAAAAGAGTGCTATTTATAAAGAGATTTTCTCTGGAAAAACAGCACAAGAAATTTCTGAAAATTTAGACGAATATACTGGAGAAAGAAGAGGATTTGTCCAACTCGCAGAAATCATAGCCGACAGAGCTACTTCTCAAATTAATGCAGGAGGTAGAATGGAGGCAGTTGACCTAACTCAAAACCTTGGCAATATGATGTATAATCAAGTAGCTGAAGGTATCTTGTCTAAGATTTCTAGAAGAAATTATGAGAAATTACTAAAGTCTATTGAATCAAAAGACAACAAAGATGCAGAAGCTCAAATTGACAGAATTTTAAGCTCTATCTTTACTAAGGGTGGTAAAGTTAGCATAGTTGATACAGGAATGTTTAATCTAGGAAGCGGCCTAGCTTCTAAGAGAAAATCTTCTTTAGGTAGTCTCGGATACGAAGATGATTTTAGATTTGCTTCAGGTTATATCCCTAATTTTAATCCAGTTATGGAGGCAATGAATAGAGAAATGTCTGCTGGATATTCTGCTTCTCAGGTTAGATTAGGTAGAAGCGATAAATTAAAGACTAGCTTCAATCCAATGGGATTGGGTGTTTATAATTCTACAGAAGGCTCTCTTAATAATGGAATTGGATTAGCAGAAAAAGCTGGAATAGATCCTAAGACAAAAGGAATGTCTGCAAGAGGACATATTCCTAATTTTGCTGAGTTTGGGGGCGCAGATGCTTTTATATTAATTGCTGCTTTTGGAACTCTTAGTACTGCTTTAAAAGAAGTTGCAGGAAGCCTTAGAACTTTAAAAGGTAGTTCTGATACTTTAATTAAATCAAATGCTTCTGCTGCCGCTTCTTATTCTCAACAGATAGGACAAATACCAAAAGACTTCAAAAAGAGTCAAAAAGCAATATCTGATGAGATTGAAAGAACATTTACAAATGTAAATAAAACAACTTTAAAACTTCAAGGCACTGCTACCGCTCCTTTAGTCGGGAAAACAACTAAAGATCCATTTGGTATTGTTACAAGCTCTCCTGTTGCTGCGTCTCCAGAACAAGTAGCTAGATTAGAAGAGCTAAGAAAACAACAATCTGAACTAAGAAAAAGAGCAAGAGAAGAATTATCTGCCGCTAGAGAGGGACGAAGACAAGCGCAAGAAAATATAAGACAGGCTCAAGCTCCTGTATTTTCAAGAGCAAGTTTTGCGTCTGGAGGGCAAGCAGATAGATACGTTAGAGGGCTTGGCACTCAAATTGGTTTAATTGGTAGTGTAGCTTCAAATATTGGTGGACAATTCATATCTCCAGAAAATAAAACAGGAAGAGCCGCAGCTTCTGGCTTAGGAGACATAGCTTCTTTTGCTGGCTTAGGGGCACAGTTTGGCCCTTACGGAGCAATAGCAGGAGTAATTTTAGGAGCTGGATCTGCTCTTATTAAATTAAAAGATGCCAAAGCTGAAGAGGCTATTGATAAAATTAATAAATCTTTGGGAGAGACAAAAGAAAGATCTGCTGAGTTTTCTGGTGCCGCTCAAAATTACTCTACTTCTTTAGAAGGTTTACAAAACGCTTTAAATGATCCTAAGACAAAGCCTGAAGCACTATTAAAGTTTCAAAATAATTTAACAGAAGCTTTAAATAGTATTCCTGAACAGTTCAGAAGTAAAGTGTTAGCCGCAGGGACGGAGATAAGTAAGGTTACTGAAGCTATTGGTGAAGTAAATAAAGAAATGGCCAATACGCAAAAGAATTTAGAGCGACAATTAGCTATCACGCAATTTATTGAAAAGCAATCTTCTTTTTTGGGTAGAAGTAGTTTAAAGCCAAAAGATCAAGAAGTGTTTAATAGATTATTCACCTCTTCTATTAGATCAGAAGATATAACTAAAAAATTTACTGGAGAAAATGCCGCAGCAGACTTTTCTAAATTTATTGATTCTTTAAAATCTCAAGCAATTATTTATAGTCAAGAGACTATTGGGCCTTATGGTTCCCGCATAGGCGCACAACCAATGGTTAATAAAGAGAGCGTAGAAAATATAAAAGCTCAGTTAAAACAGAATACAGTTATTCCTGAAGAAATAATTGATCAGCTTGACAAAGCTTTTGCTGAATTTGATACTGTAGCATTAAGTTCTTTATTCGACTCGCTCAAAAAAGCAGGAATAGACGTTTTTGATTTCGCCAAAAGATCGAAAAACCTTGGAGAAATTTTAGCAGAAAACACTAAGAGACTTAAAGAAAATGAAGAAGTTCTTAAATCTTTAAATTCTCAATACAATAGCATCAATCTTCAAATCTCTAATCAAATTGATATAGAAAAAAATCGCGCTCAAACTATTAGAGAGATAAATAAAATTCAAGCAGAAGGCGCGGTTTCAATCCAAAGAGCTAGAGTTAAAGGTCTTTTAGAATCAGCTACTCCATTTATTAGCGAGTCTTCAAAATCGGACATCCAAAATCAATTAGATCTAAATGAGATAACTTCTAGACAAAATTCTAAAATTCAAGAGGCTTCTAATAAACTTTTAGATTCTTTCTCAAATACGATAATTAAAAAATCAGAAGAAGCTAGATCAAAAGTTATTCCTGCTATTGAGGGTGCCAAGTCTGAAAATGCTATTCAACAAGAAAGAGCCGTCTTCCAAAATCAAATTCAGAAATTAACTCCTTTAATTGCTGAATCATTAAAACAAATAAATTCTGGTGGTAATATAGGAGATATACAAACAAATTTAATAAATAACATAAGAGGATTTTCTCAATTCAAGCCAGAAGAAAGAGATGTTCTTGTGCAAACTCTTGAAGTATCTTTTGGAGAGTTTCAAAATACTCTCGCCGAAATAAAAGCTCAAGGCGATATAGATATTCAAATTCAAGAAGCCCAAAGAGAATATCAAAAACAGTCTTTGGAGCTAAATCAAAGACTTTCTTTTGCTGGTGGCGCACAAGCTTTGAGTTCCACTGGTAAAGCGGGGGTTTCTGAACTTTTTGATAATATTTCTGAATTAGTTTCAGAATTTAGACAAACTAACGTTGCTGGAAATGCTGCTCAAAGGGGATCTAGTGCTTTTAAATTGCTTGATGTATTAACTAATCAATTACAATTAAATAGAAGCATTGGTCAACCAAGCGGATTCATTGGACCCAGTGCCAGTGGAAGTGCTTTTAATAATCAAGTGTCTTCTGATTTAAATCCTTTGGTAGGAACAGCTATTGCTGGCAGAGTGCAGCAAATAAGAGAAAGCGTAGATTTAGCTCGCAGAGTTACTGAAATTCAAATGGGTAAACCAACAGCCGGTACTGCTTTAGGAACGGCTTTTGACCAAGCAAAAGAAGGCGCAGTTAAAACTGCTTTAGATCAAATTACTTCTCAGTTTAAGTTAGAGAATATGGGGAACTATCTTGACGTATTACAACAAGAAGCTAGATTCTTAAATGACCTAACACAAGATCAAAATTCTATTTTAGAAAAAACATTGCCAACTACTATAAATGAGAACTTTAATAGAGTTATAACAGAACAAGTAGGCAGCAAATTAGATAGCTTAACTACTTCATTACAGGGAGTTATTAACAAATTAGGAGTTGCTACAAAAAGAAACGCTCTTGAATCCGAAATGTTTAATAAACTTCCTGCTGACACATCTCCAGCGAACAGAAAAGCAATTTTTGAAAGGATAAAGAATTCTGGTAATTTAAGACCTACTCCATTAACTGAAATAAAACCAGAAGATACGAAAGCAATTGAAGATATAAAGAAAAAAAATCAAGAAGAATTAGATAAATATCGTGAAGCTTTAGCCACAGTTCAAAAAGATAAAGAAACAATGAGCGGCGGCACTAGTTATGCTGGAGAAGAAGCTTTAAACTATATAAGAGAAATCAGATCAAAATATAATACAGATAATAAATCAGGCGAATTATCTGTAGCAGAAGTTGCATCAAAACAATTAAATATTAATGAGCTTCCAAAACAAAGGATTAATTACAAAGATATTTCTGGTACATATAAAGATTTTGTTGATAGATTAAACGCAGATTTTAAAACATCAATGGAAGAAGAGACTTTAAAGTCTATTAAATCTTTGTTTGATGAAATGTTAAGGTTAGACGCCGCTGATCCATTAATGTCTGTAAACAATAAATCGACCACTCCTTCTTTACAAGATATCATTGATAAATATGGTTTAGCAGATCAAGGCGGTGCTAAAAGAAATTTACCAACTCAATTAGCTCAAGGAAGAGCAAATCTAGATAGTATCAATAATTTGCTTTTGGCTAGATTAGAAAATGACAAACAGCTTGTCGATCTTAACGAAAAAGTAAATAACCTTTTAAAAGAAGATCTAAATGATACAAAGAAAAGAGAAGACCTAATTAAACTTCAGACTGAGCTAAGAAAGAAAACTTTAGAGCAAGAAGGTAAGGTCGCAGAAGAGTTGTATAATTTATATTACAAAGGTTCATTTGGAGAAACTTTCTTTAAGGATGAAAGAGCAGCTTTTGCTAACGCTAAAATCGAAAATGAAGCTCGTCAAGGAAGAGTAGATATTGGAGCCATAACAGAAAAGAATACTACTTACAATAGAGCCGATTTTGCTAGAGACACTGGTCAATTGATCGACACTTTCCAAACTGATTTCAAATCAGGTATTGCTAGTGCATTTGGTGAAGCTATCAAAGGAACTAAAACTCTTAAGGATGCATTTAGAGATATGTTCCAAGGCATCTTAAATAGAATGCTTGATAAGTCTTTAGAGATGGGAGTTGATGCTTTATTTGCTTTTGGTAAAGCTGCAACTGGCAGAAAAGATGGTGGATTAATCAGAGGTTATAATTCTGGAGGTATGGTTGTTGGTGGCTCTGGAATGAAAGATGATGTACCCGCTATGATGAGTGGCGGCGAATACGTTATCAAGAAGTCTTCTGTTAAAAAATACGGTTCTGATTATTTAAGAGCCTTGAATGGCGGACTTGTTCCCAAATATGCAGTAGGTGGGTTCTCAATGGGTCCATTACAAAATGAGTTCTTATATGATAATCCTGATCGTCCAACTTCTGGGGAGTTTGCTGTTGATTCTAGACTATCAGCCGCAGCTTTAACTGACGAGAATAATCCTCAAAATAGATTAAGACAAGATCGCTATGAAAAACTTGATCAGTATTTGCAAGACAGATCGCAGTATGAGAAAGACAAACAGCAAGCTATTAAAAATTACAAAAATCAAGTAAATAGCACTTTCTATTCAGGTTTAACTGCTGCTGCTGTTCAATTAGGTGCTGCTGGTCTTACGGTTGGAGCAGCTAATATGAGAACTAATGCAGCAACATCTGCTGCAAGAGGTCTAGAACCCGGAGGCAACTTAACTCAAGCTCAATTAAACGCTCAATATGCAAGAAATCTTAGGTCAAATGGCGGCTATATAGCTAGATTTGCTGGCGGTGGATCAACAGGTAAAGATAATATTCCTGCCTTGTTAATGGGCGGCGAATATGTCATGAACAAGAAAGCTGTAGATATGTACGGCAGAGACTTCATGAATCAATTGAATACTGGTACATTGCCTAAGTATGCCAGCGGAGGAATGGTTGGTACAAGTTATACAGCAGGTCAAAATACTCCTGAATCTAGCGTGACCGAACTAGTCGCTGCTCTTAATACATTGAATGAAAACCTTTCCAAGGGTAATGACATCACCCAAGCTGAGTCAGGTAAAATTTCTGCTGCTGGAGCAAATCAAGAATCTGGAATGTCTGTAGTTAATAACATTTCAATTAATGTTGCTCAAAGCGGCGAAGTCACTTCTGAAGCTAATGCTACCACTCAAAATGGTGGCTCCAATACTAATAAAGATCAGAACAATATTCAAAACAATGCTAAACTCGCTGAACTACTCAGAAGCAAAGTCGTTGAAGTATTGGTCGAGCAGAAGAGACCCGGAGGATTACTTTACGCCAGCAGATAATTCTTTAATCTTAGAATCTATAGTTAGTATAGCCTGATTATAGATTTGCTCTATATTGTTGTCTTTGGCTAATGGTAGATTAAGAAAAGGAGTCTTGTCTACCTTTACAATGAAGGCTTGATTCAGGTATTCCTTGCCCGTAGCCTTATTTAATGTAATGCGGTATCGTTTTATATAGACTTCTCCTGTAAGGAAGTCGTCTTTAATCTTTTCATTTAACATTACAAGAGTAGAAGCGTTTTCTCGCTTTACGTCCAATACAGAAAAAAACTTAAGAGCCTTCTTGTTGTCTTTACCCAAAATCAAGCTTACTTTTGCGCCTTTACCAGATCCGCCTTCTAATTCTGTTTCAGTAAAATTTTGAGTAAATTTTCCATTGTTAATTAAATGGAGTTCAGTAATACCGCCATCACTATTGACAGCTTTAATTTGAAGGACAGCTTTTTGGTTTTTATCTATGGACGATTCAAAGTAAGAATTTTTACCAATAGTTACATATTCATTTACTTTGTATCCAGATCCAGATTCAGTAATGTCATTAATTAATGCAGCATAGTAAAGAGCAAAATAGCAATCAATAGTGTCTCCATCTAAGATTAAATCTTTAATTGTGCCGCTAAATTTAATTAATGAACTTGATTCTACAGTAAAAGGCTTGCTGTAGTTAATGACGGCAGTTCGCACAACAGAGAACTTCTCTGGGTTGCCAATAATTTCTATTTCTTTACTGGGTTCTATTGTAGACCAGTTTGCTAGGTTGTTAGAATATATGTATTCGTCGCCAAAAGAAAATAATACATCCGTCATATGTTACATTATATTGCCAATCACTGCTTTTACAATAGGATGTTTTGCGCTTTCTGATTCATATCCACTTATTTTAATCTCTGGATCTGAAATATAACCACAACCTAATTTCTCCATTGTTAAAGAAAGTAGCTCTCCTTTTGAGCCTCTAACAGCATGAGCAGAAGCGGTTAAGCCGTAGTTGTATTCGGTTTCTTCAGGAGGAGAGATGGTGACGCAAGGAACAGGTTCTGAGCATCCATATCCGGGGTCAATAATTTGTATATCAACAATATTATGAAAGGCGTTAAACTTGTTTATCTTTTCGCAATCATGAATGTGTTGCATTTCAGTTCTACAAGAGAGTTCTCTTAGAAACTTTTTGTTATTTTTAATGACTTCTGTTTGTTTATTGTTGGGAGTCTCTAGAGAGATAATGAAGTCAATATCAAGCTTCTGCAATAAAGCATTCCTTTTTGCAGTCATTTCTTTAACTTTTTTATCAATGAGATTTTCTTTTTTCCATATAGAGTTTCCATCAGGAAGGAATTTTCTATGTTCTAATATGCTTTGGTCAATGTGTTTTTCTAAAGGTACAATGTAGTCTACAACTTCATACTCTATTCCTACAAGCTTTAGGCGATCTAAATTTTCCATCAAGTCGAGAGAAGATTGGAGGTATTTGTGACTGCCATTTATAAAATATACGATGTAATGTTTCATTTTAGTAAGTTATTACTACTGATAGTTCTAGTGCTTGGATATGGAAATTATATAATGGAAATAATCTATTGTTAGATCTTGCGGATAAATGTGCAAAAGCTAAGTTTTTAGCACTCTTGAATTTCCAGAAAGTTGGATTAGTTATTGATGCATTAGCAGAATAAGAAGAAGCGTTGGCATAATAATTTGCATAAGGAACATTTTTTAATGTAACCTTAATTATGTTATCGTCTCCCGGTATTATTTGCGTTTTATCTACTTCACTAGCTACAAAATCTTCTCCAATAAAGCAATATACCTTTATAGCTTTTGTTTTGTTGACGCTTCCAATTGTAAAGAAAATAGACAAAGATTCATTTTCTAATACTGGAACTCCAGCATAGAAAGAAGAATTTGCTATACCAAAATTAAACGAATTAGCTGTTTGCTGATTTATAGTATAAACAGTGAAATTGTTTGGTTCTGCATTTATCAACATTTGAACATTTTTAGTATTGACTCCAAGTTCAGAAAAGTTGTTTTCAGGAGTAACGTTTATAGCATTGAAAGATGAATTGAGTAATCCATCATTCAATAAACTATTAAAATTGCTTTTTGCATTTTCTTCAGTGTTTGAATTTGAGGCGTTTATAGGAATTAAATAAGTATTTGTATAATCAGGAATTAAACTCTTTATATTTCCAGTAAACGTGCTATTAGTTAATCTTGTTATAGAGATGTCGAAAAACTCTTCGTTTCCTTCGCCAAAAGAGCTATTTGTTATTTTAGCTTTAGACTTAAAAGCATTAGCTGTTTCTGATTCTACTGCTCTTAAAGAAACAGTATTTGCGTCAGGAACTAAAGCTCTTGTAAAAATTTTATTGCCATTTAAAACATAAGCTCTCTTGCCAGTGGGTATTTTCGGTGATAATGATGCATTTGGTATATTATCTCTATTTTGTAAAGAGAGTTTGTAATAAGCCATAGTGCCATCTGGATCTGAAGATAATACTCTATCATCTTTAGCTCCTGCTGCTAGGTTTGCGTTTGTAGTAGGCTTATAAATTACGCTCTTTCTAGAAATTGCATAAGCTGGTGAAGGGAGCGTATTTACGCTAGTATCAAATATATTTTCAGTTAGTACAGTTTTATTAATTGTAAAATGGAGATATCTAGTATCAGCATCTTTTAATACAGACTCTAGAGAGAAAGATAATGGAGTAGATGATTCTTGTTTTATAACAATTGGGTCACTAATTTGAGGGTAAATTTTACCTATGTTATTATCTTTATCAATGAAAGAAGAATAATAGTCTAAGATATTTCTTGCTGTTGCTGCATTTGAGTTAAACTGCCAAGCGAACATGAATGAATCTACAGCTATCAAATAAGCATTATATTGAGTAGAATCAAATCCCTTACCATTGTCATCGCTTAAGTCATTGAAATTAAATATAGATTGGTTATTTGGTATTGTTATAAAGTGAGAGTCAACGATTTCTTTTCCAGTATTATCGTTAACAGACAATGGGCTTCCATCAGGATTGTGATTTATTGAATTTTTTTCAAATTCAAATATATTTTCACTAGGCATTAGTAATAGATAAAAAGCGTTAATAAAAGAACTCGCTGTATCTTGCTGAATAGTAAATTTTAATCTGTTTGATCCTTGGCTTGTAACAATAGAGTAGGTCGCTCTTGTGTCTTTTAAAATTGCATTTAAAGATGTTTTTAAATCAGCATCTTGATTGTCGTAAGTTACTAGTAAAAATCCATCTACATTCTTAAAATCATTAGAAGTAGATTTCATTCCAACATCTGTAAATGTCATTTTATCAATTGCCAAAGAGAAGTTCCTATACTTAGCAAAAACATTTGAAGTTTTGTAGTTGTATATATTGTCACTAGTTTGATCTTCATCAAACGTTAAATAGTCTTCCCAGTTTGAAACATTAAGGTACTTGTTGTAAACAGTGCCGAAAGCGTCTTTTGTGTCTACTTTCTCTGGTATTATTGCTATTCTATAAGGGTAATCAAGATTGTTGAATTTATTTGGATTCTTTATGAATTGCAAGGGGATGTTGAACGATAAAGACTCTGGAGGTTTAACAGATTGAATTTGAGAAGGTGCTGTTGACTGAAAGTATTGTGCTTTCGTTAAATCAATTGGAGAGGTAAAAGCATAAACTTTATTATTCAAAGTGATAGATGAACTTGTATTTACATCGTCATAAGTAATCGCAACAACTGGAGAGACAAATAATTCATTTGAGTTTTGAGAATTTGAAGCTTCAACATAAGTTAATGGAGAGCTATTATTAATATTTGCTCCATAAATTCTTATAGAACCTTTGATGTTGCTCTTGTCTAGAACAGTGTTTACATAAGATTCATAAATATCGATTGGAACAAATTTAAAATCACTGGAGCTATTTGGGTTAAAGTCTGATCCATAAAAGGCTTTATTAAATATCTTGAAGCCTATTGTAGTGTCTTTTACAGAAGAGTCATAAAAGATTTCAATCAATACTTTGCTTTGATCTATTACTGCATTAGCCTCTGCAACGCCAAGAGTAAATAATGCTCTTGAAGGGGCAGAAGCTTCTGGTGCTGGTGGTTTTGCTGGCGTGATATTTAATCCAGATTCTATTTGAGCATACTTTAAGTGATACATCTGCGAGCCAATTACTGTATAATTACTTCCTTCTGTAGACTCTTGTATTCTAAATACTCTATAGAAATCATAATCGCTATCAGTAGATCCATTAAGGTTTCCAGAGTTTTCTAAAGCCCAAGTTATTGATTTAGGAGACATTCCAGACGCTCCAGTAAAATAAGATAGTCCAGTTACGTTTAATCCAGAAGCCATTACTGGTGCTAGACCCGTAATTCTAATTGAATCATAATATTGACCAGTAATTAAGTTGCCGCTTCCTACTATGAATGAATTAGTAAGAGGCTTTCTATAATCATTATAATCAAGGTTACTAGTAACGATACTGTCTCCTGCTGCGTCTTTAAAGCTAGGATCTAGATTATACTTGGGAGAAAGTATGGTTAGCTTATAATTTTGATTTCCAGAAAAGTTAAAATCAAGTTTTCTATCTAGAGTTAGTATTCCAGTAGTTACATTTGTGTCTCCAGAGATGTTAATATTATTTAATCTTCCGCCTACTGTCTTGTATTTTCTATTGTAATCGTAAACTTTAATTACGTCTCCGGGTTTTAAGTATACGCACTCTGGACCAGCTTCAAAAGAAACTGTTTCTGTTTCATTGTATTCTGAAGCTAATAACCACCTGCCAAGTCTTTGAGCTTGACCTCTGCTTGTGCATCCAAAGGCGGTTAATTCAGTTTCTTTAAAACCAAATTTCCTGACAGCCTCAATATTTTCTACATATTCTACTGCTGGTTTATAGAAATTATTCTTATCAATATATCTAATATAGACTACAGAATTTCTATCTTTTAATGATGTAGATTCGTAAGTAAAATTACCATCAGATACATTTGAATTAGTGAAAGAATAAATAGGGGTATCTTCTGGCATATCATTTATGGCGTAAATGAATCCATTTGAATAATAGAACATTCCCCTAAATACAGAAGCCATATCAGACAACACTTTAAGAGCATCGTCTTGTGTTTGTAAATAAACATTACATGTAAATCTTGGTTCTACTCCTCCAAATCCATCTGAAACAAGTTCATCGCAATATTTAGCTATTTGATAAAGAGACCATTTGTCTACGTCATTTTCTGTGACATAGTTACCTACTCCATATCTTTTGTTTGTTAAAAGATCGTAGAAGCACCAAGCTGGATTGTCCGTCCATTCTTTTTCAGTATTAAATTCTCCATCCCAATAATCATTTGATGTAGAATAAGGTAAAACTCCTGCTACATCATAAACAGTGGTTTTCCTAGAAAGACCTTCTGAGAAAAGATTTCTTGCAAATGCTTTAGACAAAGAAAGTCTATCAAAATCAATTTGATTTACTCTAATAGAATCAGCATAGCCTTCTATTTTGCCGCCGAAACCAGCGGGTGATGTAAAGATTTCTATTTGATTATTATTAGTTATGAAATAAGAAGGAATAAAAGGTCCAGTTTTTGTATTTACTGCGTCGTAAATTTGTCCAGCAGCAAGAGGAATAAGCACTTTAACTTCACTCTGAGAAGAGCTTAAACTTACTGAAGTAGAAGAACCGTCAAATGTTTTATGGTATTCCTGTTTATTGTAGGTATTTAAGGCTTCTTGAGCAAGTGGAGCTATCTGTGCCCTTTGATTTATTTCATTTTGCCAAACAGGATCTGTAGCGGGTCTATATAAAGCTCCAACGCAAAGAGTTTGATAAGCAGCGTAATTTGAAATATTTATATTGCATTGAATCTGCTTTTCTAGGTTAACTAGAACGTCTATTTCTGCATTCAATATGTCTGGGAAGTATTCTTTAGTAAGCCTTCTTTCAATAACAGGAACAAAAGTTGAAGACCTTCCTCCTGTCTCTTGTGTGGCTGAATTAAAATTGCAGTATATATATTTATAACAAGTTTCTGGCAAGTTATTAATATCGCTACTATAGGAAGTATCTTCTTTAAAGCTTACTGCTTTTACTAAATAAAAATCTTTTAATTCTTGTGCTAATGCTTTTTCGTTTCCATCAGCCGTTGCTCTTCTGACTGTAAAATAATCATTAGTCCAAGTCCTATCTGATATATTTATGTTATTTACTCTACTTGCATTTGTGGTGTACGATATGCTTGGTTTTACTACTTTTGGAAGTATATAGAAACTAATTCTTGTGAAATTTTCTTTAAGTTTGGTTGTTGAATATTTCGCTGGATCTAGGGCTTTTGTTATGGTGTAATTTTTGCTTTCATTTGGAGAAATAACTGTAAGTATTAGACTTACATTTTCTCCAGATATAGTCATAGAAAGATTAAACTGATTACTTCTATGAATTAGAGTATAATTTCCGTCTCCAATACTTCCTAGTTTAATAAAGAAATCGCAATAAAAACTGCAAAATCCTTGATCTTTTAAAGAAAAGTTTTGTGGGGTTTTCCAATTCTTCCAATATCTCTGAGGCATTAAATCAAATTCATAATAATCCGAAGTAGCTAAACTGCCTCCAGCATAACTATAAGCTTTTGTTCTTTGTCCATTGGCGCATAGGGTTTTGAGAGGCATCTTCAAATAAGTGTTTGATGCTACATTAAGAACGTTTGTATTATATGATCCAGCTACAGATGTAGAGTAAGATAGATTGCTAGAAATTAGATTCCATTTTTTATTTAACCAATTTCTTATCTTGATTCCGTCTGATTTTGATAAAGCTTTATTATAAACCAATATTTCAAAAACAGTGCATCTACTTGTACTCGCTGAAGAATTAATAGCTAAACCTTTTGGCGCAGCTACTGCATTTATAGGTCTTACAAAGTAGTTAGTATTTTGCCAGAAAATATTTACATCTTTTAAATTGCTTACGCTTGTTCCTACAATATAGGTATTTGTATCATTGGCATCATTCCAATAATTAGAACGATTGAATTGATAAAAATTAACAGGCATTACTCCATAAACTTGACTGCCTACCGTAAAGGCATTATTAAATTTACCATCAAATCCCAAAACAAAAGTATTTTCTGAACCGTAAGAAGAAATTATCCTATTCCTTTCTGTGTTGGTTGCGCTGTCGTGCCATTTACAGACAGCAAATACAGTGTAGTTATTACTAGCGTCAGCTAATGGGCTTGTTTCGGTTTGGTAAACGAATCTTGCTTTCTGAGTGGTCGTAAATGAAACACCATAAGTTCCATTCGGGCTTTGCTCTGATCCGTATGTTGGCTTGTTAGCACCTCCATTTGGAGATGCGTAAGTTCCATTTCCTAAAATGCATTTTATAGTTGATCCAGCTACGGTATTGGGCCAATTAGTTACTGCTCCTGCTGAAGTAGTTAAAGAAGGGTTGCTTGCATCAAATTGAGCGATTAATCCATCTGTAATTGGAGGATTAACATTGTCTGAATTTGTATATACATTGTTTTCTCCAACAAAGAAATCTGTTGTGATTACTTTATCAGTCTTAGCGAATGAATTAGTAGCTGTAATTGAAAGTGGAGTTGTATTTCCATAGGTTTTTGTTATTGGATCATAATTAGCAGGAACCTTAACCTTTAATAGTTTAACATCATAAGATCTTTCTGGAATCTTTGAGAAATAGGCAGCATTAAACTTAGAAGTTACAATAGCAGAATTCGTATATCTAAACGAAGAAGAGTATATTTCAGTAATGCTTTCTAGATTTATAAAAGAAGCTCTTGAAGAATAAGTGTCTTCTGGAGTAATTTTTAATACTGATATATCCCAACCTAGCCAATTTTCATTTTCGCTCAATGAGAGAAACTTGGAAGAGGTGTCAAAAATAATTTGTTTAGAATATCCTTGAGTAATTTTTCCTTTCGACTCTAGTTCGAATATTTGAGGGAAAGTGTCCACTGTGACAGCTAAGTCTTTAGAATCATCAATTACTTTGGCTTTGTCTGAAATTAGATCAAGTACTGCGGAGTTGCTATTATAGCCTTCTTTGTAAATTGGCGAAATTCTAATTCTTATTTTAAAGTTATGACGGATTACAGAACCCACGCCAGCATCTAATGTTTGTCCATTAGTTAATTCAACATCTCTACTTGTTGGATCTAATGTAAATGTGCTACTGCTTTGATTGGCGTTTGTTACTCCTTCTATTTTTAAAGTGCCTTCTGATATTGGTTTTAAATCCTGATATTTTAAACTGACATAAAGAGAAGAAATTCTAAAATTAAGAGAAATCTTTTTGCATTCCCTGTTTAAAATGCGATAAGTTCTTTGATAATCAAGAGTTTCATCTTCAGTTGAAGCTAATAAATTTGGCCCTCTAAGTCTCTCTCCTATTGAACGAATATAAGAAACATTGTCAAACTCTCCTCCAGATGAAGTCCCTTCTGGGGTTCCATTAGTTGCTTGAATGTTTATTTGCTGGAAGTTGTATTTATCTTGGCTGTCTAAAAGAGGGGTTTGATTCCATTGAACTGATCTTAAATATTTTGATTCTCCATCACTGCCCACAACAGACGGGTATTCGTTATAAGTAACCTTTTTAAATCCTAAATCTCCAACTTGACCTGAAAAGCTATATTGCCCCTCAAGAAGACCTCCAATTGGTCCTTCTGACAAAAGATCTTTTACTTTGGCAAATTGATATACATTATAAGTAAGCCCATCGTATACAAATCCCTCGGCATCTTCAAATGCAGCAGTTGGCGTTGGGGCTGCACTTGCTCCGCCTCCACCAAAACCTTTTATGTATTTAAAATCTTCAAGATTGTTCATTTTATATATTATTTATTTGGTCTTTTACGTCTGCTGCCGTTGATTTATTATCTAGTTCAATATTATTGACAGATATTTCAACTGTCTGAGATCCTATTTTCATTCTGCCATAACCAATTGGAACTGGACCGCCTTCTCCAAGAATGTTAGAAGGTCCATCAAATAAGTAGTTTGGCTTGCTGCCGTCTTCTTGTATTTTTCTAAAATCATCAAATTTTGGAGGCGACATCATTAATAATGTAATACCTGTTACGGCTAATCCTATACCTGCTCCAATCATCGCTCCTGCAATCGTCGCGCTTGTTGTAGAGCCAGCAACAAAGCCTAATGCAGCAGGTGCAAAAACGCCTGTAGCTATTAACAAAACGCCAAGAACTAAAGCTAAGACTCCTTTTGTCGTGTTATTTCCACCGCCACCAGCACCCCTAATAATTGGAACGATATCTAAAGTTTCTAGCTTTTCATTAATCATTACTAATTCAGAATTAATAATAGAATCTGGTTTTTCTAGAGAAATACTTTCTGGATTCATTATTTCTCTCTTATTAACAAGCACTTTGTATTCTACGCTCTTTTCTGCTGCTCCTATTAGATATTTTAAGAGTTTACCTTTAGACAAGACCTGAATAGCTCGCAGAGCTTCCTTTATGGAATTTACTTTTAAATTCCAGTTTTCTCTTCCTACTTGCTCTGCTATTTCTCCGTGTAAGGTAATACTAGTCATAAAGGTGATGCCTCATTATATAAATTACCCATTTTTTATGTTGGTTAGAAAGCTTTTCGACAAGAGAGTATTTATTTCCGGGGTGATGTAAAATAGTGTCTTCTCCAAGATAAACAGCACAATGTATTGGAAAATTACAAGCTTTTGTTTTCATTATTAGAACGTCATTCTTTTTAAAATTAAAAACTTCTTTAAATCCATTGTATTCAAAATACCTCTTTAAGTAATCATCTTTTTCTTTTAACGCATCAGCTTCATCTATAAACCTCTTGGTCGCCATCTCATTGTATTCTTCTTCAGATACAGATTCTTTTAGAACTTCTAATTCTGGGCATAGATGGATATTTAAATCATGACAGAAATAATCTTTTACTAGCCAAAGACAATCAGCAAATCCTAAAAGAAAAGGTCTTTTAGTGTATTGAATTTTGTATCCATTGGGATAATAGTTATGGAAAGTTCCGCTCTGTTTATTGTAAACTATACATGGCAAACCTAGCCTTTCCGAAACAATTATATCTGCATCAGAAATAGAATCAAAATTAATATGAGAATGATAATAAGCCGCAAAATTAGATTGGCTATAAATATCCATCGCAAATTCAGTAGCTGAATTAATAAGGTTATCTTTCTTTTGTACCTCTAGTCCGTTATCTGTATGTACTAAAACGCCACATACTTCATTATTAGAAGTATTAGCGTGTTCTATGATTTTATTTTTAAGCTCTTCTGTTAGCATAATTGTTTACTCCTTGCAAAACAATAGATTCTTCTCTTCTCTGCGTCTGTTAGTTTTTCTATTACTGACTTTTTATTTCTTGGTTGATGTAGGATATAACCTTGTTCAAGGTAAATACCAAAATGAGAAGGATAGTTATCTAAATACTTGAACACAATAATATCATGTTTTTTAGCATTTTCTATACCTTCTATTTTGATAAAGTTTTCTTTTTCAAAGAATTTGTCAAAGTTCTCTGAGTCACAAAACTCTGTTAGTTTATTTTTAACAAAATCTGCGTAGTTTTTATCCCAATCTACCCCTCTTTCGTAATGGAAAATCTTAATGCCAAATTCTTCATTATAATAATTCTCTACTATTGATAAACAGTCAGATTGATTAATAACAAAATTTTTGTTTATGTATTTATTATAGTAATTTTCAGGAGAATACTCTTCAAAAGAATCTCTTTTTAGTATATAAACGATATTCTTTAGTTTTAAATTAGAACTAATTTGCTTGTCTAGTTCAGAAAAAGAATTGTCTTGAATACAGTGAGAATGATAAATGCCAGCCACTTTGCCATTCATTGAGGCTTTGAGGTAGTCCATTTGGCATACAACGAATTCATTTTCTTTATCTTGAGCAGCATTCCTGCATGGAAATACTTCTAGGATATTTTTTCTATTTAGAACTAAAAGACCACAGCATTCTTCAGGATTTTCCTTTAGCGCGTGTTCTTTTATTTTTGCTTTTATTTCATCCGAAACCATTACAATGCTCCTCTATTGTAATTAGATACTCCGTAAAATCCACCAAAAGGTAAAGCGTTTTCTCCAAATCTAATCTTACATCCTTTTATACTCTTAGAGCATTGGTCAGCTATCCAGTATTGTCCGTTTGGAGGCGGGATATTCATGGGAACGTTTGTCTTGGCAACAAAATAGAAATTAATATTTTTCTTATTAATAACTACTACGTCGCCTTTGTTATAAGTTGTTGAGAGTTTCCAAGATTCTATTTTATTAGTTCCTACTGTTGTGCCAGAAAAGATTGGCATCTTTGAGATTATTTGATCATCTTCAGTGGCGCAAACAGGAGCTTTTTCTCCAGTAGAATCGCTTTTATTTGGTATTGGAGTTATAGTGCCATGAGTATCTTCAGTTAGTTTTTCTTTATATTCATAGAGACAGCCTTCTCCTCTATATTGCCAAGGACAAATATAACTTAATACTCTTCGTTTAGGGAGTTTGGCTCTGTCTAGATCTATAGCACTTGATAGTTCAAATTGAATACTATTTTTGTTTTCAGAAGATTTTCTATCAAAATAATAAATATCCCTAGGAAACTCGCAATTAGGATCAGGATCAAATCCTTCTGGTATTATAAGTTTATCTGGCGACAGAGGAGAGGTTCCGTCGTTTTGATAGAAATTTGATCTGTCAAGAAATTTAGCAAATGTTCTAATTCTAGTAAACTTAGCTCCAATTAAATCTCCAAAATTAACAGTTCCTCTAAATAAGCTAAACACATCAAGCATATCATCAGAAAAACTGATCTGAACTTTAGGCTTAGGAAATACGCCTCTTGAAGCTATTTCAAAGCCTTCTGTAGAAAGCGGAGCAGGTAGATACGCATTTCCTTTCCAGTAAATGATGTTTCTTCCGAGCTTTAAATTATTATGAAGGCGAATTACCCTATAATTAAAAACACCAGTTTCTGCTCCCGGCAATGATATTTGAAAATTCTTAATGTTAACTACAAACTGAGAAGCAGTATCAAATCCAATTTCAGTTAAGTCTACTTCAAATAAAGAAATTATCGAAGAAGGCTCAAGAGAAAAGAACTCTCTGTTTACTTTTAAAGATGAATCTTTGTCTTGTTGAGTAGCCATAGGATTATGCTGGTACTTCTTCGAACGTAGCCTTTATGGAAAAGTTATTAAAAAATGGATTAGATGAACTCCATCTTCTACAAACAAATAGCTTGGCATCAGTTGATGCAACTGAATAAGGCGCAGATGGGTAGTAAATGAAAGCTGTTTTCGCAGATCTAGCACTTAAAAAGTGCAGTATTGCGGTGCATTCATCCAGAGTTAATCCATCAAAGTTTAATTCAAAATTAAGAAGATTAAAGTTTATTTGATCGCTAACTCTCTTTTCGTATCCATCTCCATATTTTATTACATTAACTTTGGGATCAAAATTTGCTTGAGTTTGATAAGAAGGCTTCCAAATAAACAAAGGATAGTCTTTCTTGACGACTGGGTGTTGAAAATATCCTCCCCAGTAAGCATCAGTATTAGAGATTACGTTAGAATAGACTGGAGGGTTATTTGCAGGTACGCCAGCTTTGGCATAATAGTATCGATTATCTGTATACACAATAATGTCATGCTTATTATATGCGACAGAATTGCTCCATGAGCTAATATTAAAAATTGAACTAGACATACCTTTTACCTTTTACCAACTTATTATTACACTTTTTTGTGTAAATAATAAAATAAGATGGCATTATCTCGACTAAATAAGCAGAACTTGGATTTTTACTTGAATCAAAGCCAAGTTCATGGCGTTCAGGAGATTCAGGCTTCCTATCAAATGCCAGTTCAACATACCAAATATCTTGGTATGAATAGCAGCTTTTACACTCCAGAAGGAGCAAAGGCTGCTAATTTGTCTGTGACTAGTTTATTAACAACGTCCAATGATTTTCTTGGTTGCACAGGGGAAGCTGGAAATTATGGCTTCGTAACCAAGAAGGCTAATCCTAGTTCTAATATCCTATTTGGATTTCAAAGTGGATATTTAACTTCTTATACTTGCGGTGCCCAAATCGGAGAAATTCCTACTGTTAGAGCAGATTTTCAAATTTTTAATGATGCTGGTTCAATTTCTTCGGCGGGTTCTTTTAATCAAACTAGTTCAACAGCATTGGTAAACTCAAACACTATTGACATAGGAATAAATGATTTCACAACAAATAGAGTCAATTCTTTCAATTTAAGCATAGCAGTTAATAGAAATCCCGCCTATTACTTAGGCTCTTCCACTCCTTTTTCTGTTAAAAGTATTTACCCTCTTGAAGTGAGTTGTGATTTTAATATAGCTCAAGACAACTATGTGCTTCAAAAGCTGTCTGATTTGTCTTATAACTTGAAGAATATAAGTAATTTTTATATTAACACTAAAGATTTTAATGGTAATTCAGTAAACTTTAATTTTGGAAGTTCGTTATGTTATTTCATTGATGTTTCCGAAGACTTCTCTGCTAGTGTAAATTCTCCTGTAGGAATAACGGTAAGGTACAGGGGCTATCTGAAATAAGGCAAAAGGATGAAATATTTTAATGAGTGTGAAGTAGTATTTAATTCGCGTTTTGGGTCAGGACTAGTTCTGGCTCAGAATACTTCTATTGGAGTAAATAGAAACATAAATTCTACTTATGTAATCGGAAGACAAAACTCGTCTCAGATGTTTAAAACTAAAGCAGATGAGACTAATATTGAGTTTACTTATTTTCCAAACATCTCTGATCCTATATATAAATGTTTCGATTACATAAAAACAGGAATTTTTACTGGTAGCTTTCCTGAAGCAGTTGTTCCTGTTCAGGTTGTTTTGGCAGGGGTAAGTGGGTCTTTTTATCCTTCTAGATATTCATTGACAGTAAATCCTAATTCAAAAGTACAAGCTTCTGTTTCTCTTTCTAGTTTTTCTAATCTTTCTGGAAGTATTAATGACAAAACTGCAATTAATAATTTAGCCAGCGGATCAGGCATAGCTCATTCGTGGAATGCTAAAGTCTCAGGAACAGCCGCTCTTTATAATGTTTTAGACTTCAACTACGGCATCTCTATCAACTGGAATCCAATTTATTCAGTCGGTCAACAAAGGCCAAGACAAGTTGATTTGTCCGCTGGAGAAGAAACGTTTGATTTTACTGTAGAAAATTTTAATTCAAATTTCTCTAATACAGACTTATCAACAGCAGAAAACGCCAAGATAAACATAACTACTTTTGGCGATCAATCAATAATGATTATCAACACTTCAGGAAGCAAGATTGACTCTTCCAATCTATCAATTAATATTGACGATTTCGCTAAAAATAAAATATCATTAAAAAGGAGTTTCTAAATGTTTTTCAACTATAAAAATTGCACATTTAAGCTAAGTGGCGTAGACATACTAGCCACTAATGTAAATATGTCTCTTGATTCAAGTAACACTCCTGTTTATAATGAAGAATTTAAAAAGAACTCTTATACATATTCTCCAGAAGATACAGTAGATACAAGTTTTTCTATTTCTTATTACTTGACAGGAAAAGACTTTGTTAAGGAATATCTTTTAGGCGCAAATTCTGAGCAGGGTATTTCTGGAAATTTTTGTGGTCTATATTTCCAAAGTGGTTACGTTACAAGCTATTCTATAAAAGGGTCTCCAGATTCTTTAGCTAAAGTAGATCTTGAGCTTAAAGTTTTTGAAACATTAAAAGGCTCTTTTTCTCCTACTGCCCCGGCCAATCTGCCAGAAATTACACCCTTAAATTTTTCAAATTTTTATCTGTCTGGAAATCTAGATGGTACTGCTTTTGATTCTAACGGTTATAATTTTACAAATTTTAGCTATCAATACCAAAGAGAGGTCCAGAAGTACAATAAAGAAGGAGCTTCTACTTTTGATCAAAGCGGTAGGGCTTATCTTGGAAAGAGGTCTCAATCGGTTTCTTTTGAGATAGATAACTTTAATGTTTCTCTCCCATATTCTGGAGTTCCTTGCGCCTTTTATATTTCGCTTCAAACAGGGGCAGTTCCTCTTGATACATTGTCTTTTGCGGGAATAATTTCCTCTAAAAGATCTTCTGTCGAGTCTCAAGGATACATAAGATCTGAGTTTTCTTTAAAACAAGACTTCTCGCATTTTAGACCAGCAATAACTGATTTCACTCCAAGAGTTATATTGCCCGGAGCCACCGTGACAATAAATGGAAGTAATTTTATAAACGTTAAAAGGATTCTTTTTGGAAACACAGAGGCAGCTTCTTTTACTCCGGTTTCTACTTCTTTGCTTACTGCGGTTGCTCCTACAAGTTTAAAAGGTGCTGCTGCTATTTTCATAGAGACAGAAGAGACGACTTCTTCTTCTATTTTTAACTTTAAAACAAGTGTATCTGTTAATGATATAAGATTATCTACGCAGTTTCAAGGATTATAATATGCCAAGCTACAATACAGGTTTAATAAATCAAAAGATGCGCGTCACGGGCGCGGGTCTTTATGCAGTAAGTGGATTGCAGCTTCCCGGTGCTGGCTTCATTGATTTTTCTTATTACGACGCTTCACCAGAATATATTGAATTTAACGTTCCAGAAAATGTAGCTTTTGGTCAGGCTAAATTTTATTTTATTACTGGAAATTCGGTCTCTTCTCCAATGTATGTAAGTGGAGTAGACTTTTTTCCAATACCAAGATTGGATGCCATAATACCACAAACACAAGAGGTTGGTCAATTTGTTGCAGTAAGTGGCAAATCATTAAGTGGCGTACAATATGTATCCTTTAATAATATCACTGGAACAAATCTATCTTATCAACCAGATAGCGGTGTTTTGCTAGTTAAGGTTCCAAGCGGTTATACGACAGGTCCAATTAGAGTTAGTGGCTACAATAATACCGGAATAGTTTCTGTAGCTAGTGATTTTAATTTTTATGGTCGCATTTATATAAGTGGATTTAGTGATAATCTGCCATACGAAGGAGATGTTCTTAGAATATCTGGAAATAATTTTAACTTATCTTATGTAACTCAAAGTTATTTTCCTGTCAATTTTACTACCTCTGTAGATAATGGAGTTACTGGATTTGTAACCGCTCCATTTACTGGTGGTGGAGATGTAATTTCAGGAGTAGTCCCTGCAAATGCTAATGCTGGATTTGTAACAATAAATTCAAAAGACGACACTACTTTTACTTCCAGAAATCAAATAACTGTTCTTAAAGCTCCTGTTGTATTTAATGCTTTAAATTACTATTTAAATTCTGGACAATCTAATATTGCCATCGGTAAAAACTTTAATTACGCTACTGGAATTACTCTAAGCGGACTAAACTATAGACAACCAAAAACTATATTAAATAGCGGAGTTAGAAGTTCTCAAGTTGGGCTTTTTGGTAGATCTTTACTGTTTAGCGGAAGTTCTTATCTGCAAATTCCTTCTCCTTCTGGTGGTGATTTTAGTTTTGGAGCAGATCCATTTACTATAGAATTTTCAGTTAATCCATTGCCATACACTTCAACTCCAAGAATTGATATGTTCCAAGATCAAGGATGGGATGGAAATGGTTTTTATTTTTATAAAGCTGCTGCAAGCACTAATTGGACATTTTACGCTAGTAATTCAGCTAAAGCTACAATTGCGACTTCTTTGATTCCAGCAAATCAATGGACTAAAGTAATAATATCTAGAACTTCTGCAAATGGTGATACATTTGTGGCAATAAGCGGTACTAATAGACAATCTTTTTCTACTGTTTCTGCTGGAACTCCTTATACAATAACGGCTGGTAGTGGATTATTCATTGGAACCCATAATACAGGTTCTTATGGAACGTATGGAGTAAATCCATTTTCTGGATATATTGAAGATTTTAGAATAGTTAAAGGCGTTGGATTATATAATACTATTAGCCAAGTAATGACTGGTTCTGGGCTGTTTGATACTCAGAACACGGTAATATTATTACAGGGCAATTATTCAGATTATGATTATAGAGGAGATAGAACTCAACTATCTAGTATTAGAGATATATCTGGTTATGTAGAAGATTATAATTATGGATTATACAACAAGGTCTTCCCAATCTCTGCTTTTGTAAAAAATTCTGTTGGTTCTAGCTTAACTTTTACTGGAACAAATGCTGATGCTGGATGTTACGATATTACTATAAAAAATTCTGGAGGAAGAGACTTCTTGTTTAAGAATTTTGAAATAATAAAAGCAGATCCGATGATAAAGAGTGTTTCTACTTTTGAAAACTATATTGGCGGCTCAGTAGAAATCATCGGTCATAATATATATCCAGATACACAAATTCTTTTCCAAGACACTGGAGACGCTAATTCATTAGTTGAGGCTACAGAAAATTCAAATAGCTATTCTTATCAATCGACATTTAGAAACGCAAAAGATTTAACAGCTTCTAGCTCTGTAAGAATAAGCAACAATACGTCAAAATATGACGACAGAAGCTTCTTATTTTCTGGAAGCCCCGGACCATACATTAAGTTTTCTATTACTGGTCAATCTCCAAACATTCCTTTAAGCTATGGAAACACTTTTGCAGTGGAGTTAGACTTTAGACCATTGGCTAGTTTTTCTTCTTCAGATAAAAAATTCTTGATAGGTAGTCAAAGTGGATTAAATGTCTTTGTCACTTCTAATCAATTAGTCGTGTCTGGTATTGATTGGGATGGATTTAATTCAAACTTTTCTGGACAAATAAATACAAGCGACTGGAATCGACTTTCAATTTGTAAGAGCTACTTTAATAGAAGCAGTATTAGTGGAAAGATATTATTGAATGGCGCACCAATTAATTTATCTGGAATTAATTACAATTTGAACTTTGCTACTTCTAATCTTGATTTTAGTTTAAATGCCGACAAGAGTTTAACAAATCCAGTTTTTGATATTTATATTGGAAGAGATTATGCAAATACTCCTGCTAATTATTGGAGCGGTTATATAGATGAAGTTAGAGTTGTAAGAGAAAATCCTTATCAATACTCTAATTTTGCTCCTATTAGGAGAGCCAGAAATAATTCAAATACAGAGGTTTTAATTCATGCAAATGCTGACTTAATAGATGATAACGTTAGGACTTTCGGTTATTTAAGTCTTAATACTCCTAACTTATCTTCAACTAGAAAAACTAATTTAGTATTAGATAACACATATTCTAGAATTACTGGTGGGTTTGATAAACAATTCACATTCCTTAAAACTCCAACAATAACAGGAATATATCCCGCATTATTAACCCAAGGTCAGCCAGCAACTGGATACGGAAGCGACATCTACTATGTAGGTTCAATTAACATAGGAAGTTATTCTGTTAGCAATTATACTATATCTCAAGATGGTTCAGAGTTTTCTCAAAGAATAGTATTTACTGTTCCTGATTTTGCTCAAAGCGGCGATTCTCTTTCTATCAATTCTAATTACTATAATTATACTTATCCAAGTGGTTTGCCTATAGCGAGCGGAACTCTTGTTGTAGATGGATTTTCTCCAATAACTGGGGTCGCAAATACTTTAATTACCCTATCTGGAAAATTTTTAAATACAGTTACTTCTATAGAACTAGGCAGACAAGATGGTGCTTACAAGGTAATTACAGCTTTTAGAAGGCAAAGCATTAGCGGATTAAGCTTTTTCATTCCTCAAGTTTATGATATTACAGATGGTCCAATAGTTGTTAATGGTAGTACAAGAGTAACTACGACAGATTCTTTAACTTTTATTAACCCTATTATCTCAAAAATAACTCCAAACTCTGCTTATTTTAATGATTCAATAACTCTGTCTGGTAGTAATTTAAGTAGTCTTGATTTTTATGGCGTTGGATTTAATAATGAAATAATAAAATATCCTCATGTTGTAGCTCCTACTTCAACTGGAGCTTTGATAAGAGTGCCGAGAGATGTAAAGAAAGGGGTTTTTAGATTTTTTAATTCAGGCACCACTGTTGAAATAAAAGGATTTTCTCCTTCATTTAATCCAAGCACAACTGTTTCTGGTTCAAATACTGATACTTATAGAACTAGAGATATTATATTAGTTACAGGAATCAATGCTCATAATTTTCAAACAAGAGACCTTTACATTAGTGGATTTAATAATCTAACAAATAAAACAGGTCAGTATTTAATTTCTCAAGCAATGTCAGTTGCTGACATCTCTACCCTTTCTGGATTAGCTCAACCTTATACTGGATACTCTATTCTTTCTGGAAATTTAAATATTGTATCAGACGTTTCTTCTCAAATACCTGACTTAGGATTGCTACTCAGTGGTTCAGATACGATTGGCATTGGAACCACAGTAAGTTCAAATAGTTACATAACTTTAGATGGATATGTTGGAAGTGGTCAGATATTTTTCCAAAGAAATAGCTTTGATGCAGATAACATGTACAAAACTATCACAATTAAAGCTCCATCTATTTCTACTTCATCTTTAAACATTCTAACAGGTACATATAGATCACTAATTACTTTAACTGGAGAAAATCTTAATTATGTAACAGGAATTAAATTTGAGGGAGTTGGTACTCTTGCTAGAGGAGCTTCTGGAGCAATAGCTACGTCTTTCCCTTATTTAGCAGTTAATTATAAATCAGGAATAACAGTAGTAACTGATTCTAGAGACTTAAATAGTAGTGTTATTTATAAAGATTATGGTCAGTTAAAATTCTATCCTCCATCAATGGCAGGAAAGAATTTACATGGCAAAGACGTAGAAGACATAAGGCCAATCTCTGGAATGTTCTATCTCCAAACTTATTTAGGAGAAGAGTATCCTGTTACTGGTAATTTTAATTATATTCCATTCATCTCAATCAATGACGCTTATCTAAACAATAACTTAACATATAGACTAGATGGAACAACTCAGGTTAGCGGATGGGATGGCTCTGTTATTACTTTCAATGGTGAAGGAGTTAGGTATTTGACTGGTGTTAACTTTTTTACAAAAGTAAATGGAGTGCTAGTAGAAAATTTCCCAACAGTCTTCCAATTTAATAAAAAACAGGCAAAGATAAATTTCTTTAATTCTGCTGGCGGAAATATTACTGGATACAGTATTATTAGTGGAGGTGCTGGTTATGCATCATCTGCAATATCAATAGGCTTTACAGATGGAGGAGCAGGAGTTCCAACTGCAAACGCTTTAGTTTCTTTCATGCCTCCATATGTTGGTCAAGTTACAGGAGTAGATATAATATTTAATCCAACTTCTTCTACTCCAAATTTCTGGCAAGGCAATAACGCTATAGTATCAAATCCTTCTTCTGGGTTTATATTAAAAAATCCACCTGCGAACTTAATTTTTTCTGGAAACAACTTTGCTGCACAAAGTGGAGATGGTTCTAAATACTATGCTTATTATAGCCCGTCAGTTACGTTTCCATTGGATAACGGTTTCGTGGTTGGTGAAAAACTAGACATGAGATTAGCTAACTATGGAGCAGTTTATGAAACAACAGATCAGCCATTTTTAACTATTCAAAATCCAAATAACTTCGCAAGAATAGCTGATATTATTTTAACGGGTAATCAATATGTTGGTAAAAATAATTTAACACTTAGATATGATGAGATTTATTCTAATGACGATGCTGATTTTAATAGCATGGATTTACAATTAAAAACCTCAATCCTTTATCCCACTGGGTATAACGGAAAGAGGTTTATGCTTACCACAACTAAACCTTCCAAGAATGGAAAATATTTAAGAGTAGATTTTTCTACCAATATTCCTCCGTCTGGAGATTACGTCATTGCAAATGATCCAATTGACTCTAAATACTTAAAACTTAGAATTGAAACTATTAATTCAGAAGCTTCTCTATTTAAAGGATTAGGAACAGTAAGCTCTTCAAGTAAAATATTTGCAGGTTCAGTAGGAGCAGGTTCTAGCTCGCCCGGAATCGGAGTTTCTTAATTACTTAAGCTTTTGAATTCTTTCAATCAATTCAAAGATTTTAATCTTTGGAATGTCAGCTATTGACATAAGAGAATCAGCGTTAGTATAGTTTTCTTTAATCAATTTTTCTTTAAGCTTCGTAAAAGTAACGCTCTTCTCTTTCATTACTTTTTCAAGAATAGCATGAGGCTCAAAGATGGCTGAAGACTCGGCGGAATCATCAACAACATTGTTCTTCGACTTGCCAATTTCATCTTGACCAACGATGTTGATCTTTAAGAAGTTTCGGACGCAGCGAATAAACGCTCTATTTTCGGCAATTGGACCCAAGAAATGACGAGCAAAGTCCTTAGTGTTACCGGGAGAAGCATCTCCAATAGAAGAAAATGTAATGCAATTTCCTTCTGTTTCATAGTTTGAAATCCAGTCTATTTTACAAACTGCTACTACATAGTCTGAACTTGGAGAGGTTACGGTGTAATCAACAGAGTGAAATCCTCTAAGTTGTGCTACATATTTAATTCCAGCTAGAAGGATGAGTAGATCTTTATCTTCTAGCTTAGTAACATCAGTTTCATTGGTCTTATCCCTGTTTGGAACAAGGAATTCTGGCTTGATCATTTTTCGCCAGTTAATAGAACCGTCATCATTAAAGTGATATTCTACACCTTCAATGAGACCTTCAGAGGAACGAACAAGTTTCTTTACAGTATTCACATAGATATACTATGCCGAAACTGCGGACTTATCAACTCTAAAAATCCAGAAATTCTCAACCTCTTTCCAGAACTCTGGACAGTCGATAACGGGTTCAGCAAGCTGCTTTGCTTCAATTCCATTTTTTAAAGAAGATTCACTCAAGTAAACTTTGCCATTACTAATTAATCTCTTGTTTGATTTATAGAAAGCGTTGGAAGTATATTCGATGCCAGTTTTCTTTTTTAGATTAATTGGCATTTGAGTAATATGCTCTTGTTCAAGGTATTTAAGTTTAATTTCTTCTAATTCCTTGCCTTCTAAATAAGTAAACAATTGATAAGAAATATTACTAGATGCTAAAAAGTCTGCAAATCCTATGTTGTTGTTTTCTTTAATTTCGTAAAAAATTCTTCCAATATTATTTTTATTATTAATAATAATATTTGGATCAATAGGTTTGTCTGTGATTATAAAGCATTGACAAACTTGAAGCTGTTCGTTGAGGAATTTCTCGTTATGCTCCAAGTCCATTCTAACAACAATATTATTAGAATTAAACTGTTTTGGGTTTACAATTTGATTAGGCACCATTTCTAATCTCATGTTATTGTATTCGGTGCCGAAATAAAGAGTTTGGATAGAGTTGTTATGAGGGATGCCTAGTAATTTTAGAATACTATTAGCAATATGCTCTGGCTTTATTGAATTGATTGTTTTGGGATTCTCCTCAAAAGAAAACGTTGGCTTGTTAGTCCTCTTCGGCTCAAGCAAAATATGGTCTTTAGGGTCTCCGAAGAAAGGCTTCACGCAATTGATGTAGTTATTGGAATACAATGCTACAATCTTTTTACCATAACCAGAAGCAATATGAGTGGGGAAACTATCCGCTCCAAAATGAAGAAGCGAGTCTTTTAGAACGAAAGCTGTTTGATTAATATTAGTTAACCCAACAAAACTTAGAACGTTGCTGTAAACCTTTTCTTTGTCTTGTCCAAGCTGGATAATTTTTATTCCTTTTTCATTTAAAATAGGAAAAATAAGATTAACTACTTCCTGCCAATAATCATAAGTCTTTGAAGGCTTAGAGCTTGGATGAAAAGTGATATATTTGTCAGCGGTAACAGGAAAAAATTTTTCGTAGATATAAGGCTTCTTAATCTTAACTCCAGAAGCTAGAGAATATTGCTCTAAAAGGTGCATATTATTTAATATCGAATGCGATCTTGTCTTTGCCGTTATGAAGATAGTTTAGCATTTTTTGAGTACCTATGTGAGGCAAGAAAGCTATTTCAAAATACCCCTGATGGTCTCCATATCCTTCTAGCCACAGCAAGCTATCCATTTGAGGAATATATTCTATAATTCTATGGACATAAGGATTACCTTCAATAATAGAGAAATAATCTTTCTTAGTTGCGAAGTATAGATTATGGTCAGGATAGGTTTCTTTTATTGACTCAAGAAGAGCGGTGCAAAGATAAATATCTCCAATGCTTTCTGGCATTACAAAAAGAATTCTCTTTCCTTTGTCATTAGGGTCTAGAATTTCTTCAAAATCAATTTTTCTATTTTTTTGATTCTCTTGTGCGGCTACTTGGCGGAAATAGTTTTCAACATTCTGGCGGCTTTCTCCTTCAGAAAGTTTTTTCATCCAATGCTTGTATCCATCATCATTCTGATTGACCTGCTTCATCTTCAGAATATTATGATACATGAAGATTAGCCATTCTCCATTATCGGTAATATTTGGGACGCTGGCATTAGGGTCTTTTTCTTCTTCCTTCAAGGAGAAGTCATAAGATGTGAAAGGAATAGAGTCGATATACTGTTCGAACATCTTTCCAATAACAGGAACAGAATAGTTTTCTATAGCCCATTTTCTAGCCTTTTGACCCATTTGTCTCTTTTCAGACTCTGGCATCTTGTAGACATGATACAACTGTTTTGCTATAGACTGAGGATAAGTAGAAGCTTTTCTAAACTGAGTGCCATGCTCTCTGTACTCTGACCATTCAAGAGCAATAGAAGCAGCATCAGGGTGACACATATCTTCTCCGCAACTATAGTTAGTTACTAAAGTTACAAGCTCACAATACTTTGCCTCTTGAATTGGAATTTCTTGTCCACCGCTAGTAAACGGATGACAATAAACATCCATCAAATTATAAACCTCGCACAACTGTTCTTCAGTTACACCAAATCCAGTATTTGTTGTAGAACAGCTTTTATCAGAATTACAAGATGGGCACTTTAATTCTTGACCTTGGAAAGGCGTAATGAAGTAATTTTTACATTTATTGCAAACATAAGTTGTATAGATATCTTTTTTATCTATTTGATATTCGTCTGCGAGCTTATGAATATCCCAGCCTTCGCCCCAATGAGTATGGAGTAATAGCTTTGCATTTTTTACATCGGGATGATTTTTAGTAAAGTCTCTAAAACCTTCTAGCAGGTTAGGTACAGACTTGCGAAGTTGATTTCTAAATACGAAACCAACAATAAAAGAATCACTAAGACCAAAACGTGCCTTAAGTTGCTTCTTTTTCTCGGCTCCCAAATAACTAAATTTAGAATGATTTACTGGACCATGCATGGTTCTGGCATTATTGATGCCAATTTTATGCATTTCTTTTGTAGCAAACTCACTCCAGATCCAGTATTGAGAAGACTTTTTTGCTTGATTTATTGCTTCATCATAGATCGGAAGAGAATCAAGGGTAACCCAAAGAAGAGAAGTGATATTCTTATACCAGTGTTTATTATAGTATTGAGTGAAAGCCCAAGGATCTTGCGCTCCAATCCAAATATCAGGCTTCTCTTCCTTGATTACTTGATCAATATAATAAGATCCATAGGATACATCTCTAGCGAGGGCGGGATCGGCATTGATCCTATTGATCTCATTGGGATCGGTAGGGACACTTCCAAGACTCTTCCAAGGAGTCTTGGATAAAGCGGGAGAACCCACTTGGGTTCCCCCGCAGTAATGGATAATATCATACTTACCAGTGTTATACAGGTAAGAGACTAGTTCCTTCGCTGCCCTACCGAATCCAGTTTTAGCGAGGCACCAATCCGTTTGAATTACTATCTTTTTCTTTCGCATTAGAATACGAGTTCTTCTGCTTGAGCCTCTGCTTCAGTTTGGGCAGCAGTTTGATTTAGTTGAATTTTATTATAAGCTGGCTTCTTTGGGGCTTCCTCTTCTTGAGCCTCCTTTGGGGCTGAAGCGGCTTTGTCTTGAGCATAGAAAGAGTTTCTGATAAACTCTTGCAAGAACTCTTTGACGAGAATTGCTTCTGCAAAAGTGAAGCCAATCAAAAAGCTAACCTTATTAACTGAATCTCCCTTTTGCTCCTTTGAGGCATTGAAAGAAAATCCAATCTGATTATTGTCTCTGAGATACGGGCAGAATTTGCCCATTGCATTTGAGTTAGGAGCGGTATGATAGAACTTGTACTCAGCATTTCTGTTGATTGCATCTACGATACCTGCTGCTTCGACTGCATTAAACTTTAATACAGTAGTCTTCTCTGGGTTCTTTGCGTTCTCACGAAAAGACCCAAGCTTCTTGGCTTCGTTCCAAGAGTGCTGCTTGATAAAATTAACAAACAAAGAGGTATCCTTCGTTTGAAAAGAGCAAGCGGTTCCAGTTACTTTTGCATTTCCCTTATAAAATTGTAGGTTCATTCAGACATTATTTTGCCTGAAAAAACGTGATTTATCAATTATTTTTTTCGGCTTTTAATTGGGAAAGCTTAGTGTAAACTGTATGAGTTTGAATGGCGACAAGTCTTGCAAATACAGAGTCTCCAAACTTCTGTCCAGTAACGATAACGATATCTTCTTCTTTTGGCATTCTATTATTCAGATTCTGCATATCATCGATCTTGTCAGAGAAGATCATGACGTTGACTGATGCAGTTTCATCTGAGATTTGCATCTTGAAGTATCTAGTCTTCTTCTCTCTTGAAACTCCTGACTTACACTCTTGAATAACTCCAATAAATGAGACTTCATCTTTCTCGGCAAAGTCCGCGATGTCTTTAATGTAAACTAGATCATCTTTCTTTGAAATAAAAACTTCTCTCAGTTTATTTCTGACGCTATATCCAATAATAGAATTCTCATAAAACCAATTAGCAAAACTCTCTGACTTGCTATTGATTTCATAGATCTTTTTATAGGGATCTGCTTTGGTTCGCAGGGTCTGAAGTCTTGATTCTTTAATATAAGGTTTGCCTTGAACATCCTTATTGTCCTTCATGTGCATAAGGATTTTAACTAAGTCATAATCAAAAGTCTCACCAAATAGCTTTGCATTAATCTTCTCCTTATTAGTTAAGACGTTCCAAAGCTGGGCTTCATATACTATTTTACTTCTAGACTGCTTGAAGTCACCATCCAAAGCACCAGCTTGAATCAAGGCGCAAAGGACTCCAATATTCAGATTGGCTTGAGATGCAGTCTCAAAGATGTCGAACTTGTTTTGAAATTCTTTTCTGAACTCATTAACAGCTTTGACAGTCTTCTCGCTGATTCCTTTAACAGACAGAAGTCCAAAACGAATATTCTCGCCTTCAATACAGAACTCTTCTTTTGATTTTAATAGATGAGGGGGAAGAAGTTTAATATTGAAATACACAAGTTCCTTTTCAATTTTAGAAATTTCTCCAATTGGATCTGGTTCGTGCTTACTCATCTTGAGGAGAGACAAGAAGAACTGCTGGGGGTATTTGAATTTTAGATAGATTGAGATTCCTGCTAGTGCTGAATATGCTACTGAATGAGAATTAGATGTTAAAATTTTATTTGCATAAAAATTATGATCTTCATGATTAACTTCAAGATCTATAGTCTTTTTCACGCCAATGGGGCGTATAGACCTTACTTTAGAAAAAATAATATTATTCATTTAATAAGTTTGCGTGTATATATACTATGTGGATAAATTCAATTTATTAAATTTAATATCAGATCATTCTAAAATAGAGATGACAAATGGGCAGTCTCTTTTGCTTATCAATTTTAAATTTAATTCTATCGATGAATGCAGAAAAGCTTTTAAAAATATTTCTTGTATTTATGTGTGGCATAACTTAAAAACGGGGAGAATTTATATAGGAAGTGCGGTTAATTTGTGGAGACGCTTTTTGTCTTACAAGCAATCTTTTTTGTTCGACAAAGAGGAAAACAATATTGGTCTCAAGAGAGCTTGTAAAAAATATGGAGTAGAGAATCTTAAGATTGGAATTTTAGAAATTATAAATAAAGATAAAAAACTTTTGAAGCAAAGAGAACAGTTTTATTTAGATACGATAAAGCCGTTTAAAAATATAGGGTACAATATTTCCAGATCAGCAGATAGACCTTTAAATTGCACTCTCTCAAGAAGAGGCAGGAAAAAGATAAAAGAAAGGCATACTGGAGAGAACAGCGAGATGTCCAAATTAAAAAATGAAGACATCCTAAATATAAAACACTCATTGTTTGAAGGCATAGGTATTAAAATTCTAGCATTTAAATATAAAGTTTCTACAACGGTTATTAGTAATATAGCAAGAGGAAAAACTTGGTCTCATATAAGAGCTTCAGATACTGTCGAAAGTTTTTTAAAAGAAAGAGCTTCTTCACTTAAGCATAAGCTAGGGCCATTGATTCCAGAAATAGTAGAATTATTAAAGCAAGGTCATCGAATGATTGATATTTCAAAAAAATATAACATTAAATATCCAACTTTAAATAATATAAAAATTAGATATATTACTCGACAGAGTTGCCAATAGAATAATTATTTTCTATAATTTTTTGTAGAGTTTGCATCCCTGCCTCTTTTGTAAAAAATTTATGCTCTAAACTTGTAATGATTTTTTTACCAGATTCAAGCTCTACTTCAAAGACCTCTTTTTCGTTTCTCATCACATCTAAAACTTCAACAAAATGATCTTTTTGGTTTTGCGTGTCGTAAGCTTTTATCCTGTCTCCAATATTTACTTCTTTAAGCATTATACATCCTTTTTCGGTTTCGACAAGCTCTTCTTCAAAGATGCATTTATTAAATTGATAATTGGCTGAATCGTTTGCAATTCTCCATAATACTTCACCAATCTTAGGGTCAAGTTTCTGCTGGGAAATCTTGTCTTTAATCTTCTGCTCCCATTCTTTCATCTCTTCGACCTTCTTTTTGCCTACGCAGCGTCGAACGATTTCTGCTTCGTCAAGAGAAAAGCCAACTTTGCTCACCATCTTCATCAACTGTTCTTGATACAAGCAAACGCCTCCAGTTACACCTAAGATGTCATCAAAGAAAGGATGGATGCTTTCATAATGATCATTGTTAGTATAGTTGGCATACTTATCAATGAACTGAAGTGCGCCGGGACGAGCAAGAGCCAATACGCCGCTTAGTTGCTCAAGATTTTTTGGCTTTACCTTTTGGCAGACTTTAAAGTTCGTTTCTGCCTCAATTTGGAATAACCCATGAGGAAGTTTGAAATCTTGCAGTTGCTGATATATGAAAACATCATTTACATCAATGTCCTCATATCTAATGCCAAGAGATTTGCAAACGTCATCAACAACCGAAACGCCTCTTAAACCTAGCAAATCAAGTTTGATATTGTATGCTGTAACATTATTCATGTCATAGCTGGATACAATCTGCTTATCAGAAGAAAGCTCTACAGGACAAGACTCTTCAAGAGGAGAGTGAGCCAGCAAAAGACCAGAAGGATGAACACCTTTGTTCTTGTTAAGATTTTGAAGTTTCAGGGCGATTTTGTAAACCTCTTCATTATCTCCTGCCCACTCAGCAAACTTTTCGCTTTCCGTAATCGCATCCTCAAGACTCTTAACTTGTCCGAATAGTTTTGGAATATAAGACGAGACATCATTCATCTCGCTTTCCTGCTTTTCCGCCACTACTTTTCCTGATTCCTTAATGCAGAGTTTTGAACTTAAAGTATTAAGAGTTAAGATTTTAGAAGTCTTGCCCTTGAACTTTTCTTCAAGATAAGTAATAACTTTATGGCGATTATAATAACAGATATCTAGGTCAACGTCAGGGAATAGGGAGCCATCGAAATATGTAACTCCTTCTATCACAGTTTTCTTTGCTCTAGCTTTAGAGATGAAACGCTCAAAGAACAGTTCGTACTTAATGGGGTCAATTTTGGTTACGTCAATGAGAAATAATAGAAGTGAACCAGCGCAAGATCCTCTTCCCGGTCCAGTGGGAATGTTATTCTCTCTGCAATAGTTAATTACATCCCAAATAAGGATAATGTAATCAATGAACTCTAGCTCTTGCAGAATTTGCAATTCATAATTAACGCGATCAACATACCTCTTATAAAGCTCGCTGCCTTTTTCAAGATTAAGCTTATAAAACCCTTCTCTAGCTAGACTCCTTAAGAAGTCATAATTAGAAGTAGCGGCGACTAGATTAAGCCTAGCCTTATGCCTTTGATCAATTTCAAAGACAGGCATTCTAAGACCGTGCAAGCCAAGGTCGTATTTTTGAAAGTCTTTAGTAAAATTCATATTGCGATCTGGAATTTGAGCTTGTTCCATACTTTGATGTTTAAATGTAAGTCGTTAAGTGCGTCGTGCAAGGTTTCGTAATCGTGATCAATATCGTATTCTTTTCCAAGTGCAGTTAAATTAGTTTTTACTCCTTTACGTCTTTCGTTCAATATTCTATACTGATATTCAATTAAGCTGATATCCTTAGAATAAGGGATCTCGTATTTGATGCCTTTGGCTAGGCAATTTGTGTCGATAACCTTATTAACTAAATGCTTCCATTCTTTTCCATATGTTTCGTAATAGTCCTTGATTAAATAAATATCAAAATTAAGGACATTATGCCCAACAATATAATCGCACTTCTCTAGCCACTGATCAATCGTCTTGATTGCTTCACTTGAATGTACTGCAATTTTATTATATTTATACTGATCAAAACGGGTAATTACTGCCGCCTCTTTGCTGACATTAATAGGCTTATCCCATTTGATGTAGATATCAGAAGTTTCTAAAATTTCATTTCCCTTGACTCTAATCATGCCGCACTGCCAAGGGCGATTATTAATAAAACTTAGGCAGAGATTCTCTGTTTCTAAGTCTATAAAAGTATAAACTTTATCCTTATCGTAACGAAGTAGATCTTCCATCATACAGCATTTGCCTCCTTCCAGCTTTCAAAGCTAAATTCTGCGCTACACATATGTTCTAAGTTTGGCTTATTAAGAGTTGTTCTATTATTGATGCATCTAAACGTCAGATACGATTTAAAATCTTCTCTTGTGTTATAGTAAATACTTTTTGCAGGAACCATCTCGTACTCATCTTTGCAGAAGTTAATTACTTTCTGTTTTACAATGTGATCAAATGGAAGACCGTTATCTTCTACCAGAAACGTAGGTTTAGTGAACTTTAATTCTGGGCAGCACAAGGAATAAGACATTGTGTTATTAAACAAGAATGAATCATAGAATGGCACACACAACTTCAGGCTAGACTCATCCCACTCTTGAGTCAAGGTCTTTTCGTCTATTCTTGGGGCGTAATAAAAACCATTTGTGGCGGCAATACTAAATATCTTAATTAGTTTCTTGTAGCCACTCCCATTTTTTGCAAAGACTATAATTTTACTAGATTTTTTAAGAGACTCTTCTGTCTTGTCGTTGATATCAGGACAAAGTTCAAGTCTCAAACCATAATAGAATGGAATCTTAAAGTTCTTAAAAGCATCAAGAAAAGAACTCATATTCTCTTCTACTAAGAATATTTGCTCTAGTTTATTATCTTTAGCTATGTCTACGATTGAAGAAGATCCTTCTTTGGATGAAGTCCCTGCTTTGTCTAGAGTTAAGATTGACTTACCTATGCTGTAATGGCTTTTAAAAAGCGGTAGTATTTTCATGATTAAGAGTTATTTCCATCTGGGGCAACCTTCATATTTAAACTTTTTGATGACTTGAGTGTCATCTTTCTTTGCGGCTTTAGCTTCTTCTGCGGTAAAGTAGCTCTTTACAAAATTATCATCCTTATCGTAAATAGAATAAAACCACATCTCATTCTTAAATGGGCAAACCCAAGTAGCTCCTGCTTGGCAAAGCCATTTGCTCTTTATGTCATCTGCGGCGAAATTTTGCTTTGCATCTTGCTCAGTGAAATTAGTTACTTTTTCGTAAACATACTTAAGATAAGTTTCAAATCCAGACAATTCATCATCAGAGAATTTTACCGGCTGAACTGGTTCTTTAGGAAACCTGAGAAATACGAATTCTACTTCTGGGTCATAGTCAGGCCAATAGATCTTAGAAGCAATAGAGTATAGCATGGCCTGTACATTGGCTGTCAACTCTTCTCCCTTGAATTTCGCTTTGCTAGACTTGTAATCTCTAATTTTACTCTTCTTTTCTTTCTTATAAATAATGGGAAGATCAATGAACCCTCTAGCCTTGTAGTCGTCTCTTTCAATTTTAAATTCGAACTCTGGTTCTTGAATGTCGCCGCCTTTAGGGAAGAAGTCGCTCTTAAGACCAACAAGAATCATTTTATTAATTAATGCTATATCTTCAGGAGTGTTGATTCCCTCTCTTGTGGCGTGTTTTATTACTAACTTGCCTACTGGAACGCAGGAAAGCGGATCGCCAGAGGCAATAATTTCATTGTAAATCTTCTTGTGACGAGGATTAAGAAGCAATTCAAATACTAAGTGGCAAATTGTGCCGCGCTTTGCTCCTGAATTAGACTTCTCAGGAATATTTAAATGGTACTTGCAATAGTAAGACCATGAACAAGTCTCAAGAGCTTTAATGCGCGAGGCAGATAGGTAGACTTCTTTTTTATCCATTGAATTCCTTCATATATAAGTCTATCTCATTTTTGCTCATTAATCCAAAATCTTTTTTGGAAGGCAACTTTATCTTAACTTGATTTTCGTCGAAGAACATCAAGAGCTTAGACTTTGCTTTTTTCGCCGCTTCATTACCAGCAGAATTATTAAAAGAATCATTATTAAAAGCAATAACCACTTCTTGGACAGAGTTCTCTAATAGAAATTTTGTGATCTTGGGAGAGATTGCCAATCCAAAAGTAATAATTACATTCTTGTAGCCAGCTTGCCACAAAGCCAGCATATCTCCAATGCTTTCAATCAAGAAAACTCTGCCGCTTTCAGATATAGCATTTTTACTAAAGAAGGCTGGATAGACCCATTCCTTCTTGGTTCCAAGGTGTTTCCATTTAATGAAATCAGGTCTTTTTGAATCAACCAGTGACCTGCCACTAAATCCTACAATTTTTCCAGATGGATTATAAATAGGAAACACATAACGATTAATCATGTTTCCTTTTTTAGCTATTCCACCTTTAAACTCTGCTACGATCTCTTCTTTGACTCCTCTATTAAGCCAGTATCCATGATTTTTTTCAAGGCTGACGAGCATCGATTCATCGTAAATCTTTACTTGATTGATGGTATTTTTTTCTTGATTTACGACAATTCCCGTGAAGTTAAACTTCTCGGCGAGCATCTTATCCGCATAATCTAGATCGTTTAGATTAAGTGTGATTTGAACTAATTCGCTTAACTTACCCCCTCGGCAAAGTTTATAATCATACCAATAACCAGTATTTTTATTGATTGCTAGAACTGTATCATTATCTGAACTCCTGTAGATTGGTCTAGTTCTGTACCAACCGCCGAAGTCTTTAAGATTTTGATAACCGATGTTTTGAAGTATTTCTTTTATATCGCTCATAACAAAGTGCCATCATTGGGATTAGCATCATTCAACGAGAATGTTTGACGCTCTCTCTCAATAATATCGCCCAAGGAACCTCTCTCTTCTACACTGAAATTGTTGATCTGAAAGTTGATAAAATTCTGAACATATTTTTCATCGCCATGTTCATTCCTTCTCCTAAGAAGGTCTTGGTGTCCAGCAGCGTCTTTACCTTGGAAACGGCTTTTCAAGGTTATTAGCTTGTGCGTTCCAAAGTCTGGCGTATCGCGCTCTATTTCGTCAAGAGTTTTTCTTCGGAAAATCGCAACATAGCTGGCGAACCATTGAAGCCGATCAGACAAGGCGATTGCGGAGCTATCATCGGTTACATCTCCAGCATTTCTATTAAAATTTTCGCCAGATCTATTCATTTGCATTGCAGTGAATAGAGTGGCATTAATTTCTTCTGAAATCTTTTTAAGTTTATCTATCTTTTCGCCAATTACTTGATGTTCTGCCCAGTTTTGGCCGACCTTTTCTCCGGTAAGTTTAACGTAGTCATAGCAAATAAGAGCAGGATTTCCTCTTCCAACTTTGCTATAATACCATCTACGAATAAAAGAAACAATCTCATCAATACCTTTATTACCAACACAATGATGAGTATAATTATATTTACTAAATTCTTTTAAGAAGCCTCTGACTTTAGTTACCATTTCAGGATTCTTGCGCCAGTTTCCTGTGTCAATATACCAGAAAGGAACTCCGGTCTTTGCTGCTGCAATACGAAGCTTGACATCTTCTGAAAACATTTCAGTATCAAGATAAAGAACGCTAACTTTTTTGTTCTTTAAATAAGCTCCGAGAGACATCTCAACTAAGAAAGAGCTTTTGCCTTGACCGGGGCGGCTTACGATAGCGTAGACGTTTCCATTTCTTAAACCACCATAGAGTCTTGCAAACTCTGGATAATGTAATTCTATTCCTGCTTCATCTTGAGGATTGTTACCTTTTTCTTCTATGAATGCCTCTATGTCCTCAAAGATATTCCTAATCTCTTCAGTAGCATCAAAAGAATTAATCTTTTCGCCATATATTGAATCTACTTCAGCTATTAATTGATTAACATTTTTATCAGGATTGGTAGAAACAGTTTCTATGATTCTTTGCGCCATCCCTTTTATATCACGGCGAATAGAAAACTGCTTTAACTCTTGAGCGTATTTAAGAGCAGATTCTTTATTTGATACTGGCAAAGAAATACAGTCAATATAATCATATATATCAAGATCTTCTTGAAATGAGATTCCAAGATTCTGAATCTTTTGAGCTAATATTACTTTGTCAATTTTCTCTTTGGAATTACAAAGGTGTCGAATTACAGAATAAACTGTTCCATTTACATCATTTGTAAAATCAATTTCTGATATAAAATGATCTAAATCGTAGAATGCTTCTGGGTTTTTAATGAGCGCACCAAGCAAGTGCTGCTCTACTTTAATAGAGGAAAGCTTCATTTAACTAAAAAAAGAGTTACTTACTAGCAGGACCGTCTTCATCTTCACCGTCTTCATCTTCTTGATCAGAGGCAATAATGTTGTGAATAGTGTTCTCTAAATTAATCTGCTCAACAGCACTAAGCCAATTATTAATATAATAATGCATCGCCATTGCGTTTTGTGCATTATCGAATTTAGACCTTACTTCAGGCATACCCTTTTTGTCAAAGGTAAACAGCAAGAATCCTCCCTGCGAGCATTCATCTATCTGTGATAGAATGCTATCTGGGAAATGAAATTCTTTATTTTTTGCCACAGATTATATTACACCAACGATATATTAAATGTATGATTTATGTAATCATAGCTTAATTTATTTAAGTCGCTGGTCTCTAATTCTATTAGTTGAAAGCCATTCTTCTCTAGCCACACAGACTTTTTGTAGTCTCTCTTAATAGAATTAAGGTAATTTAATCTTGAGTTGTTATGAAAGAATTTATTAAAAGAAGAATGCTGGTCGCCATTTACTTCTATTGCTATTTTGCGAGAGATGTTAATGAAATCAACCTTCATTCTGCTTCCGAAAACCGGAAACTCTTCATAACAAACGTGAGTCTTCCAAAATGGTTTCAAGAATTGCTTTACTTGAAATTGAATTTTAGAACGAGACTCTTTTTCCCAATCTATTAAAAATTGAGAAACATTTTTGTTAATTATTCTGCCGGTTACAGAATAAAGCTTCATTTTGATTGAACGGCTTTAAGCTTATTGAACAAATGCTTAGTTGCGTCAGCATTTTCTTCAAGCCATTTTCTGAAATTCTCTCTTCCTTGATGTTGCTTTGGCATATCAATTCCAACAGTCTTCAATTCTTCAATTAAAGAATCATCAACGGTGATCCATGCGCCCTTTGCAACAACAAGATCCCACATCAGTAAGCAATCAAGAATCTCATATTCGACCCAAATACCAGAGGGCTTTTTGCCGAATTTAATTGGATACTGAATAATGTTCTTGCGAGTAGCTTCGCTGGTAGACTTCTGAATCATTACTTTGGAATATTTTCCAATTGATTTGGTCTTGCCGTCATTCATTTTGCCCGATGGATTATCAAGAATATAGTCTCCCATTGCAGTTGGGCTGTACTCTAGGATGAAGTCTGCCCAATGCAAGAGCGCATTTCCGCCGCTAAACATTCCTCCTCTTGGGGCGTTCTTGGCATAAGGATCGATCTTAATTTCAGAAGTAATCTGACTAATAGCAATCATCAAGTGACCATGCTTGAACATTCCAATACTTAGTGACTGCAAAAGCTTTTTGCTGATAACTTGAGTTCCTGCAACTTTGCTTGCGTCTGCTGGGCTGGTGTCCTTGTCCCTCTTCAAGATAAGACCATCCATAGAATCAATCACAAAACAATAACGATGATCTTCTGCATTATTAAGGACAAGATCTTTAATAACGTCAATTACTAAATCATAGACATTTGATTCTAGAATGAAGACAGAGCCGTCAGTCCATTCAGAAGCGTCGGTAACGAACTTCATCCCGCAACGCTCTCTGTTCTCCTTGGACAAACGTCCTTCTGCCAACACCCAAACTACTCTGCTCTTGGGGATTTCTGCAAGGAAATTTCTGCAAATTTCTAGAGCTTGCGGAGTTTTGCCTTCGTTATTTGGTCCGCAAAGACGAATTAGAGAAGGAGTGATGCCTCCACCAACTGCTGCATCCAAGAGAAGACTGCCAGTCGAGATCTTCCAAGTAACTGCTTCTTCAAAATTAAAATGATCATCTTTATGATCTTTGTTATTTAAAATCGCTTGGAGTCTGCTTGAAGCTCCAACGGTTGATACTTTTTCTTCAGCTTGCTGCTGTTTCGGAGGTCTTGCCATAATTCAGGAATTCTTTTAAAGTTTTGGGCTTTTTTACAATGGGAATATCTTCGCCCACTTTGCCGCTTAGTTCATTATAGCCTACCGCAAGCTTTGAGTCAAAGCTTTCTTTGAGCTTTTCTTTAGACTCCTTGAGGTCTTTTTGTTGAAGAAAAAGCTTATATCTATTATTTAGTATTTCTAAACTCTCTTTGGACTGTAAAAAGTGAAGATTAGGAACTAAGGGATAAGGCTCGACCCAATCCCAAAAATCCTTATTAGGGAATTTTTTCAAAAGCCTTGAAGCGGCTTTCATATCCCTAGACCAGTCTATATGTCCTTCTTTTACAAATTTTACAACAATGTCTTTACAATTTGCCATTTTAAGAGTTCAAATCAGAAGCGACCATATCCTTTACTAATTGTCATAATAAAGAGTATCATGCGCTAAATTTTAAAATTTTCTATGTCGTAATTTACCATGCGCTCTACAAGGTTGTCAAAAGAAATTTTCGGTTTCCAGCCTAGCTCTTCTCTAGCTGGAGTCGAGTCTCCCAAAAGAATATCGACTTCGGCAGGTCTATAAAATTTAGAATTAATTTTAATTAAAACAGATGATTGAACTTCATTTTTAATTGCATATTCAGTAGAAACACTCGCTTGCTCTTCTTGTCCAAATCCATGCCACACTGCTTCAATACCGGCATGATGAAAAGACTTGTTTATAAATTCTTTGATTGTGTGAGCCTCGTTGCTTGAGAGGACGTAATCTTTAGGTTCATTTTGATTCATGATCATCCAAACCCCCTCTACAAAATCTTCAGAGTCAGACCAGTCTCTTTTAGCCTCTAAATTTCCAAGTTCAATTGGAGCGAATGGTTGATTGTTTTTAATAGCATGATATATTCTCGCTACTCCTTTAGTGATTTTTCTAGTTACGAATTCTTCTCCACGTTTAGTGCCTTCATGATTAAAAAGAACGCTATGAACAGCATATAAATTATAAGACTCCCGATAAATTTTTACTAGATGACGAGCTGAAGCTTTACTCGCTCCGTATGGGCTTCTCGGTCTTATTGGATGGAGAATGTCTTGTGGGCTATATTGTATATCCCCGAACTCTTCACTAGACCCAGCAGAATAAAATCTACACTTTGGTTGAAAACGTCGAATAGCTTCAAGACACCTAGCTACGCCCGTGGCATTAATGTCAAAAGTTTGAAGCGGAATGTCCCAACTACAGCCTACAAACGATTGGGCTGCAAAATTAATAAAATAATCAGGTTGAATACTTTGTACAAGATTATCTAAACTAATACTATCGGACAAATCACCATAAACTAATTGAAATCTTTCGTTGTTAATAAAAGTTTTACAATTAATGAAATTTGTATTCGAACAGCGTCGGACCATTCCAAAAATTTTTACTGTTGTATTTGCTAATAAATATTCTACAAGATTAGCCCCATCTTGTCCAGTTACGCCCGTTATTAAAACTTTTTTTTCCATATTTTATTTATTTTTTTCTGTTACTTTTTTACACATTTTGATAAATTGTTCGTTTGTCATTTCTTGTTTGGCATAATTCACTTCTTTATCAATCCATTGAACATTAGTAATAATATATCCTAAAGACGAATCGATTCTGTCTAATGATGCGTTACCATCATGAGCTTTTCTATTTGAATTGAATTTAAGATCCACTCCTGATAAAGCGCATTTATAATTTTGTTTTTGAAATAAATTCCATATTTCGTCGAGCGTTATTTCAAATTGTAAGTTTCTTGATTTAGCTCCTCTCTTCAGAGAATAAAAGTAACTACCGCTTATTTCACCAATTCCTTTCCATCTTGGATTATTAAATGTTTTTTGAAATTGTTGACACCCACAGCTTTTGTAATTTCCTTTATAGACGTTGTGAAATTTAACTTCAAATATTTTATTACAATTAGAACATTGGCACTCTACAAATAGTCTTCCTTTTCTTACGTCTAAAGATTTTAATATTTTTACTCCTCCAATCTCTTTCCCAATATAAGAATTTATTATGCTTTTTCTTCCCATATAAATAAATACACTTATTATTTGTAGATAGAAACTATTTTTAAAAAGTATTCTCAATAAGATAGTCTACCATGTAAGAACCATCTTGGCCAGAAATTCCTGTAATTATTACGTTTTTCATGTTTTTTGTTCCGTTAGATTAGTGAGAAAAAATCTTTTTTGTAATGCTATTTTCGCGTAATGCCGTTCCATGTTTGCGCTATCGACTTCTTTTGCTGAGATATTACCATATCTAGCAAGCTCAACAGCATCAAAAGTTTTCTTATTAACTGATAGCAGATTTTCATATTCTTGTGAGTTAATAATTTGGATAAACAAGTCATTTGGCAATTGCGCTTTTAGATAATTATAGCAGTTTTGCCAAGCTTGTTTAGCTTGTTCTGATCGACCACTTTTTATCTGTAGTATGCTTAAATAATCAAAAGCATAAGCTTCATCTACGCAAAGATTAATCATTTAATCTAAATGTATTATAGGTTGCGGGATATTGTTTTTTACAAAAAAGTTTCTATCGATTTCTAATTCATTTTTTGCATCATTCCATTTATATGAACAATGCCCAAAGTGCCTGTTCTGATATTCTACTTTTAGTTTGCCATTAGAATGAAGCCAAGTCATATGGCGAACGTGGGCAAAATGTTTTGGTATTTTTTGATTAACTAAGTACTTATAGTTTAATTCATCACGACCATTAGAATAAATAAGATCATTATCCCAGTAAAACTTAGCAATCTTTAATCCTCTTGAATTAAAGAAAATTCTTGGTGGGCAGAAATCATCAACCCATTGCTTTCCGTCTAGGATGTAGTTTTTAAAATTAATTCCGTACCATTGATTGAACTTATCGTTTTTAATATAAGAAATAATCGACTTAATATCATTCAAAGAATAATACTCATCACTTAGATCTAGCAACCAAACGCAGTCAACATTGTCAGATAATAGAGGAAATAAAGCTAAGTTTCTTGCATCAGATTCAAGCAGAGCTTCTGAAGAGGTATTGAAATGCTGTATCGTGCCATTGCTTTTTAAATTGTTAAAATACTCAATTGTTTTTGAATTGTCTATGTTAACGTTTAAGTCTTTATATTCCTTAAACATACAAGACACAAAAGAAAAGACAATATTAAATTCTTTCGCTGCTTCAAACCAAGGTTTTAGCCTCTGGTCTAAATCATTAACGCAGTCATATCCACAACCCAGAATTCCTATTTTCATACTAGATTTAATATATTATTAGCAATGGTGACTTTATCAAATTTTTGTTTATATACTTCGCTATTCTTTTTAACAAACTCTTTTGCTTTATTGTTCCAAATCGGATCAGCGATACTTTCTGCAATTTTATCTGTATCTACTCCTATTTCTGACCAGAACTCTTTTGTTACTGGATCGTCATTTGTTACAATTGGAATAGTTTGACATACCACAGCTTCAAGAGCAGGTAAACCGATAGATTTAAAAGCAGAAGGAAACATTAAATACTCTACGGAGTTATAAAAATAATTAAGGATATCATCCTCAAGCACACCATAGTAATCTCCCCAGCCCGGATTTTCTGAACCTACGATTGCTAAAGAGCTTGAATTTCCACCAAGTTTTACAATAGCTTCATAAACAAGTCTGAATCTTTTATTCATGTCACAAGCTCTACCTACATATAGGTATTTATAAGGTCTGCCTTCTTTGTTTCTTATTTTTTCTTGATAAGAAATATTTTTATAAGATACGTCCTTGATTGGATTGTGAATAACAATACTATCAAAGCCGCACCAGTTTTTTATTTGCCATTGAACCTCTGCACAAATGCAGGTGATAATGTCTGCTTTTTTAAGCCAGTTAGTTATTTTTTCTGGATTAAAATCTCTGTTTGGATTGTGTATATGAGCGTATCTTGAAATGTCATATTTTGATCCATCGATATAATGAGGAGGCAAATCTAATACATTAAATATTAGTTTGGCTTTTGGATTCTTTTGTTTTAGATTATAAGCTTCTTCGTAAAAACCGGGATCATTGCTAAAAATTACATCAGGAGATTCAAAATTTATCTCATGCCCTAGCTGATGAAAGCCATCTTCTATTCTGGATATTTGACCTCCAAAAAATCTTGCTCCAAATGTGGCTATTTTCATAGTAATGAAATCAACTGGTCGATTTCTGCTTTAGAAATATCTTTATTTAATCCAACATAGAAACCATTTTTATTTAAAAATGAACTATTGGGGAAAGTATCGTTTCCTGCATATTCTTTATATGCAGGGTTTATTGGCAAAAAGCATATAATTGGTCGCGTTTCCCAACCGTTTTTATTTAGATTTCTCTTTAATTCTTTGATGTCTTTGTTTGCATTAATAATTGGCAAGCAAAAAGGTACGATATTAATATTGGGTTTTATATAATCACATGGAAGACTTGAAACAAAGTATTGCCATGTTTCTTTTCTTTGATTTATGTATTTATAATATCTTTCAGTATCCATCAAAGCAAAAAAAGCATTTAAGTCTGTCGTCCTATAATTTGTGCCAACTTTATAAAATAAAAACTCAGGATCAACATCTGGATTATTCTTCTCTATGTATTGTCTAACATTGTTTTCCTTTGGAAGAACTCTAGTCAATCCGTGACTTCGAATCATTTGAGCATTGATATAGAATTCACTATTCTTAATAAAGCTATCTTGCATGAAAAGCATTCCCATTTCAATGCCGCAAATTTGATGCGCCCAAAAGAAAGAAGTCGTTGCCATATCGAAACAACGAAGAATATTTTTGTCAAAATATTCTCCCATTGTCGTTTCACAAAGATCGGCAAATAGATAAGCGTTATGTCTTTCTTTTAATTCATTTAGCTTTTTGATATCAGGCACAAAGCCAATTAAAGCAGTAGGCCAAATTACTTTTACTTTTTTAGAGTTTTTTGCGCTTTCTAGTTTCTTTTCTAGTTCTTTATAGTCAAAGCTAAAATCAGTAAGATTAATATCTACAAAAACAATTTTACACCCTCTCATTATCCAAGGGCTTATAGATGATGCCCACGTTGTAGAAGGGACAAAAACAGTTATATCTTTTGGATTAAGATTAAGGCTCTGAATAAAAGTCTCTACTAAAAGATGATTAGCTGTAGAACCTGAAGAGACAGCTACACATTTAGTATCTGGGCCAGAAATCTGTTCCCACTTTATTTCTAATTCTATTACTTTAGGGCCAGTAGTTAACCTGTTATTTTTATTTAAAACGAAAAATGCAGCCTTGATTCTATCCCATAAAGTAAAATTATCTGTTTGTAATGGATATCTCATTTTCATATTTATGTCATTAATACTAAATTAATTTATCAATAGCATCAAGAATTTCTTCTTGCTTAATATTGTCGCAAGATCCATGAGCTAATAAATTTATGTTATTATTTTTATAGTTGTCAGGAGCGAAAGCAAAAAGATTTTGATTATGATTGGGAGCAGAACAGCACAGTAGACTAATCATTGGATGTCCATAAGCACCTATAAGCCAGTTAAATCCGCTATCTGTACCTATAACTAAGTCGCAACCAAGACAAACCTTAATCTGGTCAAACAAAGATAAATGAGTAATTCTTGTTATATTTTCTCCTATATCTTCTTCTTTCTCTACTCCACAATGGTATATTTTATAGCCTTTGTCTTGAATCTTCTTTGTTAGATCTTTCCAATAAGCTGTAGAAGGGTTTCTTATTGGGGCATCGTTATAGCCAGCCCTTGCATGGATTGCGATAGACTTGCTTTTCCTTTCTGAATTAAACCACTGATAAAGCTTTGGCTTCTTTTCTTGCTCCTCTAGAGATTTAAATGCATCCATAGAGATAGATGCCATTCTCATAGTCTCTTCTACGCAGGTATAATAATTATACCAAAAATTATCTATACCAACAGTTAAGCCGGGACAAGGAGGGTGTTGTGGAAATGGATGAATAAAATAATCACACTTTTTTATTATCTCGGCATCTTGATGACCTAAACCTTCGTGCTGCTCGACGATATGAATTTTATCTATCAATGGGTGATTTAAGAAAAATACAGAAGAGTAAGATGTCTTTTGTGAAATTGGAAATATTTTATACGAATCAGGAAAATACTTTTCTAGAATAGTTAAGGCAGGGAGAAACATTACTGTATCCCCTATTAAAGAACCTCTGCCAGCAAAGATTTTAATTTTTTTATCCATTTGCTTTTATGAAGTCATTGTATTGTTTTTCCCAGCCAATATGTTCTACCATTTTATTATCAGTAAAACTAAAAATATCTTCTTGATTTAATAAATATTTAGCAGCAAGTTCATAAGCCATTTCTACATGAGGATGAATCCTTTGGAAATTTTTAAGCACAAAGTTAGAAATATGGATCATGTCTCTAGAGCGAAGCATTGCTGGATTGAAGCTCCATTCAGTTTTTGCAATAAAGAAGTCGTCTTTAGGCTGACCTTTTAGCCTTTGAACTATGTCTGGCTGGTCTACTCTTGAATATCTGTGATAGATAAGATTAGAGTTCTCTTCAAGAATACGAACGGAATTATCAAGCAAGCGGTCTAATTCATTAGAATAAAATACCCAGTCGTTTTCTAGATGAAAAGTAAACTGGTGAGCTTTTGTCATTGGATGGTTGTAGCACTTTGCCATGTCTTTAATTAGACCCAAAGCGTGACTCTCATGGTCGTTTTTCCAATGCTCTGTAGTATGGATGACTTCAAAACCTAAAGACTTAAAGAACTCTTGTTTTTCAAAAGCTATCTTTTCATCTCCGGGTATTATTTTTATATGAGCTAACTTGTCTACTTTGGCGGCTAGTTGAGACTTTTTAAACAAGTCTTTTAGGCTTACGATATCTACGTCGTTAAGTCCATAGTGCTGCCTTGTGCTAGTTAAAAAAACGATATTAAACATATTAATTAGTCTTTATGCCGCAAAACCAAAAACATTCATCAAAAATTTCCTGATAACATTGCTTTATTTTGTTATCTAAACACGCTTGATTTATTTCGTGAGGCTTTGTTTCCCATGAGAACCATTTATTAGCTCTTTTAGCATCCTCAAAGTCATTTTCATTTTTAAAGAAATCGTGAGACATTATTACGTCTCCCGGCTTTAAGAATTTAGAATAGATATTAAATTCTTTTACCTTGTCTCCATTGTCGCAAAGCAAAAGAGTCCTGCCTTCATTTTGAATCAGCTTGCCTACATAAGAAACGCACATCTCATTTGTTAGAATATCAAACTCATGAAATTTCCCGCCTAACGCTTCAATAAGATTAACAATGCTTTGATCTCTAATAACATTATCGAACGTATAAAATGACTTTGGAGATTTATGATGAGTTCTATTCTTATAAAGAACTGGCTCATTTGAATTTTGTGATGTAGCTATATTTTTGCTCAAATAACAGTATAGAGCTAAAAATACAGAAAGTCCTCCATCATGGGTTCCAAGCTCTATGATATTAGTAAAATTATTTTCAAGCAGAAGCTGGTTAATTGCTCTTGGCGCATTTGGGTGCTGTTGCATGAAGCATCCAAAAAATGGAAGATGCATATTACTTATGCACTTTTGTTCTTGTTCTGTCATATTTTTAAATTATGAGCTTTGATTTCTATTTTTGAAAAATCAGTTTTAGTATTTATTTCTTTTCCTGCGCGATTAGACCAGACAGGTTGCCAGAATTCGTTTTGTCTTTCTCTCTGCTCTTTGTCTACGGCCCAATAATGAAAAACATAAGGAGTTTCTCCTTCTCTAAGTTTTTCTATTAAATTGTTAAACATAAGGGTTTGAACGAGGTTTCCATTTGCGTCGATTAGTTCACAGGTGTCGCTTTTGTCCGTGTCTATTTTTCCATCTTGCTTCTTAGCAAAATTAACTATTCCGCGATACAGACCATCTTTATGCATATACCATTTATAGCCTATATCCTTATAATGGTAAATATCACCACACAAGTTAATGCTTGGAATTAAAAATGCAGAAGCTTGATTTTGTGAAAGTAGATATTCGGCGGCTCTCCTCCAAAGATCTCTTTGATAGAGAGGAAACCTTTCATCAATATCGCAAGAAATTTTTATATCTCCAATAGTATGCTGAAGAGCGAAGTTCTTTATTTTGCCATCAAACGCCAAATCATTGTAATCAAAATTACATTGACAAAGAGTAATATTTGAAATGCCTCTGTCGATTATAAATTGATTGACGATCTCATAAGTATTGTCTTCTGATTTATTGATAGCTAGGACTACCTCGTCCATAAACTGAGAATAGTTTAGGAGAGAGTTCTGCCAGTCGAATCCCATTTTTATGAGATTAAATGCGGAAGTATATGAAGAAAATTTCATTGAAATACAATAGGAACGTTACCTAGCTTATTATTAATTCTTTTACAAAGTAACTGTTTTGGGTCGTGATCGTGATAAAAACGCAGTGGCAAAAAGTGATTAGAGAATTCTTGCTGATATACTTTTTCTACATCTCTTCCCCAATCATCTAAGAGCATATAATCTATTTCAAGATCAAGCGTTAATTGAATATCATTTCTAACACAATCCTCCCAATGGTCTCCATCTATAAAAATAAAATCAAACTTTTGATCTTTGATCTTGTCTTTTACTTTTCTACTGTCTTCATTTATAAAATTAAATCTTTCACCAAATGAATTTTTTAAATGGTCAACGGCTTTAAATGTCCAAGACTTGTCTGGATATGGTGTGCCATGCATTTGGCAATGAATTAAATCACTCCTGTGGTAAACTGGATCTACAGATGTTACGTTTGCATTTGTATGCAGCAACCAATTTAAGCTAGACCCTCCTTCAAAAAATCCAATTTCTAAAATGTTTTTAGGATCGCAAAGCTGAATAATATCTTTTAAAACTACTGCCCATTCAGAGTAGCTCTGCATTGAACGGATGCTCTTTCCTTCAACGCTGTGGTTAAGATATTCTTGAGGAAGGGTTGCTGTTTTTTTATTCATACGAAAACTAATCTATTTTCTTTAATACTTTTTAAAGACTCATTTAGAATTTTCTTTCTATAGAAATCTTTAAGAATGTCTTCTGAGTTAATGAAGTTCTTAAATTTGGCATCGCCTATTCCAGAGTTTCTTGCATAGTTTAAGAAAGAGTCTGCTGTAAATTCCAAACCGATAGAATGACAATACATTCTAAACTCTACTCTTCTGGCTTCAGCTTTCTGAAAACCTTCTCTGTCATTTTCTCGACCTAATAGAAGATGATTGCTTCTTCCATAGATGTAGTAATATTTAAAGAAATGATCAATATAGTAAGACTCGTCTCGTTCTGGATCATCTTCTCCATCTCTTAGTCTCCAAGTATGCTCTTTCTTATTTTCATCAAAGAATTGACTTAAGTCTACTGCTTGATTTCTGGCTCCAACTAATCCCCAATGAGGAGAGCCATGAAAGAACATATCGTCATAGTATTCAAAAGCGAATCCTTTGCCGTAATTATATATTGATCTAATTCCTGAGTTCTTAGCTTTGGAAATGAGATTCTTGATATCGGCAATCCATTCAGTATTGAATCTCTCTCTAGAATCTCTAAGAACGAACCAGTCGCCAATTTTCATTGGTCCTTGGCGCAAAAATTCATTCATCTGAAAGTCGTGGTCATTAGTCCACTTGCGATAAATGACTTGGCCGCAACCTTTTCTCTCTTCTAGAAGTTCTTTTGTGCCGTCTGTAGATCCACCATCAACATAAATTAAACCATCAAAAGCTTGATAGCAATTTTTAGTTAGGTCGTCTATGTTTTTAAGTTGATTTTGCGTTATACCGCAAAGATAGACCTTCATCCATTCATTATATCAGAAGAGAATGGTTTTTTCCAAAATAAAAAAGAGTTTTCCCTATGCTTATGAGGAATAGTTCCATCAACCCATGTGTTAGATAGAATCATGTTCCATTCTTTATCAGTTAAATGAATATTTGGAAAGTCTACTCTCGTCTTAATTGGTTTAGTAATGAATACTTCTTTAGTATCTGTATATTGTATCAATTCGCCGCCACAAGGGTATTCACGAATAGATACTTTACCATTATCTGCAAATAAAAGATTCTTTGAAACGAGAAACCTCTTATTGTTAGCTTTCAAGAATTTCTGAAGGCTTTCTTCAGTCCACATCTCATTTGCGTATGGACCGGGGCCACCAATTGTATTTGGGATACTGTTATAAAACTTTTTGTTTATTAGGTGCGCTCTTTCAGAATAGTTGCCGTTTCCTTGATTTCCAGATAAATCAATATGGCTTACTGATTCGTCTGACTTTAAAATGTTAATGTAACTAGCTATTTCCTGCTCTGAGAACTCACGGATCATGAACTGATCGCACTGAACGTAAATAACGTATTCGTTACTTAAATTGAAATCATTGAATAGTTCTCTTGTGCCAAGTCCACATCCTGAATTTTTTGATCTTAAAGTTAGCTTGTCAATCAAGCCATCTTTGAAAAACTGAAAAATGGCATCGTGATCTTGTCCGCCATTATTTAGTAAAACTACTTCGTGAGAGAAGGTAGTAAATTTTTTAATTGATTTTAAACAAAGTTCTGTTTCTTTAGGTCTATTGTAATTTAAAACTAAAAATGAAATCATGTTTTGCTTCTCTCAATGATATTATCAAGTTTAGCTTCTATTTTATCAAATCTAGCGTTAATATGTTCTGAGAATTTATTGAGATCTTCTTTGTTAACGTATTCTTTTGGAAGAGATATTTCAATGGCGTGAAGTTTGTTTGAAAGATCTTCCGTCTTTTGCTCTTGCTTGTCAATTAAATGAAAAGTCCTTTTGAAGATCCATCCAGCTAAAAAACCGGCGATCATGAAAGCAATATTAAATAAGGTTTGCCAATCTATGGATGCTGCTGGTGTATTCATATTTTACTTATTTAAAGCCATCATGATGTGCATATAGTATTCTACACTCTGTAAAATACTATAGCACAAAAAAGTCTAAAAATTTTATAGACTTACTGGCTCACATTTTCCGCCAGCGCAAGCAGCTTCCTGAGTATGACTAGTTTCATCCTCATCTTCAATAAGCTTAGTAAAGTCAACCTTTGACCACTCTTCTTGAAGTTTATTAAATTTAACTTCATCTTCAGGCGTTACAATTGCTTCCATTGGAGCCTGTTGATAGATCTTATCTCCAGAATAAGGAAGCAAAGAAACGGCAGTAAAGTACTCTTGATTGTTATAAAGGTACTCTGTAACGGTCTTCCATTCGTCGTCTTTAACAATAACGGTGCAGCTAACTGAATGATTTAGAGGCTTCTTATTTGAAGCAGTTGTGCCACAATTAACCCAGTTAGTTTGTGTCAACTTAATAAGTTCCAAATGCTCAATTGCGTTTAGTTCAGATTTAATCTTGACATTCTCACTTACTTCAATAGGGAATGTAATAACATCATCAACCTTATTTGCGCTCCAAACGCTCTCTTCGCAAGCGTGTTCATTAAACATCTTGAAGAACTTATAGACATTATCTTCCTTATTGACCTGAATGCGGCGGAAGTACTTACGAGCGTGGTGAGGATGAATTCCAGAAGCAGCAGACAATACAATGGAATTAGTTCCCTCTGGCTTGATGCAAGTAACTCTAGAGGCTTGATTGATTCCAATCTTCTTAGCCCATTCAATATTAGTATTTACTGAAACCTTGGCAGCTTCTCTTTGATACTCTGGGTTAAAAAGGATGTCTGGATTATCCATCATTCCAGTAATAGAAACTCCAAGCAGAGCTTCTTCTTCGGTCAACTCTTCGGAAGTATGACCGAGATAAGGGAAGGTCGTATATGCAGCTTGCAACGTTCCAATCAATGACGCAGCCCAAGAAGCATTTTTAAAATCTTCTAGAGACTTAACTTTCGCTCCATTGATAGAAGTGAGATTGCAGAACTGGAATCCGCAACGTCCATCTTTAGTAATTGGAATAAAAGAAATCTCAAAACAAGGATTCAAAAGCTGATTCTCATCAACAACATATAAGAATCCCGGCTCACCAAATTCCTTAGTCTTATTAATTAGAGTTTCAAACTCGTCATAAGAAGTCTTGCCGCGAATAATAATTGCAGAGTTATTTGATCTAGCTCTCTGAGGGTTATCAAGGAACCAATTGCCAGTCTTGGCGTTCATCATGTCCTTATCTTGAGCGTCAAAGATAACGCTGCAAGCAGAACGGCGAATACCTCCAGACAATACGGCATCAGCACAATGCATCAAAATATCATAAGCATTGACAGTCTTAAGGCGGGTTTGATTGCTATCTTCAATAATAGTATCAAGTAGCAATTTAACCTTGAAATGGCAGTTCTTGAGACCTTTATAGCCGGGAGCTTTTCCTCCACCAGTCTTAAGCTTCGCTCCCTTTGGGCGAATTTTGCTGTAATCAAATACGATCTTACGGCCAGAATAAGCGGTATTCTTAAAATAGCAGTTTAGCAAAGCTTCAATTGAGTCGCCCCACCCTTCAATGCTATCATTAACTGTATAAGTAATTACCGTCCCAGTCTTATCTTTAGCGTTAACGAGATCAGGTAGGCGATTGAGGAACTTATCAGTGATACCAAATCCAACGCCAGTACCACAAAGCAAAGTATAAAAAGATTCAGCAAAAGAACGAATAGAATCAATATGACGTACAGCGCAATTAAAGATTCTTCCATTATGCGCTTCAACCGCTTTACCGCCGAATTGCATACTACGCATTGAAGGAGTAACCTTCCTTTCTCTAACCAAGTCGAAAGCTCTTGAAATTTCATACTTGTCTTCTTTTGGTAGGTGCTTGAATCTCTTCAAGTGCATGGTCTCGACTCTTGTAACAGTCTCGTCCCATGTCTCTCTGCGCTTCTTCTTTTCGTCATATTTTGCGTATTTTGTTACGAACGTAAAGTTCGCCATTTCGTCTAGGAAGTTAATAGCTTTGCTCATATAGGGATAATAATTACACCGAAGAAAAACCGATTTGGGAAACGAAAAATTAGATACCAGCCTTGTTCGTGTGCTTTGCGCCACGACGGACCTTAGAATACTCTTTTAGAGATTTTTCCTTAATGGGGTCTATTCCTTTTTCTCTTTCTCGTTTTTCAGAAAGTTCTTTAGAGGAATCCCACATCTCACCAACGTTATAATTCTTTCTCGCAGTTTTTTCAATAAAATCTCGCTCAGAGTTCGCATCTATCTGTGTATCTACACTTACATTAGGAGAGATGAAAATTCTTTGCCATTTTACTCCTCCTTCAGAATACACTTTCTCTGCGTCAACAGAAAGAAAAACTTCTTTGTATTCTTTAGTTTTAGGATTTTGAAAAATATAAACTGGCATATTAAAAAAGAGAAAGGATCTGTTCAGTTGTCTTTCTGACGGTGAACTGCTCTTGAAGCTTCAAACCTTCTTGATTTATTCTGCTTTGCTTTACTCTTGCGATTGCCTTTTCGCAGCCTTCAATAAAAGCATCTTCTGACCAGTCAAAAATATTTCCCTGATTAAATTCTTGTCCTTGGTGAAAGAACATATTGTCATAAGCAGGAATTTTGCTTGAGGGGTTTACTAAAACTGAATTCTTATCATTAGCCCAAGCCGAATAAGCATGAGCATTAATAATTACAGAATGCTTTCCAATTGCAACTGATTGGAATTCTGGTAAAGCCCAACCTTCACCTCCTGAAGCTCCAAGAATAACGTCTGCTGAATTTAGAAATTCATTATAAAGATTAACTTGAGCCATATGCCCAAAGAAGCTGACATTGAAGAATTTCTTGCCTTCAACTGCCATGTTAATCAATTTAGTGTTATCTTCTTGAGATAGAAAATTATTATAAAGAGCGCACTGTAAAGAGTAGCTGCTATTATTAGCGTACTTATTGATCCATGCACGGATTGCCTTTACATGATGCTTGCGCTTTTCAAACTTGCCACAAAGATTAAAAGTGATTCTGCCGTCATTAAAGTAAGTCTTGTTTGTAGCTTTGAAATTCTTTGCGTCAAAGAACAGGGGTAAATAACTTACATTACCTACCCCATGTTCACTGAATACCTTCACTGAATAAGGGGAAGAAACTAATACCTTGTCATTATTCTTTAAGATATTAATCTCAGTCTGAGTGAGGGCATCAAGTTCATGGAAAGTAAGTAAAAACTGCCGATCACTATAAGACTCAAGTGAGCCGTTAATGTGCCACAGTTTAAAAACTGGATCTTTTCTTGAATGGTATCGGAGACCCTTCTTCAAACAAGAATTAAACCAATTCTTAAAATCTTCCGTAATCTCTTCCTGACCGAAATCAGGATTGCCAATCATAAATAGAGATGGCTCCAACTTCAAAGAGTAAATCTCTTTGAGAAGCTGAATTGAGACCTGACCAAAACTGGTCGTGTTTACCGGAAGATGTAGGGCAAATTTCATGTTAGATCAAATCGTCGTCTGAATTGACTTGACTGACAGCGGCCTTCGCTGGCTTTGCGGTAGGCTTGGATGCTAGGCGGGTCGTGTTGTTGTTTGATGGAACTTGAGTTCCAGTTAAAGTCTCGTACTGAGCCTTTTCCATGAAGATCTGAAAATCGGGAGACCCGTCGTTCTTCTTCTTGTTGTTTGGGAACACAATGATCTTAACTTCATCAAAGTTATCCTTGATGTCCTTAAGTCGGAACTTACCAGTTAGATACTCAGAACCACTAGAGCCTTTGCGGCTCCAAAGTGCGCCAAGTTCGCGTCGAATTGAATTACTGTCAGTATTGTTAGTATTAGGAGTAGGCATAAGATATGCAAGTAAATACTACCTGTCCTGACAAAAAAAGTAAAGAGTTTTTACACGAAATCTTGCATTTCTTTGCTCTCTATTTTAGTCTTCAAGAACTCTAGTGCTTTTTTGTGTAAAGTGATTGCTGTTTGGTAAGTTACGCCTAGTTCTTTTGAAATATTCTTCCACTTACGAGAAGGCTTATCTCCATAGTATCTCAACATGATAATCTTCTCTAGTCGCTTGTCTTTCATTTGAGAAAGGAGATTAAAAATATATTCCTTTTTCTCTTCAAAATCATTAGTTTCTTGACTAAGATTTGCTACAAGATTCTTTTGGTTTTCATCGTCTATGGAAAGCGTCCACTTATGTTTAGTAATGTTTGTTAAGCATTTGTATTTAACGTGATTAGCAAGCCAAGTTGAGAATTTACTATTTTGAGTTTCGTCAAAATTAAGAGTACACTTGTAAATAATGTAATCTTTTTCATTAGCAAGATCTTCTGGGCTTACGCCTCTTTCTTGAAGAATCTTATTATACTTTTTAAATATATCAAAACAGAGAGGAGAGTGCCTATCTATCAGAGTCTTTAATGATTGGTTGCATTGATGAAGTTTTACCTTCGTTACAAGTTCGTTGTCAGTTGATTCTATCATGTGTGTAAAGCTTACCTTGTTTTATCAAGTTGTCAATACTTTTTTTGACGGAAATTTTCAAAGTTTGTTCGTCAGATCCATGCATCCAACGAAGCAAATAATCGCAATGTTCTCTAAGAGCGGGATCGTTTCTGCTTTCATCAGTGTTTGCAGGATTGCAAATTGAACCGTCTGAAAAATATTTTTCAACATAAATTAAAACTCCTTTATTTTCTTCCTTTATCCAGACAACTTCGTCTTTTGAATATTCGAAGTGTCTAATATCTGTTACACAAAAAATATCTGAAGGTTTAAAATTTTCAGATTTCTTGTACTCATCAATTTCAGACTGAAGCTTTTCTATCCAATACCTACCTTTAGTATTTTGACGCATTACTCTAGCGTGACTTACTAATAAATGTCTTACCTTGTTCTTATCCTCAGTTGAACAATTAAAAATGTCAACTCCGTATTTATATAAGATCAAAGAATATAAATCATTCTTTAACGAATCAGCAAGAGCAAATCTTATTACATTCACTCCAAACTCTTCTGAGCAAATCTGCTTTAGTAATCTATAGTAAGTATCCTTACCTACAGTTGCAGCACCAGCAATTCCTAGGAATAAGTTAGACATAGTAAAACATAGTATTCAGAAGAGATGTGTTTGTAAAGAGAACTGCCAGCTTTATGATTTTTCTTTGAGTTAAAATAGGAAAAGGCTGTCATCTCTAAAAATAATTATAGAGTTTTAAAATAATCAAGAGTTACCCATTTCAATCCTTCGCAACCTGCTTCTCAGGCTTTCGGCCCTCTCAAGAGAGCCTAGCTAATGACTAACTCTTTGTTTAAGTTCTTTGTCTTCACGGGTGGGATTTCTCTTAGGACGAACTGCCAGCTTTTTCTTTTGAGAAAAATGAGGTTTCAGCTTTTCAAAGTCTTCTCCTTGCGGAACGTCGCCTTTTCCCGAAATGGCGTTGGATTTCTTAGATCCAGTTGACTAGGGTCTTTTTACGGGCCTGATGTCTCTGATGCGTTCAAACTGGGATATCCCCAGTAGGCTATTCACCCAGACAAAGAACTAGCTCATCCTATTCAGGGTTTTTGGTTTTGTCAAAAATCTTTTCGCGCATCTCGTTGAAAATCACCAGAAGGTTCTTGATGTCCTTCTCGCTGACTGAAGCAGGGTTGCATCTTTCAGATTCATTTTCAATTAAAGTGCAGTAAGAATTAATAATTTCTGCGATTACGAAAGCAGTTTTAGGAGAGATTGTGATATTCTGTTCATAAGCATCGAACTTCTTAGAAAGAATCCAATAATTATTTTCATTAAAGACGGCTTTCTTTACGACTCCATTTTTCTCAAATTCCTCAAGGGCGCATAAAATGCAAGCTCTTTCAGATTCTGGTTGTTCAGAAATCTCAAGAATCTTTATAAAATTATTTTCACAAAAACTATCATTTTTAAAATACCATTGGTATAACTTAATTGAAGCATCAGCGATTGTCATAATCAATGATACAAGAATGCCAGAAAAAGGTCCAAATAAACTTGATCTTTTGTTTTGCTCCAGCGAGAATACTTTCCATGAGACTTTCTTGGCATGAGTACGGGTGCATGATGGCTCTTGCTGCTTCGTCTAGAAGTGAAGATCCGCACACCAAGGTTGGAGCTTGCATCTTAAATAAAGAGGGCAGAATAATTTCAACAGGATACAACGGTCTTAAAAAAGGCTTCCCTGTTAAAGACTGGATGAAGGAGGAGAAAAATCGTCCTAAGAAGCGCGAAATAATGCTCCATGCAGAAACCAACGCTTTGTCTTTGATAAGAAAAGGAGATGCAGATACTATATGTTTGACGATATCGCCTTGCTTCGCTTGCGCGAAGGATATAGTTTCTCATGAAATTCAAAGAGTATTTTATATTAAGGAATACGATCAATGTAATAAGTTCAAAGAAATATTTGAATATTACAAAATTTACTATAAGGAATTGAATCCCGAAAGTTTTTCTAAAATTAAATCTCATTTACAATTATGGATATAGAAACAATAGTCCCAGTTAAATTCGTTAAACTAAACAATCTAGCAATTGTCCCGTCTCGTCAAAAGACTGGAGATGCTGGTTACGATCTTTATGCAACTGAGAGCGTAAGGATCAAGCCAATGAGTCGCGCTTTGGTTAGCACTGGTCTTTCAATCGAAGTGCCTCAAGGGTATTATGCAAGAATTGCTCCTCGCAGCGGATTGGCAGTTAAGAATGGCATTGATGTCCTTGCTGGCGTTGTAGACTCTAGCTATCGTGGAGAAGTTAAAGTTGTATTAATGAATCTAAGTATTGATCTTGCAAGCATGATGGGGCTTACTCCAAACATTGCTGGTTCAAATTTTGATTTTAATATTAAAGCTGGAGATCGGATCGCTCAATTAATTATTGAAAAGTATCATGCTGTTGATTGGCAGCAGGTTGAATCTTTGTCTACAACCGAAAGAACGGGCGGATTTGGAAGTACAGGAGTGTAACTCTGTCACTGTGACAGCTAATTTTGTCTCAGAATGTCTCAAATAAGCAGTAAAAAGGCGGCTTTTAAAGTTGGCACAGTTTTTGCTAGAGGAAAAACTCTATGATATACTATATTCAATCAAGCAATGGTCAAACTCAAAAACTAGATCTTTACAATAAAGATTCATTCGTGCTAGACAAAATGAGCAACGAATATGTTTCTGAAATTGAAGTGCCGGGTTTCAGTAAAGAAGATTTAGATATTACAGTAAAGAGAGATGAGATTGGCGATTTAGTCACAGTTAAAGCCTCTAACGCGAAGAGGAAAGCTGAAGCTTCGCTATGGATTCCTTCCGCAGCGGACGCTTCTCTTTTGAAAGCTTCTGCTGAGAACGGACTGCTTACTTTGTCGGTTCCTGTTAAGGGAGCCTATCAGCCGAAGAAAGTTAAAGTAACCTAAGTTACTCTCCGCCTTCGGGCGGGGTTTTTATTTTATGAGTTATCTAAGTTCATCAATACCAGTTCAGATTGGATACCTTGACGTTTCCTTTCTTCATAATGCAAAACCTAGGACCATGAACGAATGGATTCCTGTTGAGATATTCTCTGTGGTTTCAATACCTAAGAGATGTTTAATGTTTAATGTGATGAGTGAGTTTGGCGCACAGTTCGCAAGGGTTCCAATTCACTACTTGTCCTTTGATGCCAACCCAACTACTGATTACGAATTACATTGGTTGCAATTGTGGGATAGTTTTAGTTACTATTTCACTATTCAGAGATTTGATTATTTAAAAAATGCTTCTGCTTATATACTTTTGAAAGATAAAAGTAAACACGTTGGCAAATATTGCTTCACGATTGATTGGTGTAATGGTGATGATTATAATTTAGGTTATTCTGAGATATCTGCTGGACATAAATGCGCTCACATCTTCTGGGGAGAAGGGGGACAAATGTTCGCTCAACCAAACAACAGAATAGTTTGGAGAGATTCAGGAGCATTTATTGGTTCCCCGCTTCCTCTAGAGGCAAAAAATTGGAAACCTTTCGGACATGAGTTCTCTTGCGAAGGGCTTGCTTATAAGTGGACTGCTGGCGATGAAGAACTTATGTATTATGAGTTCAAGAATGAGCCAGAGTTAGCCAAATAAACACGATAAAATAGAATGTGTAATATAAGATGTAATTGAATATGACTGCTGAAGAGAATGAAATTTTTAGAGAAGCTATTTTACTTCAGAAAAGCACCAATTGGTGGATTAATCAAACATCTAAGATTATCCAAAAAATAGACGATCTTGAAAAACAAGATTTCTCTTTAGAAAACGAAAGTGAATTAGAAGATCTTCGTCATAAGCTTGGCACTTTTTTGGCTCGTAAGAAAATAGAAGAAAAGAAAATTGAAGATCTTCTCATTAAGATCGACAAGGTAGAAAAAAAGGAAAAGGGAAAAAATGCCAAAACTAAAACGTGAAAAATTCTATATTGTAATTTCAAAGAAAAATAATTACACTTACGGAGCTTTCCCTCATACAAAAGAAGGAAAAGCCGCAGCAAAAAATTACATCCAAGAAAAATCAAATAAAAATTTGCAGTTAAAAATCAAAATTAAATAATATGCCAATACCAAATAAACGCAAAGGTGAAGACTCAAAAAAGTTCATGGGACGTTGTATGACCGACATTCCAAAGGACGAATATCCAAATCCAAAGCAACGTGTTGCGATTTGCCTGACTCAAGATAAGAAGAAGCCGAAGAAGTAATTCTTATTATGAAGTTAGTTATCTGCATCCCCGGAAATAACTTTTCCGGGTCTTTTTTTGATTCTTTTCTAGAATTTTATCATTGGTGTCTTCACAACAACATCAAGGTATTTCTTTCAAGAAAGGAATCTTGTAACATTTACTATGTAAGGAATATGTGCCTTGGCGGCAATGTCCAAGCTGGCAAGAGTCAAAAACCTTGGGGAGGGTCTTTTGATTATGATTATATGCTTTGGATAGATTCCGATATTGTTTTCAAGCCTCAAGACTTTATTAGGCTTCTTCAAATGGAGAAGGATATTGCTTCAGGTCTTTACTTAATGACTAATGGTTCAAGAGAGCCAAATCAATTTGCCACTGTGGTCGATTGGGACGAAAAGTTTTTTGAAAAAAATGGTTACTTTAAGTTCGTTCAGAGAGAAGATGTAGTGGGTAAAACGGAACCCTTTGTAGCTGACTACACTGGATTTGGTTTTATCTTAATTAAGAAAGGCGTTTTTGAGAGTTTGGATTATCCTTGGTTCCAGCCGATCTTTTTTAATATTGGCAACGCTCACGACTTCTGCATGGAAGACGTAGGCTTCTGCCTCAAAGCTAAAGAAAAAGGTCATAAAGTATGGATACATCCACAAGTAATAGTGAAGCACGAAAAGAAAATCCTTCTAAGTACATGAGGCAATTAAAAATTAGCCGCCTGACTTTGATGGAGAAATTTTTTAATACTGATTTAGAACTTTTAGTTGAGATATGGAAGGGAGAAACAGAGAACGAATATTTCTCTGTTGACTTCGCTTACAATTATTCTTCTTGTGCTGCAATGGGATCTATAAGCGAAAGAGAGTCTAACCTTGGCGCATATAAAGAAATTCTTTGGGCAAAAGATGAATTATTTGATATAATGGGTTTAGCTAAGTATCTTAAATGGGATACATCAAATACTGTAATCGAAGACTTATCTGAAAAGGTATGAACGCAAAACTAGAAAATTATCTTTGCAATCGTTTCTCCTCGTTCTTTGACTCTAAAGGACTTTCATTTGATTGCTCTGATGGGTGGTTTTTTATCTTAAATTGGATGTTTTTGCGAGTTGAAAACTCTCTCAATTACATAAACAAAGACAAGTCGCCAGAGGAGAAAGATTCTTTCATCGTTCTGCAAGTTAAAGAAAAATTTGGATCTCTTAGAGTTTACCACACTGGAACTGACAACGAAGAAATTTTTAATCATGTATCTGCGGCAGAATCTTTAAGCTGTTTCATTTGCGAGGAGAGTGGAGTTTTTAACGAAACTGTAGGAATCAATTCAAAAGGTTGGATTAAAACACTTTGCAAAGATCAAGCTGGATTTAATAGTGGTTGGATTAGTAATTATGATAATGATCTGCTTGCTATCCTAGAAGAAATAAAGGCTGAAAAATGACTGAAAGAGAAGCAAAAAATCAGTGTCTTATGATTAAGAAGACTTCTATTTGGCTGAAGAAGGAAATTGCAGCGACAATGAAACTTCTTGATGAAGCAAAGGATGATAAAGAAACTCTTCTTCATTTAAATAATCTTATCTGTTTGAAGAACAAGGCTGGGGCAGAGGTTGCCCGAATCGACAACTTGATCAAGCGCATGGAAGAAGAAGATTTCGAATTTTGACCTTGCTTTCCTCTTGCGAGCCGCTAGGATGGGGGCGTGATAAATTATGGACTTTGCTGCATTTCCCTTGTTTTGTCCGAAAAGGGCGAGAAATTTCAAACCCTGACGTACACCAGATTCAAAACCCTTGGCAGAGAAGAAGGCATGAAGGTTCTCTCCAAGAGAATCCTCAATAATTTCAACATCACTCTCAAAACGATAACTCATTGCAATGAAAATCAAATCGGAGCTTATCGACTTTCTAGCGAAATTACTCCTCTTCTTAGTCATCCTGATCTTAATTTTGATCTCACTGAACTTAACGATGCGGAAGAGATTTTTTCTATTATTGACAAGATTAAAAATCAGATCAAGACATCGGGCATCAGAATCTCCGCTCACCCCCCAGAGTTTGTAAGCTTCACCAGTCAGAAAGAAGAAGTCATTAACAACTCAATCAGAGATCTAAATGAACACGCTCTCTTGTTTGATCTGTTTGACTGCCCAAAAGATTACCGCTCTCCTCTCAACATTCATATTAGACAAGATGGCGACCCAGAAGAACTTTCTCAGAAGTTTATTTCAGTTTACAATCGTCTCAATCCTAGTGTAAAAGATAGATTGGTGCTTGAGGTCAATGACAACAAGAATGGCACTTGGTCAATCAAGAATCTTATAAAATACTTTTATGAGCGACATGGGATTCCAATTACTTTCGATTCTTTGCATCAGTCTCTTTTGCATGGCGATCAATCTGATGAGGAGGCGTTTAATGATGCTTATCGCACTTGGCCCACTAAACCTTTATTTCATTATTCTGAAGGCATAGATGGCACTCGCAAACATGCCGACATGCCAATAAATCATCCAAAAAACTTTGGACAGTCTGTTGACTTTGACATAGAATTGAAGAGTAAAGATTTAGCGATCTTTAAATTAAAAGAAATTGCCGGGATAGTTTAATGGTAGAACTTCAGTTTTGTAAACTGAGTGCGAAGGTTCGATTCCTTCTCTCGGCTCCACTCCTTCTCAAGGCTCCATTTTGAGTGTAAAATATAATATGACAGTAATTAAAACTCAATGTGAGTATTGCAAAATTGACTTTAACAAAAGTATTTGCGAATACAATAATTCTTTAAAATTAAATCTTAAGCATTTTTGTTCTCTTTCTTGTTCTGCTAAATATGGTAGCGTTTTAAAAAAACAAAAGTTCGAATTAACGAAACAAGAATACTATAAAAATCCAAAAAAATGTAAAATTTGCGACAAAGCGATTGATTATCTTCTTAGGAACACAAATAAATTTTGCGGATCTTCTTGCTCTGCTAAATTTAATAATTCAAGTAGAGCTATTAAAAAAACCTGTTTACAATGTGGAGAGGCGACAAGTAATAAAAAATTTTGCAGCATCAAATGTTTCTTCAGCGACAATAAAAATAAAGTAAACGATTTTATTGAAAGCGGCAAAAAAGTAGCTAACGATACTTTTAAAAGATATCTTATAGAAAAAAATGGACACAAATGCCAAATGTGCAATACAATTGAATGGGGAGGAAAACCAATCCTTCTAATATTAGACCATGTAAATGGCAATTCTGAAGATTGTTCTCTTGGCAACTTGAGACTAATATGTAGCAACTGTGATACTTTAACTCCCACTTACAAAGGAAGGAACAAAGGAAAAGGGCGGTTTTCCAGAATGAAAAGGTACAAAGATGGGAAAAGCTTTTAAATGAATTTAAAAAACTATTACATATTTTTAGATGATATAAGATATCCAGAAGATGTCACATGGGTACAAATTCCAAAATACGAATGGACAATTGCCCGTGATTTTTTTCAGTTTCGGGATATAATAAAGATAAAGGGCGTTCCTGCTTTTATCTGTTATGATCATGATCTTGGGGCGCAGCACTATCGTGATCTTAAAACCATCCTAGAAACTAATAAAATTGACTACTCTAAATATAAAGAAAAGACTGGCTACGATTGTGCTAAGTATTTGGTTGAGGTTTGTCAAGATCAAGGCGTACCTCACCCAGAATACGAAGTCCACTCAATGAATCCTGTGGGTGCAGAAAACATTAAAAAATACATAGACAATTACAATGCATCAATTAGAATTTGATTTTAGATCTCCAGAAGAGGTCGCTAGACAGAGAAAAATCGCAGAAGAAAACGAAAAGGTTTTTGACGAGATGTTCTCTGATGATGGATATGTTTACAATAAGTATGTAGACTTTTTGCTTGATCTCGTTCCCTTCAGACTGGCATGGAAAGCCAGATACTGGCCGGGAAATATTAGGTGGTGGATAAAATGCAAATACCAGAAGATTCGCTATGGGGTTTCTGATGATGACGTTTATTCTTTAGGCTATAATATAGCTGTTTTTGTTTTGCCTCGCCTTAAGTATTTTAAGGAGAAAGGAAAAACTGGAATCCCTGTTTGTTTCTTGCCAAACAATTTTCATCTCCTTGAGGGCGACGAGCAGACAGCCGCTGAAGAAAAAGGCATCAAAGAAATGGAAGCTGCTCTTGATGAAATGATTTTTGCTTTTGAGTATATTATTGATGGAGATAAAATGTGCGAATTGCCAGAGAGCCTTTCTTTTAAAGGCAAGGATTTCGACTTCAACTCCGAAAAGAGTATAGAAGAAAAAGAAGATTGGAAGCGGTATATGGAAAAAGCTAACAAACTTAACGAAAGAAAAGAAAACGGTCTTATGCTTTTTGCTAAATATTACGACACTCTTTGGATATGAAATTTACTAATGAACAGCGTGAACTAATCAAAGAAACGCGCAGAAAAATAAATAAACTAAAAGACGAGCAGCATATTTTGTATAGTAATTTACTTTCTCAATTAGATATGTCTGAAAGGGCAGAGGATTGGATATTTGATTATGTTTATAACAATTATGGGACGATAAAGAAAATAGAATCTTTTCTTAAGTAATATGTCAAAACTGCATTTTGTGCCCAAAGGCTGGGGATATGAGAAGTGGATCGTTAACAATGACAAGTATTGCGGCAAAATTCTTTTCGTTGTTAAAGATCGCAAGTGTAGTCTTCATTATCATAAGATAAAAGATGAAACATTCTACGTTCAAAGCGGAAAAATTGTCTTGCATTATGGCATGGACGAAAAAACTGCAAGAAGTCACTGGATTACCTTGTCTAGAGGTGATAGTTTTCATATCCCAGTAGGGATGATCCACCAATTCTCTGCTCTTAAAGATAGCGAAATTATTGAAATTAGCACTCAGCACTTCGATGAAGACAGCTACAGAATTGAAAAAGGAGACTAAAGTGTCGCAAAATAAAAAACTATTGAACGAACTGGCAAAAAATATTCGCAGTATTGATGCCAGCGAACAACCAAACCGCATAGTTAAGAATATTGATAAGATTATTCAAGACTATTATACTAAATTCTACGACATGGTTGATGGTAGAAAGCAGATAACTCAACAAAAGAATGGACACTGCTGCTAAGGTTTCAACCCCTTGCATCAGACTTTGTAAATTAAAAGATGGTTTCTGTACAGGTTGCAACAGGTCTTGGCAGCAAATCGCTGATTGGACTCAGTATTCTGAGAAAACAAGACTTGAAATAATGGAATCTCTGTTATCAAACGAACAAAATGAACGGAAAAGGAAGCAATCCTAGAAATTGTTTTAGTAAACAGTTCAAATCTAACTATGATGAGATTAACTGGAATAAACCAGTTAACAATGAACAGACCAGTAAACATCATGGAACTCAAAGAAAAAGACTTAAAAAAATACCACCAACCCAAAGTGGGGGATAATTTCCAAGCAGGAGACTTACTTCATTTGATTGACGACGAATATGTTGTCGTTTCAAAAGATAATATCCTGATGAAGCAGACTATCAGCAAGTATAACAAAGTATATAGAAAAAATGGAAAAAGATAAGGACGGTTATCTCTTGGTTCCCAAAGAATTCACTCACAAAGGTTACCAGTTCAAGTTCATAAAAAAGCTTGAAGGCGGCTGGATGATCTACGAAAAGACAAAAGAGTCTACTAAAACTAAAAAATATGAATTGGTTAAGCCTAAGAGACAAGATCAATTCGTGTTTCATGGCAAAACTATTGAAGCCAAGTGGGTTTATCCTAATGATAATGCTTTCGGCAGGATTGGCTTTGATTGCCTTTCTCTTGATATTGCCATCAATAGGCATAAAGAAATCTTGGCTAATAAGCAAGAACAAGTTGAAAACACTCAAGCTGAATTAAAGATTCCAAAAGGAGAGTTTACCATGAAAGATCTCCTCGTTACAAATAAGATTCCATACCCAAAACTATATCTTAAAATTAAAGAAATGGTTCTTGGAAACACTATTAAGAAAGTCGGGGAAAGAAAAAATATCAGAGGTAAGCCTAGTGATGTTTTTAAATTGGTGTAATAAATAGTCTATGGATGAACTTTTAGGAGCAGTAAAACTAATCGCTGGAAACTTTTGCCCTCATGACTATATGTATTGTGATGGGCAAATTTTACAAATCTCGCAATACCAAGCCTTGTATGCGCTAATAGGAAATCAATATGGAGGAGATAAGATTCATACTTTTGCTCTTCCTAATTTAAATAAAACTCCAGTCATTCAAGGAACTACTTTGAAGTATATAATTTGTACTCAAGGGATATTTCCTTCAAGACCAGATTAAAAAACACTCAAGCCGCCGAAAGGCGGCTTTTTAGTGTAATAAAGTGTATATGTACGATCTAACTCCAAATCTTCCCCATGTATCATCGAATTATATTTATGATACACTTTTGGAAAAATGGCGACCAATATTAGACTCTGATTTTGGTGGCGGCGTTGGCGGTAAAGACGCTTTTGGTAGACTTAGGATCTCTAATCCTGAGATGATCTTCAACAGTAAACAAATATTCGATAACCAACCTCTTTATTGGGACGACATTCAAGAGAGCGGGTCTGGAACTTCCTCAGTCCATTCTGTAAATACCGCTTCTTCTACTCTTTCAGTATCTGCTACTACCGCTGGCAAAAGGACTCGTCAGACTTTTATGAGGTTTAATTATCAACCTTCTAAGAGTCAATTAATATTCATAACAGGAATACTTAAAGCATCTGGCGGCGGGGCAGGAATTATTACCAGAATGGGATATTTTGATGATGATAATGGATTATTTTTAGAATGCAATGCTGGAATTATTAATTTAGTAAGGAGAACAAAAACTTCTGGTTCAGCGCAAGACAACACAATTCCTCAATCTTCTTGGAATCTTGACAAAATGGATGGCACAGGATCAAGTAGGATTTCTTTAGATTTTACAAAAACTCAAATTTTCATGATGGACTTTGAATGGCTTGGAGTTGGAAGAGTTAGATTTGGATTTAATGTTGAAGGAACTACTTATTATGTCCATGAGCTTTCTGCTGCGAACAGCTTAACGACAGTTTACATGTCTACTCCTAACCTACCTTTGCGATATCAAATAATTAATGACGGGACAGGGATAGTTTCTTCAATTAATTGTATTTGTTCTGCGGTAATTAGCGAAGGAGGCAGAGAAGAAGTCGCTACAAATTCTTATATTTCAACAGGAGGTACATCTGTCCAAGCTACTAAAAACGTTACAAATGCAGTATTAGCGACAAGATTAAAGACAGGATTTTTAGGAGCTACAATTGATATCTTAGACCTTAGTTTGCTCACTACTAGCAATGATAATTATGAATGGCAATTATATTTAAATCCCTCTGGGATAAATGGATTAACATTCACTGGCGTTACTAATTCTGCATTAGAATACAGTGTTGCAGCAAATGGAACTCTTATTTCTGGAGGATTTAGTATCGCTGGTGGGTATGCTCAAGCAAAAACAAGCATCCAAGCTGATTCTTTAAAGTCTTTAATGAAATTAGGATGTTCCATTACGGGTAAAAGAGATGTCCTTGTTCTGTCTTGCTTGCCTTTAGGTTCTTCTGATTCTGTGGTATATGGTGCTATCAATTATAGGGAATTTAATTAATTAAGCTGTTTTAATTATATTGTGTAATAATAGGCATGAAGAAACTTCTGTTCCTGCCTTTCGTCCTGTTAATACTAACTGGATGCTTCTCTACAATTAAACCTTCTAAACAGATAGACGACAATCAAAAGGTCATTGCTAAAGAAGAGAAGAAAGTAGATAATACTCTAGTTGAAATGGAGAAAAACGACAAAGGCAAGAGGATTCAAACCTCTGGTCTTTCTGTCGGAATTCAGCATTCTCTCAATCAGATAACTAATGCCCCCGTTCAAGTAGATACTGCCAGAAAGTTAAATGAAAGAGTAATCTCTATTGTTGGTTCTCCTCATATTGATGAAATGAAGAGAATAAAGGCTACAGTTGATCTTTTAAACTCTGCTTTAGTTGAAGAGCGCAAAAAAGGAGAAGAACTTTTAGCTCAACGCGACGACATAATTAATAAATTACAGAAAGAAAAGTCAGAGCTAAATCAAAAATACGATGATCAACTTTGGCAACTAACTGACAAAGCCAAAGAAGTCGCCAAAGAAGCAGATCAAAATAAAGCAGTGTTAGATTCAATGAGCGGAATGTTTGGTCTTAATGCTGTATTTTGGGGGTTAAAGAAGTTTGTTATTAGCACATTAACTACAATTATTATATTTGTAGTTGTTTTCGTTATCCTCCGTCTTCTTGCAACTGTTCACCCTGCTGCCGCTGCTGCATTTTCAATCTTTAATATGTTGGGGTCAGCATTGATTTCTGTATTAAAAGCTTTAACTCCTAAAGCTTTTGAAATGTCTAATTTCACTTCAAAAGACAAAGTAGAAGAATTTAAAGCCCCACTTGTTAAGATTGTTGACGTTATACAAGATCTTAAAGAAAGACAAAAAGAATTTCCAGATAGAGTTTATCCAATAACAGAAGCACTAAAAAGATTCGATAAAGAAATGGATAGAGATGAAAAAGACCTAATAGACGAAATTCTAAAAGAACAAAAGTGGATTAAATAAAAACTAAAATGAACGAAATATTCTCAAATATAAAGAAATATTTATTAGTTATCCTTTTACCAACTGCGCTTTTAGTTATTCTTTCAATATCTTGTTTAAAAGATATAGAAAAAGCATTTGTTAGATTTAGATTTGGTAGAGATATAACTCTCTACCTTAGAAAGTCTACAGACCATTTAACATATCTTGGTGCTGCATATACGGCTACTGGTGATAAAAAGTTTATAGAGCAATTCAACGGTCATCTGAAAGAAAGAGAAAAGTATTTTAATAATGAAGTTTTTATTTCCAAAATACTTACTCAAGAGGAATTAAAAGAGTTTCGAGTTTGCTTGGATATAAGCAATGAATTAGCAAAAGATGTAGAAGGACCAGCTTTTGAAAAAATGGACAGCAAAGCGTTCTTTAGTGAAAAATATTTAGATTACAAAAAGAGAATATACGAGAGCAAAGATAAATTTAGAACCTTGATTAATGATAGCTCAGAAACGAAAATCAAAGAAGAAACGCAATTATTAAATATATACTTATATAGTTTGTGTTTAATTATTATTGCGTTAGTGTATTTAATTAAACATGATAACCATCCCGTCGCCCAAAAGAAACCTATAAAGAAAAAGAAAAAGTAATATGGAACAGTTGCAAAAGATGGGAATTCAATTAGGTTTCTTGATTAGCGGTTTGTTTGGGGCTATTTTGATGGCTACAAAAAATGAAAAAACCGATGTAAAATCTGTAGTCTTGTCTCTTGTTGGCGGAATGTCTGCCGCAAACTTCTTGACTCCTGTTCTGGTTGATGCTCTAAATATCGCTAATGTCAAGCACCAAAATGGCGTTGCTTTTATTGCTGGATTTTTAGGTTTAAAGCTTGTAGAGTTAATAAGTGAAAAATTCTTAGAAAAAATTAACGGATCTTCAAAAGGAAAAATTAAGAAAAGAAAACCAAGAAAAAGTTGACAACCATCAAGTTTGCCCGATAATATTCCAAATATATGGACAATTCATTAAAACTCGTTCAACAGCTTATAGAAGCTAGTTATGAGAAAGATCGCCAAGATAAACTCGCTGATAATTCTAAAATTGGAGAATCTTTCTTTACTCATTACTTGAAGGTTCTTAAGAATTGCATGGAAGAAGAGTATGCAAAAATCAAAGAGCAAAAAAATTAACAATGAATATTCCCGAGCTTGGGACGATCTATACAAGGATCTGCCCAAGTGGAAGAAAGACATCATTGACATGGCAAAAGAATCTAAGAAAGAAGATTCGTTTTACGTCGAGTTCATAAAAGAAGTTATTAGAAAAGCCGAAAAGTAATCTCTTGTGAAAAAATCTCATTTAGAAAAGTGCGTAAGTCTTACAAAAGCTTTGCGAGAGACAGACTCTAAACTGAGGTGCCAACACTTTTCATTTATCTTTCACAAGAACAGAATAATTACTATTGGCAAAAATTCTAATAAGAGCAATCCAACCAATCAAAAGAACCCCAAGACCGGCTTAAATGGTGAATTAGTAAAGGATAAATATACCTGCTCTGAGCTTAACGCTTTTATCAAATTTAAAAACCTTACTAATATTGACTTTACTAAAACCAATCTTGTCACCACTAGGATTGATAGAAACGGCAAGATCAGAAACTCTAAACCTTGCACTTCCTGCCAGAATTTGATTAAATTTCTGAATCCGAAGAAAATATTTTACTCCGTTGATTCAAACGGAGACAATAAATTTGAAGAATATGTTCAACCTTGATAATCTAACCTGTCTAAAATTAAATAAAAATTGGATGGGTATCGGGACTGAAGGCATTGAAACTGCCATCAGTAAGGTATTCAAAGGTTCATATCTTGCTATGGATGTTAATTATCCTTTAGTGGATGGAGAATATGATTTTGAAAACCCAGACTACAGACCAGTTTCATGGGAAATTTGGGAGACTTTGCCAGTGCGCCATTTTGATTATTCGATCTCCTCTCCTTATCAGACGTTTCGCATTCCAACGGTCGTCATCAGTAAAAACTTCTCAAAGATTCCAATCTACCATACTAAATTAACTAAAAAGGCTATCCTTGAAAGAGACAACTGGACCTGTCAATACACAGGTCGAAGATTGTCGAAGGAAGAAGCAAATATAGATCACCTGATCCCTGTCTCAAAGAATGGCAAGAACACTTGGGAAAACATGGTAGCTTGCGATAAAAGAATTAATAGTTTAAAATCTAATAAAACTCTTGAAGAATTTGGGATTCCTTTAATTAAAAAGCCAAAGAAACCCAATTCTCATCCTTTTATCATTAATATAGAGAGTAAGCACAGAGACTGGCAGTGGTTTCTTTACTAATATGTTACAAAAGATTCAGCAATCAATCCAAGAAGCTCAAGGCAGAGGGTACAAGTTGGGCGAGCATTTTAATGCCGTGATCATTCCTTCTAATCTTCTTGACGAATTTGAGAAAGAATTAAACTCTCATTTGAGTACATCAACTACTGAATCGAAGAATATGGTTTTTGGTTTGGAGGTGCTGGTCTGCGGGAAAAACGAGCAGATCAGATTCGGAAAGATTTTCTAAACTCCCCTCTTGACCTTTTCAAAAGCTTAGTTTAGCCTGTCTGCCGATGAGTGAACTCTTGAAGACCAGAGGCCGTCCTACGGGAGGCAAAAACCTTGTATTCGTTAGCATTTCGCAGCTTCGTGAGAAGATGACCGATGCAGCGAGAATTCCAGTCAGCATCAAGTTCGCCAAACAGGTGAACCTAGTCGATGATGGCGAAAGCATCCCTCAAACCCCAACCCCTTCCAATCAGGTAGCTCCTGCGAAGGAAGAAAAGCCAGTCGTTTCTTTTTCAGTTTCGGAAGAATTTTAATATGAACAATCGCTTTGATACAATCATTGGTCAGGATGCAGTTAAGAATAAGTTAGATTTTTATCTTGATATTTACGAGAAGAGTCAAATCTCTCCTAATTTTCTTTTTGTCGCCCCGCGAGGATCTGGCAAGACTACAATTGCAAAGCAGTATGCTAGAAATCTTATTAAAGCAGATAAATCTAAGTGCAAGCCACTTATTGAGATTAACTGTGCAACTATCGGTTCATCCGAGAGTTTCTTTAATGATGTCTATGTTCCTGCGATAGCCAATAAAGAAGTCACTGTGCTTTTTGATGAAGCCAGCGAATTGCCCAAAAGCCTTCAGATTAATTTCTTGAGTCTTTTTAATCCTAATCCTGCTAATAGAAACACTCTTAATCTTCCAGATTATTCTGTTGATTTTGATTTTGCTGTTCAGAGCTTCTTGTTCTGCACAACTGAGCCTCAGTTGATTTTTCATGCTCTTCTTGATCGCCTTGAGAGAGTTGAGCTTCAAGAGTATTCTCACGGTGATCTTTCTCAGATAATTAAGAAGAGTGTGAATTGTGAATTTGATGAAGAATCTCTTTATGACATTTCTTCTTGTTTGAGGGGCAACGCTCGACAGGCTCAAGTCATGGCTAACAAGATTGACTCTTATTTAAAAACAAAGCAAGAGAGGATCTTTACTAGTGATGACTGGCAGCTTCTAAAAGACAAGCTTAGTATCTTACCTCTGGGACTCAATCAAATTGAATTGAGAATCCTGCAAACTTTAAAGAGCAAACCAGAAATGACTCTCACTAATCTTTCTGCGATTATTGGAATGACTCGTTCCAGCTTGCAAAAGGATTTTGAAACTTGGTTATTGAGAAATAATCTGATACAAATTGCAGAAAAGGGTAGAATGCTTACAGGTAAAGGTCAAGAGTACCTGAAGCGTTATGAAGAAAAAGAAGAAGAATCAAATCAACCTTTTTGACTTTTGTAAAGTATTAGATACTGATTACGCTGAATATGGGGGGAAAATAACAAGAGCGGATGGCAATTATCGCTATCTTGATTGTAGTGCTGGCTGCAAGCATTTTATTCCTTTGTATGATAAAGCGAACAGAGATTTGAATTTAGACTATGGAGTCTGCACTAATCTTCGCAGCAAGAGGTGTGGACTCCTTACTTTTGAGCATCAAGCAGGATTTGGTTGTTTTGAAATTGAAGGGTACGAATAAATTTTTGACAAATCTTGATGGCTTGCGTAAAATAAGGTGTTATGAAAAGAATTCTAACATTATTGTCGTTGGTCGTCTCACTATTCGCAACTAAGGCTTTAGCCGAAAACGTAAAGGCGAGTACAGAGGCTGGCTATATGTCTCACTACATCGTAAACGGCGTTGCTCGTACTGAAGCGCAAGCTTTTGGTGCAGTAAATATTGGCGCAACTTATTTTGGAGTTGATGCCTATCTTGGAGGAACGATTATTCCCGTTTCTTCCGCTCTAGACGAGTCTCACTGGACTGCTGGCGTAGGAAAGGGATTTAAGATTGTAGAAGGCGTAACGGTTCGCCTAGACGGTCAGGCATTTCGCCACTTGACTGCGATTCCCGGTGCGCCAAATTCAACGGAGGTAGCAGGTATTCTTGCTCTTGAGAATATCGTCGCAACTCCTTATGTTAAGGGTACTCATGATCTAGATCTTGATCAGACTGGTTATGTTGTTGGCTTGAAGCGTCCTACTGATGTATTTGGTTGGTTTACTATCACTCCTCTCGTTGAGTATGGCAAGTTCACTGATTATGATTTCAAGACGGCGAAGCTAACTGTTTCAAAGCTCCTATTTAATCATCTTGAGCCTTTTGCTGAAGTTGGCTATTATGATAACAACTTCGGTGTAAGCAAGTATAATTTTGCAATCAAGGAGTTGAATGATTCTGTGGTTGCAGTTGGTGGACTTAGGTGGAACTTCTAAAATGGGGATAAAGGTTTGCGGTGATCCTTAAAACCGCTTTATTGGGATATTAGTTTATTGGTAAAACGCCTTCCTTCCAAGTAGGAGTAGTCAGTTCAATTCTGTCATATCCCTCCATTTTTTTCAATGATACTCTCTATAATATTTAAATATTTTTCGCACTTATCAGGTTTAAAATACTTCATACTAGAAACGTCTATAATACATAATTCGATATTTCGTTCCAAACAAGCTTGAAATTTGCGATTATCATTATTTTGTATTTGTTTTAATTTATCTTCGCCATAAATTGGTTCGTAGTGGAAAACTCCATTAAGCTCAAAAGCTAGGCTAATAGCAGGAATATAAATATCTAACTCAGAATTAATTGCATCTTTTCTATTAAAATGAAACTCTAAATTAGGATATTTAGGTGGCAAAATTTGTTCCAAATATATTTCAAATTTAGATCTTCTGTATCCGCGAATTTTATGAGTATTGTTATAGTAAACCGCGCAAGATCTGGAGCAATACGAATTGGGACATTTTTTTAATTGATTAACTGTTTTAAAAAAAATTTTATTACAATTTTTACACTTTACTTCTTGTTTTGTAATTTTATTGTTATTAGAGCATTTTATCGAACAAAATTTAGCTTTTCGAAATTTATCTCCTTTTAAACTCATTTGTATTGCGTTTTTAGTAGCTTTGAATGGATTGCCACAAAACTCACACTGCAAATCTAGTAATTCTTTAGTTTTAGCTTTATCAAAATTTTCTTTTGAAAATAATTGTATCATATAGTCCCTTACTAATATAATACACATAGAAAAAGAGTTTTCCATTCCCATTAACTGATTAAATTTTTATGATACAAAAAATAAACGCCTTCTTATTTCGAGGCAAGATAGACGAAATAAACTCTAGAATTTGCGTCTGCCTTCGAAAAGATGGCGCATGGGATGAAAGCTCTACGTTTTACATCTCTGGTGAATTTAAAGATGCCGAAGATTATTTGAGTGATAAGCATTTTAATGTAATGTTTGCAAATTATATTGAAGATGCCGAAGGAAATTTTACGATAGAGCAATTTAATCCCTTGACTTTGGAGGATGAATCCCAGACAGTAGAGGGACTTTACCTTCAGAAGAAGTTTTTCTCGACGGTTGAAGACGGTTATCAGAAACTATTAAATACTAACAATTAATATGGCGCACTTAATCAAAGTTCACGCACTTGACCTGAATCACGATAATGGAAAGGATTATATTCCTATTCTTATTAATTTAGATGATGTAACGTCTATAGAGCCAAGCAAAGTCCACACTATCATTTATACTAATAATGGCAGTGCTGGCGGCATCAAAGTCAAAGAAAGCCTCGACCAGATCCTCAACTTGTCGAAGAAATAAATTTTCGAAAAATCCCTTGCGCTCCGCTTTGGCCTCGCCTAAAGTGTCCCTGTCGGTAGGAACTCAACACTTGTAAATCATGCAAATTGCTCCGAAAAACGAGAATTCTGTGCTGCTGTCGGACAACTTCAAGTCCGTATCTTTCGGCATCAAGCAGGATGGGCTTGCCCATATCTTTGGCGTTCTCCGCAACCAACTGTACTCTGACAAGATCCTTGCGGTCATCAGAGAATATTCCGCCAATGCCTTGGACGCAAACGTCGAGGCTGGCAGCGACAAGCCCATAGTCGTCACCGCTCCCAACCCTCTTGATCCAGTCTTCAAGGTAAGAGACTACGGCTCCGGTCTCAATGAAGATGAGATTCGTGACATTTACTCCAACTATGGAGAATCTACCAAGAGAAACTCTAATAAGTTAATTGGTCAGCTTGGGCTTGGTTCCAAGTCAGCTTTTGCTTATGGCGACAACTTCCTTATCAATTCTTTTGTGAATGGTAAGAAGGTCACCTACAATGCTTACATTGATCCTACTCAGATTGGCATGATTGCTAAGATGTATGAGGAGGATACTTGTGAGCCGAATGGAGTTGAGATTTGCGTCCCTGTCAAGTCTAAAGACATCTCCTCTTTTCATTCAAAGATAAAGGAGTTCTTTAAGTATTGGAATCCGATCCCTGATGTTAGGGGCATCGAAGGTTTCCCCGCTGAAAACCCTGCTCCTGTTATTGAGGGTTCTAATTGGAAGTATTTTGTTAATAATAAAGGCATCACTTCTTCTCCTGTTATTGTGATGGGAAACGTTGCTTATCCTCTCGTTCCTAATGAGGTATCTCAGGAGTTTGTTGAAGCTTGCAATCAAAAGACTTTTTACGCTCCGATGTTGAGTGGGTTTGTCTTTTATACTGATATTGGAACCCTTGAAGTCTCTGCTTCCAGAGAAGATCTTCAGTATACTGATTACACCAAGAAGAATATTGGCAAGATCTTTAAAGCTTTCAATGATGAACTTGTTTCAAGAGTCAATGATAAGATAAATTGTGCCAGCAACCTGCTTGAAGCCAAGAGAGTCTATAAAGATTTCTTTGGAGATCTTTTTGGTTGTTATAGTGCGCTGAGTTTTCTTTCTAAAGAGTGTAATTGGAATGGGCATGAAGTAGACTCTCCTATTGTTGAATTTATCTTTTCTAAAGATGAATGCCTTGCTGATGGAAAAGAAGCTGCTTCTATTAACTGCTATGGATCAACTCGTCGCTCTAGGAAATCGGTAAACTTTTATTTATCCAACCGTCTTTCGTCAGAGAAAGAAACATTAAATGTTATTGATGACTGCGATGGAAAGAATCTCTTAAAGAGAATGCGTCATACCATCATAGACAAAAAGACTTATAAGGAAATTAATGTAATAAAAGTTCGTGACCAAGCTCTTTGGGAGAAAGCTCTCAAGACTAGAGGTATGGAGAATTATCCTTTCGCCAAACTTTCTGAGCTTGAATATCCAGCCAATATTAGTGAAAAAGTCTCAAATCTATATTCTGGCTCTAAACAGAAGAACGAAAAGCATACCAAAAAAGCTTTTGTCCTGAACACTTCTATGACTAGTTATTCTCCAACTGCTTCAGACTACTGGGATGCGGCAGTTGTTGACATTAAAAACGATTCAGGCGTTTGGATTCAAATCGATAGGTTTAAATACGAAGACCAGTCGCTTAATTATTTTAATAAAAATCTATCTTCTTTTGTGTCTGCCTTGGGAATTACGAACTCTACGCCCAAGATCTACGGCTTCAAAGAAGTTCCAAAAGGTCTAGAAAAGAATGCTAATTTTGTAGAAGTCAAGAAGTGGGTTGTAGAAACCTCATTTAAGAAATTAGAAAATGACGGCGCAATCAATGAATTCAACTGCTTCTTAAAACTATCTAACTTTGAGCTTCCTTACTCTTATGTTTCATTGATGAAGTTTATGAAGTCTATTGAGCATCAAATTCCTGATGATTCAAAAGATTTAAAAAATCTTATCAAAGATTATGAAGAGGTAAGCAACATAATGAAGAATACATCATTTGCTCAATTGAAGTCTGGTCTTGTTTATTTCAATTGTTATCAAACTTTCTTAGAAAAGCTTTCTTCACAAGAGATTCATCCCTTTATTAAGAATATGGAGTCTTTTCTGGAAAGGAATCCTATGCTGAATTATGTAAATGATTCTTACTTTGGTTATATGAGAAAGCCTGAATTCGAAAAGAGCATCCTGTCCTACGTCAAGTAAAATTAATAATATGAACATCCCATACATCATAACAAACAACTCAATTACCGTTGTTGTCAATGGTAAAAGTTATACGCTGAACGACGGGCACCCTAATTATGCCGCCGTCAGACAAGCGGTCGTTGACCGTAAGTTCGATAAGATTGCAACTCTTGTCGATATCCCTGAAGCAGTGCGCCGATATACTTATGGTAGCATTGAAGTTGAAAATGGTGCGATTAAGTACGCTGGTCAACCAGTTCACAACTATGTCTGCGAAAAAATCTTTTCTTTTATGAAGGAAGGATTGCCTTTTGAGCCACTGGTTGCGTTCTTAGACAAGCTTATGAAAAACCCTTCTAGAAGGGCAGTGAATGAGTTGTATTCATTCCTTGAGCATAAGGCTATGCCTATTACCCCTAATGGTAATTTCTTAGCTTATAAGTCAATCTCTCTTGATTGGAAAGATCACTATACTGGCACTTTTGATAACAGTGTTGGTAATACTCTTGAGATGGCTCGCAATTCTGTTTGCGATGATGCTGAAGTTGGTTGCTCTTCTGGATTCCATGCTGGATCTTTGCAGTACGCTTCAACTTTTGGAGGAAGCAGCAAGCTTGTAATTGTTGAAATCGACCCCTCTGACGTAGTTAGTATTCCAAAGGATTCTAATTGCCAGAAGCTCCGTACCTGCAAGTACAAGGTTATTGCAGAATACACTCAGAAGCTTCCTGACAATTATACTGAACAGTATAGCCCAAAAGAAGAGTTTGATAATTATACTGATCCTTGCTACTGTGATCAGTGTCCCGCAGAAGATGAAAATGAAGACGACTCTGTGCCGATGTCTTTTCATAATGTCAGAGACGAACTGGGACGCTTTACTAAGAAAGTGAAAGTATCTTAATGGTTATAGCAGTTTTGCTGCTAATAATGTTCTTAGGATACGTCTCTCAAAGAGAAAAACTGAAGTGAATAAAGGTAGTGGGGCGAAAATCCTGCTACCTTTTTTCTTTTTTAAGATACAATAAGTTGTGGAATCTGTTAATTATAAAAATGTACTATGCATTGGCCCCTCTGGCAATTCGGGGAGAGCAATTGCTTGCAAGAGCTTTATCTATAATTTACTAATTCAAAAGATAAACGTCTCATGGAAGCCTATTAAAATTGACGGCACCACGGAAGGTGATTCCGAGCTAGATTCCAAAGTAGTTAGAGTTAAAAATGCATTGCTTAAATACTCAGAGGTTGTTTTATGCTCTCATCCAAAGAACTGGAATGCCTTAATAGATTCTAATAAAATACAAGAAGATAAAAAAATTATAGGCAAATTTTCATCTGACATAGACGAGATTAGTAATGAGAATGTATCTTTTATAAATCAAAGCAAGGTACATATCTTATCTGTTTTAAATGAAGAAGTCTACGATACGCTAAAAGGTAAGATAACAAAACCAATAATTATTGAAAAATTGTCCTATGTAGTAGACAAGAGAAGCGTAGACTACAAGGCTTTTGACAATAACGAGATAATGCTTGGCGATGGATGGTATGAGGTGGAAATGTTTGATAACAAGATGTTTCGATGGACCAAGCCTTGTTTTTCTATTTTATTTAATAAAGAGA